CTGCGAAATCAGACGTCAACGACTCGGTACTGTTCATTCCGCGGAACAAAATCGTTCCTCTTGGAATGATGGTTGTTTCGTAGAGGGCTGTTTCAGCAGTAAGTTTCAACTCTGCATTGAAGTACACATCGAGTATTGCGATAAGATTGACTAGCAATGTAGTTGGCGTCGCCGCATCCTCTTTGACGGACACTTTGCCAACGATCTTACCGTCACTCGGCGCGATTTTAATTGTTGCGGTGTCCCTGCTGATTGTGAAATTATCATCAGTATCTGACGATACTTCCCATTCACTTTCTAACTGCCGAGTGATGCGTTCGAACAACCCTGTGCTGTTAAAGCGACCGTTAGTGACGAGCACGTTTTTTAAGTCAGGAACCTCAAATGTATTGGAGATGAAGCCATTCTCGCGAACTTCATCGGCGATGATGAACGCCATACCTTATTATTATCCGGTCTTTTTTACATGAACCCAAGGACCCGCATTCTTCTTCCGCATCGTCTCGGGAGTGAACTCGTCCTGCGCAAGCATGGAGCTGGTGAACGGTTTGTTGTCGACCCACAGCGAGTCGTCGCACAATTTGTACGGCGGATGTGCGCTGGCCTTGTACCAAAACACTTGGTCTTCCAGCTTGTTGGACTGGACGCCGTTTGCGATAACCAGACACTCGTAGTTCTCGGTACAGCTGTCCATAAACTGACAGAACATCTCGAATGTGGGAAACATACCGGCAAAGTTCTCGTATATGCGACGCCGATTTCCAATGCCGTTCTCACGCAGAATGAACACAAAATCAATGTTGGTGCGCAAATTCGGCGTGATGCCGAGGGGGTACTGCATCGTAATGAGCGTCACCATATCGATGTGGCGGCCGTTCATGAACACGTAGCGAGTTGACTCTTCTCGGATCCATGTCGCGTCGTACAAACAGTCATCCAAAATCAGAAACGCGCGGGGATCAATGGCCGAATGCCCCCCAGCTCTTTTTTCGTGTTCCCGTTTTTGCTTCACAGCCAACTGCCGCTTGATAGAGTTCATGACAATTTCCGGCTTGTACTTGTCGTGAATGAGCTTCGCAGGGACGATGTCTTGGAAAAACGGGTTGGCGACTTCCGTCCCCGAAATCACAGTTCCGATCGGAAAACACGCCTGAGTGTGTGCTAGAATGTCCTTCACCAAGAACGACTTTCCAGTGTCCTTCTTTCCAATCAACACGACCATGGGCGATTTATGTGAATCGATCTCACACCTCTCTCGGATCATGTCCATGTTGAATTTTTTTATATTGAAGTGCATGCCCATCTTACTAAGTATGCGTGAAGAATTTGGTTTTGGTTTGTACACGAGGTATAAGAATGGGAAAACGCAGTAGACCTTCTGGAGGGGAACTGAAGAGTGTGCCACTGCCGCTTCAAGTATCTAAATACAAGCCCGTTTCGTTGTCGCATTGGGGCATCACCCACGCACAGCCATTTTTTCCGTCCATAGAAACGATGTTCAAGACGGAGCATGTCGAGAATACGCGCGAGTACGGGCTGAAACTGGACGATGCGGTACAGACGGTGACCTCCACATCATCCATCGTAACTGTCTCTGGAGCTACGCGCGACGTCCACCTGAAACAGACGATGCTTGTGAGCCCGTTCAAGTGGATGCGTGGGGACTACGGGAGCACGCTCGGGCTTCCGTTGTCGCAGACGGACGGCAAGGAGGTCTTTGACAAGATCCAGTCGCAGCACAATGCGGCATACGTTGGAAGCTTGTTTTCAGCGGTGCTGTCGCAGACCAAGTGTATCCACTTCCCAACCGTGTACGGCGTCTACTCCGGCATTGCGGCAGACCACACGATCGATGTGTCAGACGACTACTCAGATCTAGTTGACAACGCTTGGTTCACACATAACATCGGGACCACGTTTGAGCTGAAGCTGACAGACCACCTACAATCGTCGGAGTCGTTCAAGCACACGCGTTCCGCGAGACCGCCCATGCACATCGGAGACGACGACGTGGATATAGGAAACGTCGAACAGATGGAGGGCGTTCAGGTTGGTGAAACGCAGATGGCCGGACTGGACACTGTCATGAACGCCGCAGACGAAAGCGACGGCGATGTGAGCGACTCGTCGTCCGTGTCCACCTCCTACGTGTTTGGAGCCAAGTCGTGCGACTGCTTATTTGACGACGACGCTTCGGACGATGACATTGCGAGCTCCGACGAACCGTTCGCGTGGGCGACGCTTCACAACGTGCCTGTCCAGTTGACGATCATGGAAAAGTGCGAGGGCACGCTGTACGAACTCATGTGTGAGCACAACGAAACCGGAAAGCACATCGCTTGGATCACACAGGTCATGTTTGCGTTGGCGTACGCCCAGCGCACAATCGGGTTCACACACAACGATCTCCACGCCAACAACGTCATGTACGTGAAGACAACGAAGGAAGAGTTGTGGTACAAGCTTGACGGAAAAGTGTTTCGCGTTCCGACGTACGGGTGCCTCATCAAGATCATTGATTTCGAGCGAGGAGTTGGGTCGGTTCGTATCGCTGGGATGAAACATCCAAAGACGTTTATGAGTGACCACTTTGCGATCAATGAAGAGGCCGGCGGGCAGTACAATGTAGAGCCGTATTACACCCAGAAACATGAAGCTATCAAGGCAAATCCATCCTTCGATTTGGTGCGCTTAGCAACGTCCTTGTTTTGGGATTTTTTCCCAGAAGGCCCTGAGCACGAAGAGTACAAGAGCAACCCGATGTTCAATACGTTCGTGCGGTGGATGACGCAGGACGACGGGACGTCCGTGTTTTTCGGCAAGACAGTTCAGAAGCACGATCGCTACCACGGGTTCACGCTGTACAAGGCCATAGCTCGATACTGTAAGGAGAGCGCCATTCCACGCAAGGAGATTGCGTCGCTCGTTCCACTGTTTGGCGTTCTGAACGGCGCCCACCCCGTGGACTTTGACGTGGTGATTTAATGCGTCGTAACTACGAATAACTAACAGTGTCTTGACAATAAATGAGCGACGCCGAGTTTGCGAAAACGCATTTGCGCGACCATTTGATGTCCATCATCGTTCCGTCAATCTCGAAAGGGTTTTGGAGCATTTACGACACCTCCAAGGAACTGTGTGACCGGAACTCGCAGCCGGATCAGGTTCTAAGAACGTTCCAGAACATGCTTACGAAGATACCCGAGTGGACCGATGCGACGCTTACGACTGAAGTCGAACGCATTGTGGCCACGTCCAAGTGCTCGTACCTCGACGATCTGCTGATGGGCGTCTTCATCGCGTACATGAAGTCGTTTGCGTCGCTTCATTACCGCGGAAGCTCGACGCACGTCAACGTGGATTTCGATCGTCCGAGTATGAACAAGTTCGTTCACGAGCTGTACCTTGAATCGGCACGCAAGTTGTGGCAGGTAGCGTACCTGTTCAAGACGGGCGGCGTGTCAGCTGAGCAGCAGGCGCGTAATCGTCAGGAGATCATCACGGTGCTGAACCATTCTTTTGAAATTGTGGTGCGTTCGTTCCTCCCTTGGAAGACCATCGCCAAGCAGTTCTCGGAGGCGCCTGTAGTAGAGCCCGAGGCGCCAACTCGTAACAAGGTCGTCTTTGAAGATGAAGACGATGACGATGATGAAGAAGAGGAAAAGCCGAAACCTATCAGCATATCGGAAGAAGAGGCCACGATTGACATTGATACCTTCAGCGATGCGGAGGAGGAAGTGGATCCTCTGAAGGACATTGAGACCAAGGCGAGCAATGGGTCCACGCTCGTTCTAAATTTATAAGTTTTCACGGCATGACATCACAAATGATGCTTGTACTTGTAGGTGTCAGCGTGGCACTTGTGTGTTTCATAGTGTACGCGCTGGAGCGTCGCACCAAGAACGAAAAGATCGTGTGGGAGGACGCGCTTAAGCTCGCGCTGTTCGGCGGCATAATCTCGTCTGGAGTAGTGTTTGCATCTACTACCGATGTGGTCGCAGAGACGATAGCGTCCGTCCCTAGTGTCCAGGACATGTTCGTAGGGACCCCGACCTTCTAGGCCGCTAGGCCAACCCTGAAAAATGGAAATGGGATCGCCACGATGGATCGGACAGCACAACCCCAAACCAGTCAACCAGACAAATGGCCTCTACCCAGAAGATCATTGAGCAGACGGTGTCGACGCTGGCGGAGCGCTACCAGTTTGACGCAGCCGAGGCGCTCGCTTTCGTGATGGAGGAGAACCGCAAGGCGTCTCCTGCGCTGGCTCGTGCGATGAAGGCCGTGAAGACGACGGAGACCAAGATCGCTGAGCTCGAGCAGAAGATCGCCGACAAGAAGGTGAAGAACGTCGAGAAGTCCGAGGAGACGCTGGCCGGTCTGCGCACCAAGCTGGCGGAGCAGAACGAGCGCGTCAACTCCATCGGTGCGCCTAAGAAGGCGGCCGAGCCCGAGGCGGAGCCCGAGGCGGAGCCCGAGGCGGAGCCCGAGGCGGAGCCCGAGACGCCCAAGAAGAAGCGTGCGCCGCGCAAGAAGTCGGAGCCCAAGACGGAGACGGAGGAGAAGAAGCGTGCGCCCCGCAAGAAGGCGGAGCCCGAGCCGGAGGCGCCCAAGAAGCCCGAGCCCGAGACGGAGACGGAGCCTGAGACGGAGGCGCCGAAGAAGAAGCGTGCGCCCCGCAAGAAGGCGGACAGCGACACCGATGGGCCCGCCCCGCGCTACGGCAGCAAGCTGGCGAGCTGTGTGAAGAAGGAGCTCCTGGCGGCCTTCAACGAGGCCGAGATTGCGTGGAAGGATGCGTACTCGGCTGACTACAAGGCGTTCGCAAACGCGATGAGTGATGAGGCGTGGAACCAAAAGGCCCCGCTGGACCACATGAAGGATTTCGCGCGGACCAAGAAGCCGGTCGTGCCCGAGACCGTGCCGGAGGACGCCAATGTGGTGACGCTCAAGCACAACCAGCTGCTGAAGACGACTGTGGTGGACAAGTACGGCCCGGGCGTCTACTGGGACACCGACAAGAAGCGCTTCGTCAAGGGCCCCGACGCCGTGGATGACGAGGACGTGACGGAGGTGACGTTCGAGGGCAGCACGTACATGGTGGGCGAGACGTCAAAGCGCGTGTACATGGTCGCGGAGGACAATGATGTCTTCGTCGGCTTCGCGGGCGTCGGCAAGTTCACTGCGATGACCGCGTAAACACTAAAAATCCGAAAAATAAAACTAAAAACAAATAAAAAATCCGAAACTTTTTCACTGTGGCACCATCATTGGCCGAATGAAATCAGCGCCTCCGATCGCACGCGCTATGATCACGATGGACGGAATGAGCCAGTATGACGCGTACGGGAACAGGATGTTCAGAATGATCCACAAGTACGAGCTTCCAAAGTACTTGCCCAGCTCCCATCCGAACGCAAAGCCCATTATCTGTAGAAACCATGTCAGCGCTCCCGCAAAATTACTCCACAGCGCGGCATAAAACACCGTCAGGTACTGCGATGGAGTTTTTTTCGTAGGTTCCGGCACAGTCACTGCGAACGTGTCACCATCTTTGACACGCTCACTGTGTTCTTTTCCGCTCAAATTGTATTTGATAAGCATGATCTTCTTCTGACCCGCTGCAGGGTCAGCAACGCCAATGTTGCTTGGGCTCACCACGAACGTCAGCGTCTTTCGGTCCGTGCTGATTTTCTTTTTAACTAGGTCTGTCACGTCTAATAAATCTTTGTCGCTGCCGTCGGCGCCGTAGCGTACGTCCAAAACTTCAAGAGACATCCCTTTATGAAGAGAACACGACATTTCCTATGCCGCCCATGATGCGCAGGAAGTTGTAGGACTGGACGTATGCGCGGACGTTAAAAGTGTACTGGAACGTCGGGGCGTTGGCGTCTTTCCGAATGACGGTGACGACATCTTCTGGGCCGTAAATGAGGTTGCCCTTGTCGTCGCGAATGTTGGGGTTCGGGATTACGACAGGGTTCAGCGAGTTGACGGTCGAGCGCAAAATACACACTGCCGTCTGGGCGCTTCCGTTTGCGACCGAGACAGAGTACGGCGGGAGAACCCACGTGTTGCGCAGCAGCGTCTTGTTGAACATGGAACCGTTCAAGTGTCCCGACGGCTGGATCGGGTCGTTGTCCAGCGCAAACGAGTACTCGTACACTCCGGGAATTGGGTTGCCTGTTTGGTGGCGGTACAACTCGATGCCTGAGAAAAACAGCGTCTGTTTTGGGGCAAACCGTTCTTGGCCGTCCAGCACGAGTGTCGACTCCAACAGAGTGTCGCGCTGAGACACATTGGCGGGCTGGGCGATTCCGGCAGCGTACCACCCCAGCGACGCGCTATTGAACGGACCAGCAAACGGGTCCACCCAGTTCGTGTAATTGTCCCAGTCGTTCTGAAGCACTCGGTCGCTGCGCTGGGCCACCCACAGGATACGCGTGACCAGATTTTTCATCGTCAGTTCCAAATCGTTTGATGGGCCGTACTGTCCCTCTGCTTGGACCGAGTCAATCTGCGAGATCATGAACGTGTGTTCGGAGCGCGCAATGTACGCCAACTCAGTGTCGCCCACAAAGATGTAGTTGGCTTCAATGAACGGATTGAACTTCCACGATCGCGCGTCCGGCGTCAAATTCAGGGCTGGTGTAGCGTACATCGGAGGCGACAGGAAATGCGACCACGCGAAGTTGGTGTCTGACGTGTCGGGCGCGACGCGTATACCGAAATTGGGGTTCAGGGCGTTGTTTGACAATCTGGTGCGTGGATCCCGAACGGTGAACAGCTCGTTTGCGTTCCGCAGTTCAACTACGATCTCAACCTCAGATTGCTGGAGCGCCACCAGCGGCAGCGCCTGACCGACCGTCTCGCAGAACCAGAAATGGAACGGAATTAGCAGTGTGCGGCCGTAAATGCTGGGTTCAGCGTACGTTCCGCTGGACGATATAGAGTGGGGGTACTGGTTCATGCGGCCTTGTGCGTTCGCGGGGTCGTACATTTCTGGCACGTTTCCGATCATACGGTTCAGAACCTCCTTCTTGTTGGCGTCAAATGTGAGGTTGGCGTACAATTTCATCCATTCGCCGGTATGGCGGACGATTTCTTGGCCGTTGACGAGCACCGACACGTGCCGGATCATGTTGTACCCTAAATTTCGGACCCAATTGAATTCGTACCCGATGGCACTTGAAGAAGTGTTGATGGGCGCGTTGGCGGGCACACTCGATACAGGTATGACTGGCGAGTAAATGTCCGGCAAGTCAATGCTCAGGTAACAATCGTTAATTAGCTGCGCGTACCTCTCGACTTTAGTGCGCAGCCGAAGCGATCCGGATGTGGGGTACGTCAACAAACTGGTCTTGAAGTACAGACGAAAATGCTCCATCGCGAACTCGGTGTGGCGCTTGTAGACGCTGCGGAAATGCGTGAACGACGGGTTCCCAGTCACAAGCTGGTCCTGGGCGCCTTTGCCCACGAGTTGTAGTAAACCTCCCGGCATCTCTTGTTGTATTACAGGTATTTAGGTTTTAAGTCACAGCGAGTGGCCATCTTGCATAATTACTAGTGCTAGTGTTTGTTATTAGAAGCGCACTATTAATCGCGGTCGTTCCGTGGAAATTCACATCGCCGACAGGATTTGCACACCCGAAATATGTAGATGCCGACGGTCTACCTCCGAACACTAGTCCGCCAACTGCGCCCGGTTGAAACCCCGGACTACCGTAAGGAAGTGCAAGTGTTAAATATCTGGAGTTTGTAAGCGTTACAATTACACGCGGAAACCCTAGGCCTCCTGTAGGAGGTGAACCATTAGCCATTATGGTCCTCTGCCCTACTACAGAATCAAATTTACTTTGTAAAATTTCTAAGAATCCTCCTTGAGTATATGACCCAAAAGGAATACTGAATGCGTATGATCCTGTAGATGTGTCCTGTAACGCCCACTCGTCATCTGGTTTTCGTAACGAGAAAGTGCGATCAAGTATATTTCGGGCAGCTAAAGAATACTCGAAGGAGCCGACGCGGTTGTCTGAGTCGAGGATTTTGTTAGTAGTTGGGTCATAATAAAACGTTGAACGCACTTCAATTTCTTGAGAATACAGTATTTGAAATGTTAAATTCGTAGCGAGTGGCATTAGGAAATTTGATTTGAACAGGTACCAATTCAGTATCATTGGTCTTGTTCCAGTGTAGTTAAACACGACGTTGTAGCGGGAATTGTATGTTCCTGCGCTGTCATTGATGAAATTGTTAGGGAAAACAGCTGCAGTATTACTGTCAGATGGTTGTAATGCATCGGGTCTGATACCGAAAGAATATGCTGTAATCTCAGTAGAATTCGGCAGGGTCTGTATGATATTTCCAGCGGTCGCTGGATTGATGCCTGCGTCACTTTGTACGTAATTTACTGTAGGTAAAATCACAAACTCGTAGTTGGTAAACGACGGCGCTGGAGCGACCGGACCAGTCGAGGTTCTTAAGTCAGCCGCAGTTACACGGTACCATCCTGCATAATTCAGAATGTTCCTGTCTAAGTTCGTGAAAGTGTACACCGTTTGTGAGCCAGCTGTTCCGTAGAATTTCGTGCCTTGCGCAGTGATAACGTAATTTGCTGAAGCAGGTCCAGTTGGGCCGCGTGGACCTGTGGCACCGGTGGGACCAGAGCCGCCCATTCGTCCCACTAATCCGATTGCGCCCGACGGACCTCTAGGTCCAGACGGTCCGCGTGGACCTGTTGCGCCTGTGTTTCCTTGCGGACCAGCTGGTCCAGAGGGCCCGATAGCGCCGGACGGACCGTTATCGCCTATGAATGAGAACTGGCCCGGAGGTCCGTCGGGATTAAACCCACCTATTCCACCGTCCCCAAGCGAACCTTGGTTGCCGCGTGTTCCGGTAGGACCTTGGGGGCCAGAAGGACCTGTTGGTCCCGTTGGGCCTTGTGGACCTTGAAGTCCACTTGGTCCTTGGCATGTCAAAATAGTTCCTTGGGACGTCCACTGACTTGCGGACAACATACTTATTTACAATACAATGTTCTCTTTAAAAATCATATACAAGTACCTTTGTCCAGTTACCGAAGTGAAGGTAAGGAATATATCTGTACCAAAAGTATACGCTGCCAACGCAAGTCCTAAAGTCGAATCGCTTATATTATAAAACACTGTTCCGTTTGTTGTTGGAAAAATAACAAAAATACCGGTCAAGTATGAAGTAGCTTTGGCAATTGAACCTGTATCTGGTATATTTGATATAATTATGCGATAATGGCCTTTTACCGTGTTATTATTCGCAACAACATCTCTGAACATGTATAACTCGTTAGTAGAATTGTCGAGGGTACTCAAAGTTCCTGCTAATATCAAAGATTCAAAAGCTGGAACGTTTTGACCATTGGGTCCATCGGGTCCTGACGGTCCTATTGAGCCCAGTTGACCAGTTGGCCCAGTTGGACCGGAGACACCTAACAATCCCGACGGACCCGAGGATCCGTCTGGACCGCTTACACCACTAAATCCAACTAAACCTATATATCCGGAAGGACCCGTTATTCCGATAAACCCTTTTGGTCCAGTTGGGCCAGTTGCGCCTGTCATGCCAGTCACAGGCGTAGCGCCAGTGGCTCCAGTGGGGCCCGTGTCTCCAATTACACCCGTGGGTCCAGACGGTCCAAGCGGTCCGGTAGGTCCTGACGGTCCAAGCGGTCCTATAATGCCATCCAGACCATTGGCGCCAACACACGTTGCAGTTAACTTTTGAAGCGTCCACTGACTGGCACTCAGCATCTTATTATTCTTATGCAATGGATAACACTTGTGTTAATAACGGCGACTGAATTTGAATGATCCACGTCGAATGCGTAAGAGCAGTACCTGATACATCTATATGAATATCAAAGTCAGCACCTCTAGCTTCATGAGTAGCAGCTATAGCACCTAATCTACTATTCATCGGTCCCAGAATGTAGGTTATACATCTTCGACCACCTACATTTACCGCCGGCCCAATAAATAGTTCTCCAATCATAAATGCCCTAGTTTCAAGATTAGGTATCCCTTCAGCTCGAGACACAACTATACGATAAATTCCTTGTACAGCACTGTTATTGTTTACAACGTTCTCAAACGTATATATTCTTACGGTGCCAACAGCAACGAAAGCAGAGACGACTTTATAAGTTCCTGTGCCTCGGATACCTGGTAGACCGGACATGCCGATGTTTGCGAGAGAGATTGGCTGGGTAGGTCCGTCTGGACCTGATGGACCCATGTTTCCGATGGGACCCGTTGGACCCACTGGACCCGTTGGGCCGGATGAACTGGTTCCGCGTGGACCTGACGGACCAGTTGGTCCCGTGTCGCCCCGTTCAGTTCCGGTCGGGCCGCGCGGACCCGTAGGACCGGTTGGACCTGACGGACCGGTGGGACCAACTCGTCCTCTTGCGCCAGTGTTGCCTTGAAGCCCTTGTGCCCCACTTGGACCTCGCGGACCGGTCACAGTCCCTCGTCCGAGTGGACCGAGTGGACCTGTAGGACCTTGTGGCCCGAATGTTTTGCCTCTCAGTAGCTGCTGCTGAGCGAGCCATTCACTCACAGACATTTGTTCACCGTTTTCATATTCTTTTAAGTCAAAGAACATAGAGATGGAGCTGACATACCAACAAATTCTGGCAGAACAGTTTCAAGAAAACGGCCGACTGTATCGTCAAGAAGAGGATGAAGATGATGTTGAAGAGTTCCACGTTGAAGGACATGAGGCCGAAGATCGGGGGTACGAAGTAGAAGATCGGGCCGCCTTCCGTGAATTTGCCGGCAACCGTAACACCGAAGAGCTGATTGTGAACCCGAAGCGTGAATTTGACGACAAGGGCAAGGCAAGTGTGCGCTACAACAAAGACGTGATCAGACGCGTGTTCAGCATCGACACGCGGTTCCGAGCGTACGTTCAGCCCGGATTTGGCCAGACAGTCAGTGGCGACCCCGCTCTGACCGCGCTACAGAATTCGGTAAACACTGCCACCTCATCCATATCTCACTTCGTGTTTCGCACCCACGACATTGTGAAGAACGGCATCTCCGTGAAACTTGCGTCCATGGAACTGCCCAACCGATTTTGTAACCTGTTTCAATCTCGAGGGAACTCGTCATTTCGTGTGGGCAGGGACGGAACTATAGAGACAATCGAAGTTGATTTTATAGAAGGCGACCCGACAAAAGGAGGATACTACAACAACGTATCTATCGTGTCTGAAATCGAACAAAAACTGAACTTTAAATTTCAAACTCCAGACGGAAGCCCTCAATTCAATTGTTTCCGGACGGTAGATGGTCAGGCAGTGATTGAAAGCATTTACCCAGCTGGAGCGCCGGACGCGTTTGACTTTTACTTTGATGCTCCTACCCAGCTGTATCTGACACTGCCACAAGCGCTTGGATTTTCAGAGACGTTTTATGAAGCGAAGACGCGCCTCGAATCCGAAGACGCAGTCGACATGAACACAGACACGTACATTTACCTCCAAATCAACGACTGGAACACCGTGACGCCGCAAGTAAGTAACGACGCATACTTTACCGTGTTTGCTAAAATCCCAGTCACAGTCGACAAGGGAAAGCTCATTTACGACAACGACACCACAAACACGATACTGAAAACGTACCACTTCTTACAGCCCACCAACGTACAGCAGATGGAAATCCGGTTGTTGGACAGATTGGGCCAGGTGCTTCAGTTCCCTCCGAACGTAAACTACTCCATGACGCTGGAGGTTGAAGACGTCGTGAGTAAAGCGCTGTACGAAAAATTAAGGGAGATGTAATAAGTAATATGGAGGCATCGGTGCTAGAACGCATCCCAGTTCCGCGTGTCGAAAATCATTACAATGCGACCTCCACCAACCAGCAGTACCCTGCGCCCCAGCACGGCGGACGTGTGCCGAACATCAACGACCCGAACACCTTCCAGTTTGCCGCACGGCCGTACAAGCTGTACTCCGAGACGCGTCCCGTCTTTGAAGACGCGCCGCGCAGTGACCTTGTTGGGCACCTCCACAAGGAGACGCCACTGAACTCAGTGTACTTCAGCTTGGACAACATCAACCGTCTCCAGACGGCCATTCACGACCAAGTGTACGCCATGAGCGGGGGGAAGTACGACATTGGCCGCCAGAGCGAGGACGAGCTGCGACTGGTCATGCGCAGCTACTACTTGATGTTTGCGCGCAACGACCCGTCCAACGTCGCAGGCGAGATGGAAGAGCTGAACTCGCGAGTGGTCGGGTACTGCGCCGGCAAGATCTATTCGGAAGTGGACTTCCACATGTTTTACCGCAAGGATCTCGAGGAGTTTGCGCCTGCGATCGCCAATCCCGTCAACACCCAAGTGTACGGCACACACGCCGGCGAATTGACATCGTTCTTTTAAGCGCTTTTTCTTTAAGAGTTTAATCAATGGACATCTGTGAGTTTCAGGGACGCATTTACGGCAAATACAAAACACATCTGTTTGTTCTGGAGTCCGATTGGGACACGTTCCGACCCATTCAACGCGTGGGTTGGAACGGCACTGAGTTTGAGATTGTGGACTACAAAAACGACATCTTCAGTCGGCACTACGGCTTTGGCAGCGCTGAAATGAAAAAGGTGTGCGACACGCTCCTGAAGACGACCGAGTTGGAGACGCGTGTTCAGATCACGGACCCTATAGCTTTCTGGAAATGGTGTGGCCATTCCGAACAGGTCGTGTGGTGGAGAGACCGGTCGGTTCTGTTTTCGTCAGCGTGTGTGTCGCAGACGCCTGAAGCATGGAAACGCTATCTACAGTACCTGCGACTGCCCCCAAAGACACTGAAGCGGTCGCGTGTCATGCGTCGGGTTACAAAGCGTTTACTACCAAAGTAACACAAATACACATATGAAAGTCAACCTGATCTCCAACTTCAACGCCAACGGGCTCACACAGGATGCGTTGATCCTGAAAGGGTTGTTGTTTGGCATGTTCGAGAAGGACATTCAGGTCAAGGGTGTGCCGTACATGTTTCCGCAGTGCGACGAGGCCGACGTCAACGTGTTCTTTGAGGTGATCAACCCGTCGCTGTTTTCGTATGCGCGCAAGAACATCTGGATCCCGAATTTGGAGTGGACGTACCGCACGTGGCAGCCGTATCTCAACATGGTGGACGAGATCTGGGCCAAGACGCACGAATGCGAGCAGGAGCTGTCTCGTATGACGACCACACCTGTTCGGTACATTGGGTGGACGTCCATCGATAAGGTGTGGAACGATGACCAGAAGAAGAATTACCACAAGGCCATTGTGCCAGTCGGCAAGAACATTTTTCGCCATCCCCGTCCCATTTTCCAAGCGTACATGCGCATCAAGGAGACCGACGAGACGCTGTTCAACAAGCTTCCGACGCTACACGTCATCTACTCGCCGGACCATCTGAAGATCACATTTCCCGAAAGCATCGCTTCAAAGGTGGTGGTGAAGAACGAGTTCCTTAAGGAGAGCGAGTACGACGAGATCCTGAAGGAGTGTGGGTTGTGTGTTTGTACGTCGCTGACTGAAGGGTTCGGGCATGCGGTGAACGAGGCGATGAGTGTCGGCTGCCACCTCATTCTGTCGCCCATTCGTCCGTTCTACGAAGATTTGGTGGGCAAGAACCAGCCGGGAGCGTTGTACGCCCAAGAGCTCCAGATCGTCGACCAAGTGGAGTGTATGGGGAAGATGGTGGACGTGTCCGTTGACTCGATCATTGCTGCGCTGAAAGAGTACGTCGACATCCCGTTCAAGGAGAAGAAACGCGGGTCTCTCAACATGCGCGAGCTCTACGAGAAGCGCCACAAGGATTGGCTGGAGAGCATGAAGATCATACTGGCCGAGCTGATGGACAAGAACCTTCCGGCGTACGAACTGAAGGATGTGTTCCCGAAGGAGGAAGACCTGCCGGACATTTCAATTGTGACGCTGACCAAGAACCGGCGCGAGTTCATGCCGCTGGCCAAGTACTGCTACCTTATCCAGACGTACCCGCACGAAAAGCTGGAGTGGGTGATTGTGGACGACGGCGACGATCCCATTGAGGACACACTGATCGGTATCCCCAACGTGACGTACGTGCGGTGCGACTCGGGGCTGACTATTCCTGCGAAGCGCAACTTGGGCGTTGAGAAGGCGATGTACGACACGATCATGATGCTGGACGACGACGACGTGTACCCCGAGACGTCAATTCTTCACCGCGTGGCGATGATGATGAAGGAACCCGCCAAGGAGTGTGCCTTCTGTACCACGATCCCGTGCTACTCCATCACGCAGTACAGTTCGTTCATGAACATCCCGCCGGTCACCCTTCACATGAGTGAACGCGTGTCTGAGGCGACGCTGGTTTTTACACGGAAGTTCTGGGAGGAAAACAAGTTTGATGAGAGCGTGAAGGTCGCAGAGGGTGACGCATTTATTCGCGGTCGCGAACACATGTGTAGGGAGTTATCTCCACAAGAGGTTATTGTAAGTTTAATTCATCCGAAAAACACGTCATCGCGTAAGCTGCCGGAGTTCAAGGAGCCGAATGGGTGCCACTACGGGTTCAATGAGAAGCTGTTCACGCTCGTGTCTGAGATTGGCGAGGCACTTAGTACTTCAGGCCAAACAGCGAGCGGCGGTGCTTGCCCGAGCGACGCGTCTTCTTCGTGCCCCGACGACCGCGGCGACGGCGCGCACCCATAGGCGCCGCCATGTCGCTGACCGCCTCCTCCGTCTTCTCGACCGCCTCCTCGGCGCCGCCGATGGCCTCCTTCACCTCCGCCGCCGCGCCGCCGAGCTTCTTGATCTGCTTCTTCAGCGCACGGAGCTTGCGCTTCGTCGCCCGCGACTTGCGACGACCACCCACCGGCGCCGAGTTACCCGCAGTGCTGTTTAGAGTGTATCCTTCAACGGCCGACATTTCTGGTTTATACTTTATCAGATAGAAAAAACGCGGGGATGTAAAAAAAAGCACCTTAATTAGTAAAATGACGACGGTGGCAAAGTTGAAGATAACGCTGTACAACAACGACCGAGAAGTGACTGACCTCAGTAGTTGTAGCAGCGGGGATACTGACGAATTGGAGCGCAGTATCCGCGTTCTCCTAGAAAATATGCAGATGGCTGGGCTCACACGCGAGCAGCGCAAAGAGGTGAGCAGATTATTTGGCCCAGATGACGTGATTAATGTTGATGTGGAGCGCGATGGCACCCTTGAAATTTCCGCACGAGGTAAATTTACCAATGCCCTTCTCGACAGTAAAACGGGCAAGAAAGTTGCGTTCTCCATGCCGAGACCTAAACTTCCTCGCGACGAAGACGATTATGATAGTGGCGATGAAACTGGCGAGGACTGTCTGTCACACATAACTCACATTAAGATTGATAAGGTATCCGGCGGACGTCGTCGTCACAAGACCCGCAAGCATCGCCGCCGCCGCAGCCGTGCCACTCGCAAGGCGTAATCTAAATTGTGTGTTACTTGTAAATGATTCCGGTATCAGATGCTCCACTTACTCCTAATATTGTTGCAGAGTTAAATTCTCTTGCACTTCAAAGCGTGAAAGGTTCAGCGCGATTTTCGCTTGCGAAGCGTCGCGCGACGAAGCGAACGAGACGCGCCCGTTAATGGGCTTCGTATTAATTCTGTTGTCTGAATTGAAAAATCTGGAGCGATTAAATCATCGTGATTATTTGAAAACTCACCTATCTGAAAGAGGCCATTTTTCTTGTTCATTTTCAGATGGTAAGGTTGGGAATCTCCCAAATCTAGTCCACCCTCGGACATGAAAGTATCCATTAGGTCCTGAATAGGTTTAAAGTCATTTGACATCACATGTAGATAATTGTAATTAAAGTTGCTTTTATTTGCATGATACCACGGTTTAAAATCAGGTATTGCTTCAGTTCGCTCTGTCTTATCTGCTAGCGGATGTAATATCAACTCAGGAACACCTACTATATTTCGAGCATCTTTATAAGTTGTAAAATACTTATTTCCGTACTGTTGAGTGATTTGCTTACCAATTTGTTTGGTCTTCAAAGCCTGGGTATCAGCGTAAGCAATTGCCACCATACCGGAAATATCATTGGGTACTTGCCTGTAATCAATGCATGGATCATAATCACGACCCTGTGTATTATTACAACCTAGTTTTATGGAATTGCAACTCACTATACCACCGGTTTCAATGTTTCCGCTTCCACGATTGAACTTAGATGGTAGAACCAGATTTATCAACTTCAAATCACGCATCGTAACATAGATAGCCATATAAGGATATGTAGCAACGGTGTTTGATATAAATGGAAAAGGGTAAAAAAATACGTTATAGTTTTCATGCAAGCAGAATTTTTCTCCCTTCAACATTCCTGCAAAGTCAGATGTGATAGCTGCAGTGCTATTAATTCCTCGGAACAATACTGTTCCTTTTGGTATTACAATTGTTTCATAGGGTAGTGTGTCGTTCAGAACCGTATTCAGAGCATCGTCGATATAGTATAATATTTTGTAGTCTTTGAATCTAAAATCTACGTCTCCCGTGTAATAATCTTTCTTTGAGGAAGGATGAAAGTTTAAGGTGATACGTCTATTCTGGTCCTGAAAGTAACCGTCGTATGTAAATACTAGATTATCCATAGGGCTAGCCATAGGGCTTTCCTTCAATAAACGATTCAATTCATTTGCAATCTTCGTACCTGCTCCCGTTTCACGTAAGTGGCGTAAAATGTGTTTAGGATCATGTACGGTAAACTTGTAGACATTACGATAGGTACTACTATCATCATATAAACCTGTTAGTTTCTTGTAGGGCATTTATTCAACTACAATACTTTACGCCGAGCACAGTCGCAAGGCGTAATTTACTTGCGCTTCAGTGTCTTGCGTTTCCGCTTCAGTGTCTTGCGTTTGTGCGTACGGCGACGCGCACCCGACTGGTCCACGCAATCACTGACAAATTGAAATTTGGCAGTATCACCACCGCGATCGGGGTGGTTCTTCAGTGCCCATTTACGGAAATCTTTACGAGTTGTAATGCCTTCTCCCTTCAAAAAAGCAGCGCACCCAGCACGTGGAAACAGCGGGGGCGGCGGTGCTTCGCGTTGTGTGCGGGGAGGTTCTGTGCGAGGAGGTTCTGTGCGAGGAGGTTCTGTGCGGGGGGGTTGACGAGGCGGAGGCGGAGGTGGCACATAACTGGGTCCATCAGCAATTACTTTCTTAATTGCATTGGCTACGTCTTTTGCGATTGCAATAAGTTCCTCATCGGACGCGAGACGACCGTTGGTATTTGTGGCATAAATGTTAAACGAGACGAAGCCATTATAATAGCTGGGAGTAACTCCATTAGACACATATGGATGATCATAGGGACCTGGAGGAGTAACTATATAGATTTGATTCCCATTTTTATTAGACAGAATCAAGGGCTTACTTGTCATAGTATCAAACCTGTACATAGGTGCCAGTATATCTGTCAATCGTAATGCTAGATTTCTAAAAATATTTACATTTGTAGGTATCTTGGCAGATAGAAGTTTGTAATCGCGAGTGCCATTGATAGTAAATAATAATACTTCGTCAATCGCTTCGTCAATAATCTGAAGGGTTTCGCCCAAATCTCTCGACTCGTCAATATTTAACTCGGCATCTAGGCGGTTTCCTCCTTGGGGGCTTATTTTCAAAGTAAATTTATCCACCGACGTAAACGTATGTATATCACCGCTAGTAGTACTGGTGACATCTAAACCAAGCTTGTTACTTAATGCATTCTTCAGCTTCACTATATTACTCAATAGTTTGCCTCCAGTATCGTCTACACTAAACTTCGCAGCAGTTGGTTCTACAGTCCCAGCATTTGGTGGTATGACGACATTTTTCAGAACAACGTAAACGTAATCCTCCTCATCCATTTATTTATGTCCACCTTTAGATTTTACGCCGAGCACATCAGGCAATCGTCGGGCTTCTTTGTGGGCTCCACCGTGAACTTTTGCGCGCTTGACGCAGCTTTGGTTCTCAGATAATAACACCCCGTCTTCAATCCTTGCTTCCAAGCGTACATGTGCATTGACGAGATCTTCGCATATGTGGGTTCAGCGAGGAACAGATTGAGGGACTGTGACTGGCAAATGAACGGCGCTCGGTCGCGCGCCATGTTGATCAGCGTTTTCTGGGGGATCTCCCAGCCGGTCTTGTACAGCTCCCGAATGTCGGCTGGGATTTCAGCGATGCTTTGAATGGACCCGTTGTTGGCGATGATTTCGGTGCGCACATCGGACGTCCACAGACCCAGTTTGTTCAAATCTTCCACCAAGTACTTGTTCACCACCATGAAGTCGCCGGCCAGAACGCGGCGCGTGTACAGATTGGACGTGAACGGCTCAAAGCACTCGTTGTTGCCCAGAATTTGAGACGTTGACGCGGTGGGCATCGGTGCGACAAGCAGCGAGTTGCGCGCCCCATAGTTCTTCAATTTACTACGTAGTGTATCCCAGTCAAGGTACGTAGTCGTAGGCGTCTCATTCCACAAATCAAACTGTAGTTTACCTTGGGAAAGGGGAGATCCTTTGTATGATGTGTGTTCCCCGAGCGTGTCAAACGTCCCGTGATTGAACCCTTCCAATGTTCTGTCAATAGACGTCGACATTGCGGCGTAATAAATGTTCTCGAAGATCTCGCGATTGAGTTTTGCCGCGCCTTCAGACGTCCACGGCAAACGCATCATCGCAAACACGTCCGCAAGACCTTGGATCCCGATCCCGATAGGACGGTGTTTCATGTTTGAGTTGCGCGTTTCGGGAGTGGGGTAGTAGTTCTTGTCAATCACCACATCCAAATTGCGTGTTAGGATCCAAGTGTATCCACGAAGCTTCTCGAAATTGAACGAAGGAACGCCTTCACTGTCCACATCCACGAACTTCGGAAGTGCGAGCGACCCCAAGTTACAGACGGCAGTTTCATCTGGCGACGTGAATTCCATTATCTCTGTACACTGCGAAGTCAATACGCCTCCAAATACACCAGCGTGATTAATAGGTTCGTTGAAACAATATGTATCCGATACTCTACCACAATCTTCTACAGACACCACCTTCACATCCCGCATAGCAGAATGTTTAACGGGGTTCTGAACGAGTACTAGACGACGTGTATTTAATCCCAAACCAACCATGCTACTAACATCTTCTCCTCTAACCAGGATACGATACAATGGTTTACAATCATACTCTTTCAGACCACCGCATCCATCTGACATCATATGTTTTTCAGGTCCACGCATAAGAGTAACCTTTGCACGAACACCTATAGTTTGCATCATTAGTCGCACATCATTTAGGAATGTATAATTGATGCTTGCAATCTGAACGGATGTGTTAGTTCCATCAATAGTTGTTCCATCTGCGTCCATAAGGCCGGACAGCCATTCAAGCTTATTTTTAATAGTTGCGTTCATCGGAACGGCATACTTTGTAGGAATGTCATGATATAGATATACATTTCTTCTACCAAACGAATCCTCGACACCCGATGATGTTCTAATATCCAAGTGATCAATTAGTTTCTTCTTTTCACCATATAATGCAATCATCGGAGTTGATCCAGCATTATTATATGTGCCGTCGCCACAGAAGAATCCGTGGGTATATGCATATTTGAAGTCGTCAGTCGAACATCCCTCGATAATTGGTGCATTCCAACGAACAAGTTTCATTCCTACCTTTAAATTTTGTGCTTCTACTCGAGTAGAATCTGCGATTGACTTTCTAGTTTCTTTGCGTTCACCGTCGTTCAGAATAAACTTATGATAAGGAGTGCAATCCAACACCGTTCCATCCGATAGAGTTACTTTAATTAGTGTTTGGTCAATACCTGTCTTTCGAACTGTAGTATTTGACCATTGTTCACCATTCCAAACATTGACTTCTATATCACATAGTTCTCTGATAGGGAAGTAACCCTTATCTGTCAGAACGAGTGTCTCAGGAGCAACGCATAAATTTGAGCTCTTGATGGTGCCAAGGTGCTGCTGGTTTGATTTTGAGTTAGCAGCGTCCTTGTAGCACAGGTACGGCGTGCCGGTCTGGATTTGGGCGTCCAAGATCATTTGCCACAGCTTCTGCGCCGGAATGCTCTTGCGTCCCTTGCCCGCCTTCTCGTAACCCTCGTACAGCTTCTCGAACTCCTCGCTGTGGCACTCTGCCAGACCTGGGCATTCGGCGGGACACATGAGCGTCCAGCCCTGCTTCGCCTCCATGCGCTTCATGAACAGGTCGGGGATCCACAGACCGTAGAACAGATCTCGTGCCCGATCCTCCTCTGCGCCTTGGTTGAGTTTCAGCTTCAGGAACTCTTCAATGTCCGCGTGCCACGGCTCGAGGTAAATCGCAAACGACCCGTTGCGTTTGCCGCCTTGGTTGACGTACTTGGCCGTGTCGTTGAACACTTTCAGCATCGGAACGATGCCGGTTGACTCGCCGTTCGTGCCGCGGATCTTGGACCCGCGGGCGCGGATGTTGTGCACTGAAAGACCAATGCCACCCGCCCACTTTGAAATTTGGGCACAGTCGCCGAGTGTCTTGTAGATGCCCTTGATGCTGTCGTCGTTCATGGTCAGCAGGAAACACGAAGACAGCTGGGGATGGTTAGTTCCGGCGTTGAAAAGCGTGGGTGTCGCGTGAATGAAGTAGCCTTGCGACAGTGCATCGTAGGTCTCCTTGACCCGCCCGAAATCAGATCCGTGGAGCTGGATGGCGACGCGCATCCACATGTGCTGCGGGCGCTCAACCAGCTTACCGTTCTGTCTCAGCAGGTACCCCTTCTCCAGCGTCTTCAGTCCAAAGTAGTCAAACATGTTGTCGCGCGAGTAGTCGATCATGTCCTCGTACGTCTGTGCGTTCTTGCACACCAAGTCGTGCTGCGTGTCGGTTACCAGCTGGACGGGACCGTGGTACAGCTCCTCAGTACAGCCCAGCAGCGTGGACGGTGTGTTCTTGTGGTGGTTGCTGATGAGAATGCGCGCAGCCAGCGTGCCGTAGTTGGGGTGGAAGCGTGCCTGCATCATGGCACACGTCTCCGCCGCAAACTCATCGAGCTGGCTCGTGTTCATGCCGTCCTGAAGCTGGTTACACACTTTCAGGGCGACCATGTCGGGGTTCACGTGCTCAATGTCGGTGCTCAGCGCACGGATGCGCTGAAGGATCTGGTCAAATGAGACGGGCACACGCTCGCCGCTGCGCTTGATTACGTAGATGTGCTCCATGTTGATGTCGTACATTCTATACTTCCTCCGGCCAGAAAATCCGTTGTCTACGAAGAGATCACTTTCATAGAAACGTGTAACGCCTCGATTTCCTTCGACAAAATGCTCATGGAATACGGCATGTTCAGCTGTCCCACAACTTGTCCGTCACGGGCGTCTAGGACCCCGTTCTCCGGCTCAAACAACACGGTCGCCCCGTCGCTGCGGTCCATCAAGCTCTCGTGCAAAAACTTGGACACTCCGTGCGAAATGAGCGAGTCGCGTTCCATCTCTCCAATGCGCAGCCCGCCGTCCTGAGCACGGCCACCCACTGGCTGGTGCGTCAACAGCGTCTTTGGTCCGGTGGTGCGGTAATTGATCTTGTCCTCCACCATCTGCTTCAATCTCATGTAGTACGTCGGTCCCATGAAGATCTCGCTGAGTATCATCTCGCCAGTGTGGCCATTGTACAGCATCTCGTGGCCGTACGGGTGAAATCCCGCCTTTTCAAGGAGGGTCTTCATTTCAGGCACGCGATTGGATGCCGAGAAGGGTGTCGAGTCGACCGAGCATCCCATGTGGACGCCCAGTTTGGTGGACATGGTCTCCACAAACTGCCCGATAGTCATGCGTGACGGAAACGCGTGCGGGTTGACGATCATGTCTGGCCGAATTCCACTGGACGTGAACGGCATGTCCTCTTCTGGAATGCGAATTCCGACAGTGCCCTTCTGGCCGTGACGCGCCGAGAACTTGTCGCCTATTGCCGGAATGCGGGCCTCGACGATGCGTATCTTGACACCCTTCAAGTTTTCGGGGGTGTTGTACACGTACACCGCATCAATCACGCCGTGCTGGCCGCGCTTTGGGGTGTATGACGAGTCGTTGTACCCGATCAGCTTTCCGGTGTTGTCGTAACTCGGCGTCACAATTCCGGCGAGGATAGTGTGGTCGTCGACGTGAGACCCTACACGGACAATCCCGTTTCCGTCCAGCATTTCGTAGTTGTATCCCTCTTTTCTCGTCACTGTCTCCTTGAACTTAGTGTCCTGTACCAAGTTCACGATTTGGCTGTGCGTCTGGAGAGCGGGATCAATCATCGTCTCGGCCACATCGTACGAGTGGTAGTATGATGTGTTGAACAGTCCGCGACGCAAAGCAGAGTCGTTGAGTAGGATTGAATCTTCTTGGTTGTAGCCCGAGTAAATCGCCAGTGCCACGATCGCGTTCTCGCCGTACGGCATACACCCCAACATGGGATTGTAGGTCCACGTATGGCTCAGCGGCCGCTGGGCGTAATTCAGCCACGCCGAGATGGTGTCGAAGCGTTTGTTGAAGGCGGTGTTGAACCACGCACACGCGTGCTTGGTTTGCTGGCACGAGAACATGTTGCGTGGCGCTTGGTTGAAATCGGGGTGGGGAATGACGCTTCCGCTCGCAGAGAAGATAACCGACCCGTGAATTTCAGACACTGTGTCCTCCGAATACGGCTCCATCGATATGCGAGTTGTTTCGGCCTCTTGCGGGTCTATGAACTCAAACAGATCACCAATGTGCCACCAAAATTGGCGCTGTTCTATCGTGGACTTAACGACGGCTTCAGTGATGCCTTGGCGGTACACTGGCCGAATAACCCGTCCGGCATCTGTCCAGATGGTGTACACGTTCTGAAGCCGGTCCCAGCTCAAACACGTACTGAGGTTGATGTTGTTGCCTCGGCGTTCTTTCAGCAAGAACTTATGGAGCGCCTCGGTGTCCCCCCCGTGAACGCCAATCAGCTCAGAGTTCAGGAACACACGGGTCCACGCAGGGTCCCATGCCGACGGGTGAATGTCGGTGACTGGCGTGATCTTGAAATCTGACTCGTCGCTAATCAATGTTAGCACGTCTTTGGCAGGAGACGATGTGGTCAGCTCACAAAAAAGCGCGAACGATTTAATCATCCCGATATTGCGGCCGTCGGGATTGTCGGTGGGACACATGAACCCCCACGAACTGCCGTGTAATCTGCGTGTTTCGATGATCTTGGATCCGCGATCCATTTGAAGGTTGGCGCGCCGAAGGTGTGCGAGTGTCGCGAGGAACGACGACCGGCTCAGTTCTTGGGACACACCGTCATTGCCTCCCCACTTTCCTTTGAACGACTTCTCGTACTCATTCATGAACGCGTACCCTTTCCAGTAGTATCCGATGCGCTCTTCTTGAACGAGTTGCGCCAGCTTCTGACCCTCATACGCCTTCTGCTCGTAGTGAATGCGCGTATCCATATCAAGCGTCATGCGGTTGGCGACTTCATTGAAGACGCGCCGGAATTCTTGGAAACACAGTTCACCTGAACCCTCGAAGCGCTTGAACCTGAAATGGTCTCGGTCTGTCGTGGGTCCGCCGAGCGCGACATCCAGTGCCAATCGCGTCATGTGGCCGAGAAGGTACGCTTTGCTGCGGTTGGTTTGGAGCGTACAGTGCGGAAACATCTTGTCTTGGATGCTCGTGACCACCGACGCTATGCTGCGCTCGCGCGTTTGGCGTCTCAGGACATACAAATCGGGATCCTGCGTCTCGTCCTTGTTTTCACGGCGAATATAGTCTTCGTGCGACAGTATCAATTCGGTAAGTATCATGTCGTACCTCTGACGATCGGCGTCAGGAATGCCGGCCAGAACGGTGTTGTACAGATCCTGGTCGGTAGCTATACCGAGTGCCCGAAACACGCTGAGAAGCGGCACGGCCTCAACGAACCCGGGCAGTGTGATTGCGGCCAAGCGTTTAGTGGAGTACTCGGCGTAATCCGATGACTTTTCAATCTCGGTAGGGAGAGATGGGAGGACGTTTGCCGGCGGAATGACCAGGAAATGCGAGTACGGTCCACGCGTCCCGTCTTCGGAAGCAGACCGCACACCGGAATAAAACTCGTAGCGTTCTTTCGGACCCTTGATGGACGCTTCAGTGCCCTTTTCAGCCAAGCCGCTCGATACTTTCGGTTCGTCAAACACACGCTTTCCAGCGTAGAACAGATTGTTCCCCAACTTTTCTTGCGTCAACAATACCTTTTCGGAGCCGCCAATGATGAAGTAGCCGCCTGGCTCAAACTTACACTCGCCCGAATCGTATAACTGCTCGGGCGTCATGGACGACAAGTAGCACAACTGGCTTTGAAGCATCAGTGGGATCTTTCCAATCATGACATCCTCGAAAGACTTGACGGTTTCTTGTCCGCCGATCGTGTACACTATATCTATCGTGCCCCGGAGTTCGATGGCGTATGTGCGGTTACTAAGCCGACACGCATGCGGGAGCAACGCTCCGCCATCAGGACCGTCGGTGGGTGGCTTGTACACGATGGACGAACCATCTCGTCCGCCGACGTAAATATCGATGGTACGGCCGTCCGACAGCGTCAGACGACGGGGATTGGAGCCTTTCAAGAACGCCGGAAGCTTCGTGTTCAGGAAGTCCGCGTACGAATCAATGTGGTGTTTTACCAGCGGATGCGTGTCTTGAAAGAAGGCATTGAATACTTGCTGGGCCATTGTTTAATGAAAAGAAAGCTCTTTTAAAGCGTTGTTTAACGACTTAAAAGAACTGTGCTCGCAGCGGGGCTCGAACCCGCGACCATCGCCTTATAAGAGCGACACTCTGACCAACTGAGTTATGCAAGCAATTGTTATACGTGGTAAGCGTTAAAATGGATTATAAGGCAGCCCGACAATATCTATCAAAAATGGTAGACAAGCTCGTTCAACTAATCAAGGAGCTAGAAGAAATTGATGTTGAGCCGAATGAGTTTGGGATTTACGAACAAGAGACGCATCCGCTTGTTGTAAAGATATCATACTTGGCCGTAGATGTCCTGATTGACCGGAATGGCAAATGTAACTGGGACTTGCTCGATGAGATGAGTGTAGCGGGGTACCCGGTGTTCCCACTCGAGAAAGATCAGTTTGGATGGTTGGTTGCTGGAATTCAGCTTAAAAATGGAATTGTATCATACGGCTAACACAAAAAATAAGCATTCAGTATAAACATGGAAGGATTTATGAAGCGAGGTATCCCCGCAAAAACCGCCGAAACGCTGGAGCGTATGGGCGAAGAAAGTGAGATGGTGCCTGAGCCGTCGTCTACGCCCGAGCCAGGGTCCGTCGAGTGGATTGAGTTGTACATAAAGGAGCTGGAGCCGCGTCTGGCAGCTGCCATTGAGAGCGATCCGTCATGGTACGTCGAGACGCTACAGGCCGAGATGGATGCGCTGAAGGAGAACTTGGCGACGATGAAGAAAGAGGGAAAGGGTCGGCGCCGAAGTGGCCGCAAGACGAAGCGTCGCAGCAAGAAGACGCGCAAGCACTAATGTTTTCACACGCTTTCCTTGAATAATGTAATGCTAGCGGAAACGTTGCGCCCAAGCACGCTTGGCGACGTGCTAGGTCACGAAGAACCGAAACAGGCCCTGAGAAACTACTTAACAAACAAACCGTACACAGGTACGGTTTTTTTGACAGGGACCCCAGGTATTGGAAAGACGACGCTTGCGTTGTCCGCTGCGCGCACGTACGGGTTCGATCCGCTTGAGATCAACGCGAGCAAATCAATTCGCAGCTTCACAGACGTGGAAAAGTTGCGAGATGCGTGTCGTGCGCCAGTGAACATCCAGTCGCTGATTCGCAACGAGGCCAAGAAAACCACGTGTGTCATTCTGGACGAACTGGACGGCAGCGATCCACACGCCCAACGAAAAATCATGGAGTGGATAATGGACGCGTCACGATGTGTCCCAATTCTGTGTACCGGAAACGACGTTCCCAGTGTTTTTAAACGCAACCCCGAACAGGTGAAGATCATCAGATGTTTCCCGCCTCGTCCAGGTGATTTTGAGCGGATGTTTCCAGGCACTGACGTCAAAGCTATTCTGAAAGAGTGTCAGCACGATGTTCGTCGCGTGTGTCACCGCCTTCAATACGGCCGGTCGGACACTCTTCCAAAGTACACACTTCCCCCTACCGGCTTAGGTATTGAAGACACATTTGTCAGGTACCAAGCAATGTTTCAACTTAAAAATCCGTACAAAGAACAATGAGTAACTTGCGGATTCTTACGTACAATGTTTCTTGGGAAGGGTATGAAGGAAAACTATCTAGGACCGCAGACGGTACCCGATGCATACAAAATGGTATCAATAAGTGTACTGCGAATGTGGTGGGTCTGATCACAAAAACTGACGCGAACTTGATATTGTTACAAGAGGCGACTATTGATGTGAAGCTGCTGCCGTCTCGGTATCAACATGTTCTACACAGGTCGGGACAGGAAACGATGTTGACGTTGTACGATCCTAAAGTTACTGGTAAAGTGTACAGAGTAATACCGGGAGAATTTGAACCTGGGTACCCCTATCTAATCACTGTATTTGATGGACTGGTGGTTATCAACATCCATCGATCACACACTTCCAATCCGACTTTAGACACCCAAACACTTGAACTCGCAATGCGTCCATACTTCCCAAGCTTACTTCAGAGCCGTGCAGTCATTATCGGTGGCGACTTTAACGATGAGTTAAAGTCGAGCCCACAGTTCTTCAAAAAACAACTAGATGCTGGGCTAACAATACAGACACAAAAAACGTGTTGTTCTTGGTCATACGGCACGGCTGAAAAGTCATACAACTACCTGTATGATTACATTGCGATTGACGAGCGCTTAACGTTTGAGTACTTGGGGCTACCAATCAATGCGGATCAAAATGTACAGTATTCAGACCATCTTCCTGTGCTTGCAATTGTTTCGCTGAGCATGACGACTTATGACGACAGTATACGCTACGGCATCCTTAAAGAAGACAGCGTGCTGTACAGAGGCTTGGACAAGACGTGCGATATTGTAAAGAGCTCCGTACGTCCCGGACGACCTGAATGGTTTTCGCAATTTAAACCAGTATCTGAAATTTATATGCCAAACGTTCATACTGGCAGCAAAGGGTGTTTTTTTGTCCTGAAAACTACACGTCCCTTGAAATTAATCCAAATTTGGAATGCGGTAACGATGCCGGTGATTATAAGAATGTACTTAGACGGCCTCAAAAACAAGACAGTCACACAGATAGAATATGACGCGTTTCGCGTGTTTTCTGGGTACGGTATCGATAAACATCCCACGGCCACGGTTCCGTCTCCGGTAAGGAAACTCGCTTTAGATAATGGGTTCGTGAATTTGGATATATATAGGTCTATGGCACAACGGCCTACTGTGTCAAGCATAACCCAAGACCATGTCGCGTCGATAAAACAAGTATCGCAGGGAGTGATTGAAATATACGGCCTTCAATGGGGTCCTGGCAAAGACCAATTTGAACGAACGAGCACAAATAGCGCCGATATGACCGTGATGGATACATTGGCGCGGTTCTTTCCTGGGTACGACGGCATCTACGCCGCACCTGTTCCGTCCACATACCACACAGGCACGTTTAGTGAGGAATACATTCTGTTTCCAGACGTTATGTCAAAAGTGAAGGAACATGCTCGCGTCGGCGGGAGGCGCCGGATACGTACTCGTCGGTTACGCCGTCTGGCGAATGTCGTGACGACACACCGGACACCGCACGCTCATCGAAAACCACTGCGTAAAGCAAGCTGAGTGGTACATGTGTTCGCAGTGAACAATTTGCATCGCGTTCGCGGTGATGTCGTCTTGGCAGATGGCGCACCGTGTGTTCGGCGGGACGTCTACTACAGTCACAGTTGCCCTGTCAATGTGCGTCTGTGTCGGCGCGACAGTGACCGGGTCCATGAACGATTGTGGGAAGCTCATGGTGAGTAGCGCCGTCGCGGCAGCGGTTGTGCGCTGATGACTTGTGTGAATTCGGTTAATCAGCTCCATGAAACAGCGTTCATTCAGCAAAAATGTCGTCACAGTCGCGTCCCGAGTTGCGACCGACAGACGGTTGATTGTTCGTTCAAAAAAAGTATTCCGACCTCCGATCAGATTGTTGATAGTAGTTAGCAGTTCTTCTTCCATTAAGTGTTAGTCATTGTCTTGTTTGAAAATCAATTTTTACGTAGGAACATGTCCATTGGGCCCCGCTTGTGCTTCTTCAGGTACTGCGCGCCAGTGAACATGAGCGAATCCAGCTCCTTCTCCTTGCGTTTCAGCACCAGAAGGGTCGCTTCCTCCTCGTCCATCCCGTCGTCGATGAAGCTGCTCAGCATCGCCTTGTAGCTCACTCGCTCCTTGTACCCCTCCAGCTGCTCCAGCGCCAACGCGAACATTTGAGCGATCGGATTTTGAAGCTGGTTTGTGATGTAAAATTCCACATCAGGTTTCAACTTATGTTGCCGCACGTAGTCAACATGCTCGATCTTGTCGCCTTGCTTCTTTTGGTCCTTGCGTTCTGCGACGTAGACGTACGCCAACCTGTCGCCTACCTGTGGCGCACTGCCTTCATCCCGCGTCTTCATGCGTCCGGCTAGAACAGCGTGTGCGATTTGGTCTGGGTTCTTGTAGTCGTCCCGCAACTGTTTGGTCACAATGTACTTCTCCAGCGGCATCTCGTTCTTCATCACCTTCACAAGCATGTCTTGGACAAAGCGCTGGGCTCTGCGAATGTCCCGGTGTTCCATGAGAATATCCAGTGCCCCGCCGAACACATCCTTCACGATCGGCGCATTGTCGCGCCGCTTTATGGCGATACCCATCTCCTTGCGTTTCGGCTTCTTTGTGACGTCGTCCTCGTACATCATGCCCACATACCGTTTCCGACAGAACAGGATGAACGGATAGAACGTCTTTTCGTACTCGATGCGGTGCGCTTTGCGGCCCGTTGACGTGATACGTTCTGCTGCCTGTTTTGCGAGCTCGATTGATTCCGCCAATGATTTGGTGTCAAATTTGATGAATACAGAATCCGTGTCGCCGTAAATGACCTTTCCACCGAATTCTTCCTCGATAATTTTTTTCGCGTCATAAATCTTCTGACGACCCACTGCGGTAGTGGATGCCGCAACTTCTAGGCGCCGAATAGGTGATGTCTTGGAACCACACTGGCCGTAAATCGAGTTGGCAACGACTTTGTACGCCAACTGAAGACCGTTCAACACCGATTTTTGAGCGTCGTCTTCCGTAGTTTCCATCTGTTTACGCGTTTCCTTTCGCTTCTTGAGAAGAATGTCCAGCGTGATTGGAAGAAGTCCGATGGTGCGCGGATCGTCAGTGGGCTGTGCGTAGCCACAAACTTGGCGTCCAATCGTAATGCCGTCACCATCCTTCAAGTCGTAGCCCACTTCATCAACTCGGTGCCCTTCGAAATTCTTCACCACACTGGGGTTTAGAAGCTTGCCGTGCATGTCGTAATTCTTCACGTATACGAGTGTGTCGGGAGACAAGTTGTAGGCGATCATGTTGGACGGGTACAGCGAGTTGAAATCCAGAACTGGAATGGGCTGGTCCAAGTACATGCCGATCTTTGGAGGCAGCACAATGGCGCCCTCGTAACTGGAGTCGCCGTCCACGCTTTCTTGTGTCATGATCAGCTGGTTGCGCTTTGACGCGTTGTAGACGACCGCCGAGTAGATCTTGATGCCTTGGCCACGCAGGAACGTGTACTGAATAGGCACGCGACACACGTCTGACATACCGCGCGCATTGACCAGTGTGTCCAGCTTGGCCATGAGCGTCAACACTAGATCACAATCTTGGATGCAGTACTTGGCAATGTGCGCGCGATCGGCAGGGGTTCCGATGTGTGCCTTGAAGATTTCATGATGATCCACGTCGTCTTTCGCAAACGACCATTCTAGTTTTCCGATCTCGTCATCCGACAGATCGCTGTCGAACAGGTACGTGTTTCCAGGCAGTTCAATGATGAACTTCTTGGGGTGAACTTCCTTGACCATAAATTTCTCACCGTCACGGTACGGGTTGTGGGTGTTCGTAACCACATCGAAGCGAACCAGATTTCCGGCAAACAGACCTCGCGTACTTTTTGTATGGATTTCGTACGGCTGCGTCTTTTCGCCTGTGATCAGGACCACGTTCGTGACTTTATCGCGGAGGAACTTGTTTGCGACGTTGTCCAGCTTGTAGCTGTCCAAATTATGTTCGCGACGCATGCTCAGAAACAGGTCGATGCTGAGACGTCCCGGCATCTGGATGTATCGCACCGCGAACTTTCCAGACGCGAGTTCAAACGTCTTTCGCTCAGTTTTCACATTCTCAATCCTGTCGCCCCACTGCTTCACATCGATGCGTCCAAACTCCATCTTTACACCGCACTTCTTTGCGCGGTCTGCCACGTAGCCATCATCGAACCCAAACGTGTTGTAGCCACACACTACATCTGGGTTTTCGTTGGCAATGCACTCCTCGAATTTCATCAGCAAATCCGTCTCGCTCCGGCACTGAACGAATTTCACACTCGGATCGTGGGACGGATCGCACTTTCCGTTGACAAACACGTAGCGCTCCACTGTCTCCAGCATCGCGTCGCTCCACCGAAAACTGATCCCGATCTGGCTGATTTCGTCTCCGGGAATGGTTGATACTGGGAACTGGCCGGTGCTGGAGTACACTTCAAGGTCATATGACGCCACCATGAGCGGAATGTTGATTGTCGGGTACGAGCTCACGTCTGTGTACTCGCACTGGTACGAGACGTCCACGCGCGCACCATCGTCAATCGTAATCGGGTTCTCGGAAAACACGATGGGCGACGCGGGCGTGATGTCTCGAGTGTGAAACATGCGCAGCAGCGGCGGGAGGTCCGCCTCGTAAACGTCTTCTGGCACGACCGTTCGGCTCCCAATACGGAAGGGCAGCTTCAACATCGTGCGCTTCAAAGCTTTGAAGGCGAACAGCGACCTGCACGTGATCTTCCACACACGCGTCGGTTCCAGTCCAGAGAACCCACGCATGGCGTCCAGTTTCAGTTCACTCGTGATGCGCAGGTCACGAATGGGTTTCTCGCTCGCTTGTGCGATCGACGCCTCAATCATTTTCGGCGTCTCGCTATCGTGCGCCTTCAGGTACATGTATGGCTGGAACCCAGTGATGCGCAGGCGAGCAACGTCGCCGTTGTGCGTCCGTCCAAACGCGTCCACGGCGTAGTTGTAGGCCACATCATGCTCGATCCAATCGCACGGTTGAAGGTATATTTTCTCCATCTTGTCAGGTGTGCCATAAGTTGATATCGGTAACGGAACATTCGTTTTTCTTCTGGCTTCTTCAATAAGAGGATGTTTCATGTCAATTCACGATTAAGTCCAGGCGACGCGTCGCTGCCAAGTATGTCGCAGCCCCAGTCGGGGTGCGGAGGCGCCTCTATCTTCCGATCTGCCGCAGAACATCTCGGCATCATTCCGCGAGGAAACATGGGCAACCAGCCTGAAACGGGATGTGCCGTGGACGTCCAGAGCCGGCTGATGTGGGGCGACCCAAACACGCAGCGCCCCAAGGGAGCCCAGCAGCTTTTTCCCCGCCCGTTTGCGACGACGCCGTTCATGGCGATGGGTAGTGTGGAAGATATTCCGGCGCAGAGCAAGGTGATCTTTGGCCACTCCACCGCCAACCGCAAGAGCATCCAGACGGTCACTGACTCTCAGTTTCCGGTGTTTGAACCTCTTCTTCAATCGAAGGCAGACGACATTCCTGGAAACAACTACTTTGTGGAGCCGTTTCTTCGTGGTGGTCTGGCGTCGCGTCTGATATCGCATCAGCGCGTTGATTTGAAGTGATGGACGCCTGGATGCGGGTTTCCATGTTTTCCATGGTAGGCCGTAAGCTGTTCAGGTATGCTTCTTCCGGCTTAATGTCGTCTCGCGTGCGTTTACGTGGCGCCGCCGCGACTTTTGAAGATGGACACGGGACGTTCTCTACGATCTGGTGAACTGCCTCTACCACGTCGCCGTCCACTTGGTCAAAAACACGTCGCGCCTCCTCCTCAAGGCATCCAGTCAGTGTTATGATAAGAGCAATTGGGTCAGTCATATTTTATCGTATGAAATGTAAACAGTGTGAAGATGCGTTTCATAGATGCATTATGTCCACCCGCGATGCTGTACCTGCTGTTCGTGACGATCCAGATTGCGCTTGACCTGTCGCTTGGGCTGCTGACGACTGCCGCCGTCAAGACAGTGCTTGGCGTGGCGTCGGTTGCCATTCTCGATGCCCTCTGCGGAGTGGACTTGGGCGTCGTGTCGTGGGCCATTGTGGCGACGCCGTTCATCGTGACCGCACTCGCAACCTCCATCTCTCTCGGGCTCGGCATGGACCAGAAGGTCGCGTCCAAGGTGAAGGAGACGTTTGCCCTGTCGCCCTACCCCTCCAAGGAGACCGACGATGTGACTGTGACGATGTCGTCGCCCAAAAAGGAGGGCGATGAGTACCCATTTTCAACAAGCTCTCCAGTATAATTCAATGAATTCATCTGTTATTCGGAAGCTTAGACAAGTTGAGACAGAAACTCGCGAACGGAACATGTCGCGAAAAGAGTACAGCATGCTGTACACGCTCTACACGTGGATCTTTCACTGCCGACGCAGCGTGATCAAGACGCTATTTCAGGAAGACGAGCCAAAGAAGGTGTTTGAGATTGAGCTCCCAGAGCCAGAGTACCCTTGGCTGTGCGTGTTCGCCGACGACGAGGACGTGACTGATATCATTAACGACAAGATCCTCGCGCACGTAAAGCTGTCGACTGAACTGCTCGAGGCGGTGACGGGACTTCGCGACGTGTCGTGGAGCTACATGGACAGTCGGACGTTTGAAGTGGTTCCAATTGTATCGTCAGAGCAAGTAAAGGATGAAGGTGCCGGTACCGAACCCGCGTCTGACACAGTACCTGATACGTAACGCAAAACACTACTTCAAAGAAGCAGAAGAGTATGTGAGTTTAAAAAGCACCTACGAAGAACTGAGTTGGTGGACGATATTCGACATGGCGTCTCCGCTCATAACGATCGTGTTTGCGCTCGTAACGAAAAAGTTTCCGGATTTGTTTTCGATTTTGGGGGTTTATAAGTCAGTTGAACATTGGGTTAATTATTTTAGGTATTTGGAGTTGAGGTCTTATTTCGGGGAGTGGAAAGCGATTGTGGATGCGGTCGGAGGACCTTTTATTTCGACTAACGATCCCACCTACATGGCGTACGTGTACGCTGACGGCATGCACAGAATTCACACTTCTACGTTTTCAAATGTCGCACGTCGCCCAAGGCGTGTCCCAACCTGACCATGCGCGCTCGCCGTGCTCCATGACTTCACGATCATACGCCTCGCCAATCATCCGCGCCTCTTCCTCTTCCGGAAAGAAGTACCAGCGGTACTCGTCTGACAGTGTGTACCCGTCGAGAGGCACACGCACCTCGTCATCCACGATGTGGATGTACAACTGAATATCGTCCTTCAGCGACCACTTCTTCGTCTCAACAAGTTCCAGTAGTTTATCTAGGAACTTGTTGAGGTGTGCATTGTTACCCGCGAACTCAATTTGCTTCTGCGTGTGGTTGATGAAGAACTCCATTTTATTAGATTGCTGCTGACCTGTTGTGACCTTTTCAAATCCGTTTTACGTGGGCTTCACGTTGAACGCACCGAGAGCCGGACCGCCGTCACCTGTCTTGGTGCTGATCGGCACGTAGTTGGCAATGCCGCGCACGCCGGATCCCTGGTACGACGCAGACACGGCGCCCCAGCTGCCGCCGCCACGGTGACGACGACGACGCGTGACCTTGCGGCTCTTGCGGCGCTTGCCGCCAGCGTACGCGGGCGCCTTGGTTTCGGCGCCGGTAGCCCACAGCGGCGCACCAGTTCCCACCTGGCCGTTGAAGCCGTAGTACCCGCCCTTCTTCACCGTCTTGCGGCGACCAGCGCTCTTCTTATGCGACTTCCTGTGAGGCATTTACTAACTTCGTACAAAATTATACGATCCGTCGCCGTTGTCTTCGCACACTGCCTCAAACACATCCCCGAGCGTCTTCAGTAAACGCGACGTCTTCATGTCCGGCACGCGCAAGTAAGCGTTGCGACCTCTGATCTCGTAGCAATCGGGCATCGGAAGCTTCGCAACAACCACTTTCTGGCCCGTGCCTTCCTCAAAGAACCCGCTCTTGCCAATCTCGTCCAAGTAGATCTCGTAGCCCCGCACAGGTCCAGTGTACTCGCTCTTGTGTCTCAGCTTGATCGTGGCAGGCGTCTCAAACACGAACGTCTTCAGCCAAGCACTCAGCCACTCGTGTCGCTGCTGGAAACTCGAGCACGCAAACACACAGTTTGAATTGTACATCCACATATCGGCCACCACAAATTCGGTCTTGGAGATCTTTTCAACGCGCAAGAACGTGTCGTTACACACGCGCTCGTCTACGCAGCACGGAACCTTGTAACACTCCTGTGATGTGATCCACATACACACAGGAGTGTTGTTGTCATATGTAAAAACTAACCACCCCGGTTTGCCGGTTGTTTGGGGGACTTTGAATGAATTACGTGCCTGGGGGACGGGTTTCTTGAAGACCGTCCGGTAGGCCGGCGTCCAGTCGTGACGCCGTTGAATTTGGCAAAGGACGGGATTCATATGCGGGTAGTTGTACTTCTTGCTCGGGCTGTATGAAAGCGGGAGCCGGCGGTGGCGCGGCAAAGCTGGGCGGGGGTGGCGGAGGGATGTGCGACGCGACCGCAACTGGGCCCTGCTGCTGTGGGACCGGAACGTCGCGGTAAATGACCTTTGGCTCGGGTGGGTACATGATCCGGATCGCGGCGAACGTCGCTAGGTGTAGCAGCCCCATCACCGCCAGTGTGGCGAGCGCGACGTAAAATACATCCAGTATGATCATCTTTAATGAGTTGAAAGGTTTTAGGCGTGAAGTTATTACGCAACCTGTTCGTACCGCTCGCACCAAGTCGGTCCTTGCTCCTCCCAAACCAACGGATGCTCCGACAACAGAGAGTACTTGACAACTTCCGTGTGACAGGGTTTCGGAATGACACCGGTCCATACTTCGGTTTCAATATTGATCCCAACCTCCACCAACGAAAAACGTTCGCGTTTTGATAGTTCGGGGATGTAGCACCAGCCGTCGTGTGCCCAGATGCGTGTGACTGAGATGCTGTGTTTAGACGCCGGAACCTTGTAGTTCCGCACCGTCGTGTTCATTTGTGTTTAGATGGTCGGATGGACTTAAACCGATTGCTGTGCGAATTGGGTCATGTACCTTGATGATGTCGCACAGAATTTTAGTGTCGTAGAACGATCCGTGAAGGCGGGACTTTAGCGGTTTCTTGCGGAATACGTGCTCGTACAGCTCGCTCAGTTTCGGGGGCTTTGCGCCGGGGTAGCCGCTCGGGTACGGCAAGTTACACATGGGTCGCGCAATGCGCATCGTACAATACTTTGGCTTGACAAATCCCTCAAACACATGTCCCAAATCCCAGCGCATCGCGTTGATAATCACGTTCTCGTCAAACTCCAAATTGTGTGCGACGAGAGCATCGTATTCAATGTTCAAGAACTCTTCCATCACCTCACCTAGAGGCGCGCCGTACCGCTCAGCGTACGAATGAAGAATACCGTGAATGGCCGTTGATTCTGCCGGAATGGTCCAGTGAATGGGTTTGATGTTGTATGTTTTCTGAAGGACCGCCTTGTTTCGGTCGCTGTCGTAGACCATCCACGAAATGGAGACGATGTGTGGCCAAATGTGCGGCTCAAGCCACGCACTCTGGCGTTTCTTGGGAAGACCAGTCGTTTCAGTATCGAAAATAAGGACGCGCATCTTGGAGTGTTGAGTACATCAGTTCTTACGAGACCAAATCCATTTTACGACGCAAACGTCTTTTGTGTCTGTAGGATGGCGTGGATCCACTGAGGCACATTTTCAATCACGCGCTGGACGGTGAGAATGTCGTGCGGCACTTTGGCGTGGATGTCCAGCGTCGTGCTTTCGCAGATAAACAGCATCGCGGTGGTAAGGAAACACAGGCGCTGTTTCATAGACGCCGGTTTCCAGCGGAGACAGTGTATTTTGAACAGCGCATCAATGTACGGCGTCAACATACGTGTCTGGGGCGACGTCTTGACCGCGTCATGAACTACGTCCCACAAAAGCCACACAATATTGTGGGAGTGCGCGTCGTCAATGAACGGGTTGGGGCGCGCGTTACACGCCAACTCAACCTTGTGCTGCTTCTTACAGTGACTGGCGTACTTTAGGAGCCACGATGTCCAGTACAATGCGCGCGTCAAGTCGCGCGTTTCGGGACGCAAACAGTATACCAGTTCGTTCATGGGCACCACCAGTTCCAGTGGATCGTTTTTCATGTTCAGATGACGCCCGTAGTTGGCAGACGGCGCCTTCAAGTTCTCTTGGATCGTGAGTGGCTGGAAATCGTGTTCCGGTTTAATTTTCGGAGTGGGCGGGAGTTTGTTCTTGCGACAGAAGGCGGTTGTTGCGCCTGCCTCGCACACCAGCGTCCGCACCGAATGGTTGTTGCGTATGCCGGTCATTGCCAGAGTGGAGTACTGGCCTTCGTAAGTCGAGAATGCCTCGTACTTTTGAACGAGGTACAGGAACACGTTAGGGGCCGCACGGTTGATGTGCTTGGCGGCCGACTCAAAAAGCGTCTGCCATAGGGAGTGTACGAGCCCAGAACACAACAACTCGAGCGTCCAGTAACATGTGTAATCAGCATGCCCGAGTTTGATGTTTTCTTCAATCACCTTGTACACATGTGACCGAAGGTGTCCTGAGAACGTGAACTTTTGGAAATCCACCACTGTGCGTGGATCGTGGACGTCCATGCTATTGTTTAGACCAAGGGAAGGTCCATTCGGTCTTTTCACCGCGCGTGTAGATCACGACCATCAATCCGGCAAGCAGAACGAAGAACGCGAGGACGTGTACGAACTGAAACGATCCTCCTACAATGTAGATGCCCAGTGTAATCACTGCCGTGACAAGTAAGATTTGAAGCACGCGTTTCACTTTGAGCGAACTTTCCAGCTCGTCCTTGTTCGCGCTGATTTTTGATTCCAGCTCCTTCATTTTGCGCGTCAGCTTCTCTCGCTCGCCTTCCTCCGACGTCATCATGTTCTTGTACGTCTTGGCGGTGTCCACAAACTCCTTGGCGCTCAACTGATGGTTCGTGTCGCCGTCGTACGTGGACTTCAAGTGCGACACGATGAGATCGCGCTGCTTGTCGACCTCCGGAATTTCAGAGTACTTGGTGGTGTCTGAATTCTCCGGAGCCGCGGATTTCACCACACTCATGATGGTGTCTGTGAGTGCGGCGTAATTCATTGTTATTAGCTCACAGGGAAAAACGACAAGTTCATGCCCCGAGCAGTCAGCACTGGCAGCACGCCACTCACAAGGTACCCGCGACTGTTGATGCTGTCCACAATCGGTTTCGTGCGAGAACGACGGAACCCGCTGATTGTCGCAGTCAACACTCCCTGACCGGTTCCAGTGATAGTTAACGAATTTGCTGCGCACAATAGCACTTGGAGGGTTCCGCTATAAGGAGACGAATTGTTGACAATTCTTACCGCACTCGTAGATGTGGTTCCTGAAACATTCGATAAAGTTTGATAACGAACTTGAGTGGCAGTAGGGGTTCCTACCACTGCGAAAGTCCCGTTACATCCTGCTACAGAATGACCGCTTACTGTAATACTATTTGTCGCAGCAAACACTGCAGTCGTTGTTGTAGGGAATGTCAGTAATGCCAAACTACCTCCGGTTGTGACTGTCATGGTAATGGTCAAGCTAGTTCCACCGGTTCCGGTAAAATCTGTAAGAGTAGTTCCAGCGGCATTGGAGTTTCGAATTGTCACAGTTGTACCATTCACGTTTGTGATTAAATAATAGTTGTTGTTAGTTATACCTCCACCACTTGATCCTGCTTGGATTATCATGCCTGCACGTAAAATACCAGGGTCAACGGCCGCCATAGTGACGGTACTAGCACTACTTGTGGCGGTTATGGTAGCCGTTACATTTGCGACAGACAAACTGCCTGATTCATCAGCGGCAATTGAAACGCCGGCTCCAGTGACTGTAATAGCGTCATTCACATCAAACGGAATGTCGTTCTGTGCGGCAAAATTGTATGTCATCGTAGTTCCGTTTCCGGAAGTGCTTGTAACTGCCAGTTGGAACGGATCCCGCGCGAACTTCTCGGACGTTAAGCCGTTCAAAACTGCGCGATTGCGTTTCATGGCTGTGATCATGGAGGCGTCCGTTCCGGGACCCTTTTGCTTTCCGTTCTTAATGCCGTCAGATACAAGTGTCGGCATTTATTTGTATCTCTACAAAATGTAATGAACGCCTCGGAGTTCCAAAGCGCACGGGCCGAGCGCATCAAGGTATTTGACAGGGATTATAAGGCCTTAAAGGAGCAGTACGGCACCGCTTTGAAAGCTGCGATCGCAGAGCAGGACCGCGCGACACAGTGTGTGCGCATCAAGGAGGTGCTGGATGTCAACAAGAAGCTGACGCAGCTGGTTCAGGGAGTGCTGGTTGGGTCAGGCGACGGCGGGTGTAAGCTCACTCCGGAACGCATTCGGGTCTTGCGCGCCGACATTGAAAAGTACAAGGCCCAGCACGCCGAGATCCAGCAAGGACGCGACCGAGTGTACGCGCTGCGCCAGACACTCGCGCTGGAAGAGCAAAAAGTGGACATTGTCCACGGTTCTCAAATGTTGTATTTAGGTCTTCTTATCATCGTGTTGCTTGTTTTAGTGCTTGTGGTCATTCGCTCAGGCATCCGCAGCGCTTTCAACGCACAGTCGGTATCGTCGGTTGTCCCCGGACGTTTCACATAGCCCCAGCACTTCAATCACTTGACCGGGTCGGGCTCCGATCCATTTAGCCATCGGGTCTTGGCAGTCAATCTTCGGAATGCGCTTCACGTCGGGGATGTGGAACTCTTTCAGCATCGCTGCCGTTTCCTCGACAGACATGACGCGATGCTTCGGCTGCTTGCGGTGTGCCGAGATGTCAAACTGAAGGTGCCGCATCTCAAAGATTTGAATTAGCGGCTGGCTCGTGTCGGCCACATACCGCCTCAGCGCCGTGAGAACCGAATCGGACGACCGTGTAGGTGTCACGATAATCATGCCGCCGCTGTAGTCGTTTTCCGTTGCGAACGCCAGCAGGTTGTTCAGTTCACGTTCAGACACGCGTGTCTTCTCGCTGAACACCACCAGCACACCGCCGTAGGTGAACATGTGTGTCTCATCTGCCGGATTGGCCACCTGCTGGAACCCGTTTGCGTCCACGACACCTCGGTTCTTCAAAATGATCTTGAGTGTTTCAAGTGCGCGTGCCTCTTCCATGATTGTCTTATTGTTTAACGACCATGAAAACGTGTATCCATTTTTTAGTGACATTAATGTTAAAGGAAATGCGGACAGTTATCGCCATGATTGTTCTAGCCAGTGTAATTGTGTGGTTTGTCGCAACAAACTCGCGACCGGTGGACTCGGTCAAACGCGAAGTGGTGATGAAGACACTCGACGCCGAGCCAGCGTCTTCGTACAGTCAGAAGACCAACCACTACCCCATGCCATCTTACAGCATGGGTCCCGTGTCAGGGTTCGAGACACCGTTTCGTGTCAATGCGTGGCACGCGTACATGGAATAACTTACACATCCGCGGCACACATTAAGTAAATGCGGTTTCACGTACTCTCGCTGCCACACACGATCACACGTAAAGATTACTCAGCATGCGCGTTCACGATGAAGGCACTGAAGTTCTGTAAGATGATGATGGCGCGCGGACACACTGTCTACCACTACGGCCACAAGGACTCTGAAGTTGACTGTACCGAGCACGTCCCTGTCACGTTCGATGAGGATCTCGAGAAGGCGTATGGAACGTATGACTGGAAGAAGAGTTTCTTTCAGCACAACACCCAGGACCACGCCCACCAAATTTTCAACCAGCGTGCGATTGTAGAGGTCGAGAAGCGTAAGCAGCCCAACGATTTCTTGCTGCTGTTCTGGGGCTATGCGCACGCGCCCATCATGCACGCCCACCCGGATCTAATTGCGGTGGAGCCAGGTATCGGGTGTACCAATGAGCCGTGCACCAAGCAGTCGATCTTTGAGTCGCATGCGGTGATGAACGTCGTGTACGGGAAGTACAACAAGTCACCGCACTGGTACGACGCCGTCATTCCAAATTACTTTGATCCAGCCGACTTTCAGTTCAACCCGAAACCGAAGGACTACTTCCTCTTTGTGGGGCGCATCATCGAGTCCAAGGGCATCGGCATCGCAGTTGAAATTACAAAGCGACTTGGTGCAAAGTTGCTTGTTGCCGGACAGGGCGATTTGGCGCAGGTGATGGGACATGTTCCAGACCACGTGACGTGTGTCGGGTACGTCGAGCCGGCTGCGCGCTCTGAGCTGATGCGAAACGCAAAGGCCCTCATTGCGCCGACGCACTACAATGAACCGTTCGGAGGCGTGACGATTGAGGCGCTGTTTTGTGGAACACCCACCATCACGACCGACTGGGGCGGGTTTGCGGAGAACAACATTCACGGCGTAACGGGATACAGATGCCGCACAGTTGAGCAGTTCGAGTGGGCTGCGAAAAATATTGACAACATCTCTCGCAGAGCGTGCCATGAATGGGCTTTGAATAATTTTTCACTGGACCGTGTGTCGCTGATGTACGAAGAGTACTTTGAAACACTGGTCAAGATCCACGATGGGAGTGGCGGGTTTTATGCTAACAATCCGGGACGAACCGAGCTGGACTGGCTGGTGCGGTACTACCCGCTGGAGGCCGCGACTACAGAACCAGCGTCGTCTTCTCGCGAGGGTGTTCAGGAAGTGACTGTTCCGATCGATGCTTCTGGACCAGAGACCACGTCTCCTGGAAAGACGGAAGGTTCGTTGCCAGCCATTCCGGGTCCTTATCGACGGTCCGAATCTTATACTTCGTAAGCGCCCAGAAGAACATCTGTATCTGGAACATGTCAACGTCCCGTAAGACATCATCCTTCCAATCCGAAAAGCTGCGCGTATCGCCGATATCCTTGTATTTCACAGTTCCGTCCTCCAGGACCACGTAGACAGATTTGTACTCTGCGTCAGTAGTTAGCCATTCAGAGTAGGGCATCGCCTTGAATTTGAACTCAGCGTATTCGCATACATTGAGTCCAGAACACGCCATTTGTAGTTGCATTTGATGGTAGTACGCCGAAGGGACTGGAGTGGTGTCGTCAAAGTCGCGCGAGATGGGACACTTTATCTCGATCAGATGACCATATAGTGAATGCGATACATCTTTTGATACCAGAATGCCGTCAGGAGATGCGCCCAAGAAAGCATGGTCGGGGTGCGGGATACATGAGGTGTCCAGGATAGATACACCGTACATTCCTTCGTAGATCTGCTTTGCGATTGGCTCGAATTGAGTGCCCCACACGAGCGCACGCGCGCCTCCGCCTGAACCAAAGTCCCGAGGTACGAGTTTGGATAAAACGATCTCGTGGCGTGATGCGGGAGACGCATCCTTGACTGTTTTCCAAATCTCTGAGGCGGTGAGCATCTCGCTGCGCTTGGCGTGCCAAGCATCCGTGCGCTGGTCATTGTGTCCGTACTGCTCAATCAGCCAATTAACTTGTGTATCTGCCATTATACATGTGTCAGTATCTGATGTCGGCAAATTCGTTTTAAGGCAACACATATTGGGAAGACAATGAATATCCAGTCACAGGAGCAGTGGGTGCTTTATCGCCTAGAGCGGTTTTACGGAGACGCCGCAAATTTCGAGCGCGTCAAGTCCATCATCGAGGGCAACTCGGTAATATCGCTGCGTCTGATTGACTGGTTTGTAACTAACTACTCCAAGAAGCACAACATTTCGTACATGTCCGGCGACAGACACATTGTCGTGTACTTGGCGTACAAGTCGCACCTAAAAGCGTACAGCAAAAAGATGTTTGACCCGTTCTGTCGTTGGAAGCGTATCAAGTTCCACGAGATGGAAACGACTGTGGGTCAGCTGAATTTCTTCGAGTGGGCCATTCACGACGGCGTGCTGGATTACATCATGACCCACCACACAACCATCCACGACGACATGGAGAGGTGTATCCACGAAGAGAAGGACACTGACGCGCCAAAGAAACGGCACGAGCTGTCGCGCAGCGCTACCAACTCGCTGAAGCATCACAATGTGCGTGTAACCGTCAAGTTTGATTAAGCGTCCTACACACAAATGCAGTCGCAGCGACGCAAAGGGCTGGTGTACCCGATAGAAAAAGGCATAGCCGAACACGATGACGATGTGGATGCTGAGCTGTTCACTATTGAAAGCCACTCTGTGTACCGCGGCATCATTGATCCCCGCTACACGTCACATGGTCTCGACGTCCAGTGGCTGTACGACGACCTGCTGGACCGAGTCGGACTGATGGAGTACGAGAGCACTGATCGCGAGAAGTATTCTGTCCTCTGGATACACGACAACCCGTACGGCACGTTTCTGCAGGAGCCCGACTGGACGTGTCGCGACAAGACGGTGTGGGCCTACATGACCAATGAAGCGTACCAAGATTGTTTGGAGGAGGACTTGCTGGCCAAGTCACTTTACAGCGACACTGTGCGCATCATACTGCCGAGCATGCTGCCGCGAATTCCGATATGTTTCTACCACTGCACATCCTGTAAAAAACGCACACTTTCAGCTCCTCACAGTTGTAAAGAATTGAAAAAGGGATTGTTCCCCCGAAATGTTTTGTTTTTAGATAATTCAGGCGTTATTTATGACCCGCCACAGTCATCTCAAATTTGGTCGTACTTTATAGGGGGGCGGCAACACGTCTCTTACGACCAGCCGGCGCCGGTGCAGGCGCAGGAGCAGGCACATCGTCAAGATCAGGGATCTCAATGTCCAGCGCCGTATCCTGAAGTGGCTGATGATCCGCCACCGCCTGGCTCTCTGTCAGAGGAGCCGCCTCCTCCTCCTCCTCTCCCTTCTCAAGATCATCCGCAAACACATTCTTCGCAGTCATCTGAGCCCGAGGAAACACCTGCGCATACGTGAGGCGCCAAGTAACGCCAAAGCCGCCGCCAGCGATGACGTAGATGGAGCCGCTCACGACCATGTTTGCCTCCACGCCCTTGGGGAACACGCTCAGTAGGTTGTTCGGGTACACAGGCATCGGATTGCCACGGTTGTCGATCACGTCGGCGTTCACGCGGTTGTCGTACACTGGGACCTTGATAGTCAAGCTGGGGGGATACTTGCCGTTAGGAATGTACTCGCCATCGACGCGGTCGGCCGAGAGACGCATGAGCGGCTTGAAGCTGTCACGAACCGCCTCCTCAGAGCGCTTCTTGCCGAACCACTTGACGCTGTTCTCGACTGCGCACTTGATGATCTTGTCCTCGAGATCCAGCAGGAAATTGTAGAGCTTGGAGTTGTCGTCGCCGTCAGGAGCACGGTCCTTGCCGTAAGGGTCGCATCCCTTAAGAGAGCCGATCAGCGTGTATGACGTGTTGCCCTCGGTCTCGCGAATTAGAACGCCGCCAGGGAAGCCCATGCGAGGGAGGCGCAGCTGGAGGTTCTGACCATCGTACTTGATGTTGATGCTGGGGTTGCGTCCGGCCTTTGCCTGTCCTACGATCAGGTTCACGCGGGAGATGTCCAGGTTGCGAACGTTGATAATTGCGTTGGTGCTCATCTTATAGCTTTCTGTTGGTGGGTGTACATGATATAACGTCTCTTGCGTGTATATCCGTTTTCAATGAACTGATACCAACATGATAATAATGAACACGTGTCTGGCCTGTAAGAACAAAACGAGCATTGAAAGATGTAAGCTCGCTCCCATCACAGGTCTGGCGTTCTGTGGCGTCCATGCCCGCAGCAAGAAGCCCCGGATATGGTCCGTTGTCAACGACGTCGACAAGTACGCCGTCCGGATTTCAAAGGCGTGGAGGGGATACCGTATCAGGCGGCTGCTTAAACTTGCCGGACCAGGTGTCTTGAAGCGATCTGCGTGTCACAACGAGGAAGAGCTGGTGCTGTTGGAAGACGCGCGAAGTGTCCATCCGCTTAACTACTTTGCGTTCGAAGAAGGTGGAAAGGTGTGGTGGTTTGACGTTCGCAGCATGATTGGGTGCCTGAACTCTGCGCTGATCCCAACCAACCCGTACACGCGACAGCCGCTGGGGATAGACACGCGATTCCGGCTCAGAATGCTGTACAAGTACCGCATCAACAATCGGCTTCCGACTGTCCACGAAGCTGCGCCAAGACGCAGCATCAACGATCTGATACAGTACCAGTGGATGCGTGTGTGTCAAATTCTTCACGAGAATGGCTTCGAAGACCTCCATCCCAACACATTCGTATCGATACCATCCCCAATGACCCTTTACTACTTTCTCATGCTAATGCGGGAAGAGCTGTCCGAGATTGCGAAGACACACCTGAAGTGCTCCAGGTACCGCAGGTTCGCCAGCATCATGAGACGAGAGATGGAGACGTTCGGACTGGTAAGTTCGCCATACATTCAAGTGGCAACGAGCTTGATAATTATATTGAACGACGTAGGTGACGTGTTTCCGGTGTGCGCAGCAATTGTCCGGAGCTTCGGCCGTTTGTGATTTAAACAGGTCACGACAGTAGAGAGTATACCAACGCGTTAAAAATGGCCCCTGCGAAGTCAACTGTTAATTCAAACACGATGCCTGCCACCCCCAAGAAGACCGCTGCCAAGCCCGCCGCCAAGACCGAGGTCACTGTCCCGGTCGCCGCCCCTGCGCCTGCCCCTGTTGCGGCGCCCGTCCCTGCCCCTGCCGCCGCGCCCGTGGTGGCGGATGCGCGCTCGGCGGATGCGATCCTGACGTCTGTTCAGGATGCCCTGAAGTCGCTGAACACGGAGGTGACTGGCCGTGTGCGCGCCCTGATCGCCGAGGCGGCGGAGGCCGTCAAGGCCGTGAAGCGCGCTGCCCGCGACTCCAAGCGCCGCGTGCGCAAGGACCCCGCCACGATGACGCCCGAGGAGAAGGCGGTGTGGGAGGCCCGTCGCGCGAACAACGCGTTCCTGAAGCCCCGCCTGCTCTCCGACGAGCTGGCCACGTTCATGAGCTTGCCTGCCAAGTCGCAGAAGAGCCAGACGGACGTCACTAAGTTCGTGTCCACCTACGTGAAGGAGCACGGCTGCTTTGACCCCGCCCACAAGCGCCGCATCGTGCCTGACGCCAAGCTCGCCAAGCTGCTCCGCGTCACGGACAAGCAGGAGGTCACCTACCTCAACCTGCAGAGCTTCCTGAAGGTGCACTTCATCAAGACGGATGCGCCCAAGGCCGCGTAAACAAAATAGGGCCCACCTAAAAATTAAAAAAAGTCCTCCGAGAGGCAAATAGGAGATATAGCTCAGTAGGTAGAGCGCGTGGCTGTTAATAAACGACAGTTAACCGCGAGGTCTTCGGTTCGAGCCCGAATGTTTCCGCAGCACTCATAGTTCAGTGGTAGAATGCAACCCTTCCAAGGTTGTAACGCGGGTTCGATTCCCGCTGAATGCATATGTGGGGGTAAACACCTTCAGATATGTGGTTTAAGTATAATTAGCTTGATCATTACAATGGTACTAATAAGAAGCAAAGTACCACTACATACCTCATATATCTATAATAAAGCAGCGACGTCAATTACGCGTATTTGGGCAGATGACGACTGGTGTTATATTCCAGAACTTAAAGTTCGTCAAAAATTCATAGTAATTCCTAAACATATTCAAGAAGTAGAATTTTTGTCTGAATCTTGGAGTGGAGCTATACCCAACGCAAGAAACGTGGAGAAACTTTCATACTATAAACACTCTCCAATGGTTTGGGAGGAGCTTGGAAGCTTTGGCATTGATAGGTATGAAGAGAAAAACGGATTTAAGCCAAGTCAAGTACTATAATATTGAATTCTCTTCTTAAAGCGCATCTGTATCTAACTGAAAAGTTGTATCTGAGTCATCTTGTTGTGTTTTTTTGTATCCAAGAGATATTAATCTATTCGATAGTTCGATGTATTTAGCTCCTGTCGTGTTTAGACCATCAATATGCTTGTGTTCAAACATAATTTGTTTAGGTTTAATTTCAAAATTATAATTCATTAAAATTGTGTGGTCATGTCCTTCTGTATCGGTATGTAATAAATCAATGTGAGTTATATTATATTCTTTTACTATTTCATTAAGTGTAGTAGTTTCAACATTTATTTTTTCAACTAATAAATTACTAATATGACCTAAAGCATGCCCATCATTGACAGACGAAAGTTGTGAAGCCCAGCTTGGAAACTGAGAAAAATCATTTTTTTCCGAAGGAATTGTCATTTCAATTTGTCCAATAAAATCACTAACTGCTTTATTTATAAAAATTATATTGTCAGTGTTTTCAAATTTTATATTATAGTTTAGTTTTAATTGTTCAAACAAATATGGAACAGGTTCAACTAATATTATCTTCGTATTTTTACCAACAATATTAAATATAGGGTCATTAGATGTATTCCCTACATGAGAACCTATTTGAATAATTGTTTCGTCCATATGCTTTAAATGACAAAATAAATATTGCTTAATTACAAGTTTAATACTAACTTTTATGTATCGAAAACGGATCGTGAATTTCTGGAGGGAAACAGTAACATCAGAAGAGTCCAAAATGTTTAAGACCCGCCTTCAAACCACCGAGAACCACATCGGCGACTACAAGAACAAGAACTTTACTGGTCCTCCGGAGTTAGTGCCAGTTCATCCTCTCGGTGATGCTGTGTACGAGGGTATGGATGATAATACGACTTACACCATCAAGACCGAGGACGGCACTGTATATAAGTGGTTCATCGCACTCTACGTTCCCGATAATAAGTATGAGAACAACGTTCGCAACTGTGTCTCGCGAACCAAGGGGGATTTGACGACTTGGTGGGAGGAGCCGTGCGCTATCAACGAGATGGTTTATTGGAAGCCGTGGGGTATTACTGCGCAGTACAAGAGTGATGGGAGCATCCTTATGCACTACAGCAAGGGTGACAGTGCTGTGGGGAGACGCACTACTACTCCGCCAAGAACAAACTCGTTAATGCGATCGAGGGGCTCCAGTCGATGAGTCATGGGTTTGATGAAAAAAGTGAGACGGTATACTACCCAACGCCGAAATACAAGATGATGGACTACCAGATTCTTGTGTTTGAGAATTACGACAAGTTTAGTTCGGAGATTGTTCCTGCTAATGAGGCGGTAGATGCGTTTATCGAGATCTCTCATAAATACCTTCTTCTAGAGGAGGCAGAGTTTGATACCGATGGAGAGCGGATGGTTCGGTTTACCGATACGTCTGACGGCGACAAGCAGATGATGGTTTTGATGACGGGTGTCTTCACACCCGAGATGATTAGTGCTATTCAGGATAGTCATGAACGCTACACGACCTTAGTTTGCTGGGGCAAACGCGACGACAACTACGAATACTGATGTAGTTTAAACAAACAAAACACAAATACAAACAGGAACATGTTTCCTAAATCCCATGTCGTCTAACGGCAAGGATACCTGGCTTTCACCCAGGGGGACGGGGTTCGATTCCCCGCATGGGAAAATATGAGTTGTCAAATGGCACTTCATATTTTTCCTTTTATTGATCTTTATTTATTGATACGCTTACGCAGCATGTATGTGTTCAAACGAACAAACGCAGTCCAACATTGTTTGTTCTTCTTGAAACAGTCGTTGCAAACAGCAAACGATGTATTGCGCTTCTCGTCCACGCATACGCTCCAGACCGCAACTTTATTATCGCATGATTCACACGTCATCTTCTTGTGTTGATGATATGTGTCGCTTTTAAATCCGTTTTAAAGAGTTAGTTCCTTGATGAATGTGGATATCTTTTCAACTTCATTATGCGCAACCATCACGCCACCCTGCTCGTCTTTGTAGGTGAACTTTGTCTCCATCTTGGCCGGCGGTTCCTCTTCGTCGGTCAGATTGATCTGTTGCTCCACATAGAGTGACACGACATCAACTGCCGACTGGAAAGACGTGTGCGCACGCTCCCAGACAAAGCCAGTGCTGTCGTAAATAATGAAGATCTTCATCTTGTTTGTGTGCCGGTCTCATCCCTACGAACTTCTAAATCCATTTTTTATGCTGAATCTTGGCCACAGCAGTCGGGGCTCCCATTGCACCCGCACTCGTTAACCTCGCATTCGTACGAGCAGAACTGCCGCCCGTATTCTATCTCCTTGTCGCAAAACGCACAATTATCTTCGAACAGTACATCGAACTCCTTCAGTGCCTCGCGCAGCTCTGAAGATGGAATGTTGTGACGCACGTTCAGATCGTGCGCCAAGTTCTGGAACACATTGATCTGCTCTTCGTCTGTAATATCCATCACAGCGTTCTGGACGTAGCTGAACAGTGTGTGTAGGTCGATCGTAAGTTCCGTCATTCTGGGTATTGAGTTACATAACTCGACCACATTTAAATCCGTTTTCATTATCGCAGTTCTGCTTGGCGAGAAAGGACGTGTGTGTTGACACTGTGGGGACTGAAGAAGTCAGCGACCACACCGATGACTACGTGCGGATCGAAATCCTTACAGCTGAACACATCTAGGTACATGTCGTTCGTCTCCTCTACAAAGTGAGCGGTGATGTTTGACGTCTCGATCAGCTGAACCAGCGTGTACCCCTTCTTGTTACCGGTACCAAACATCACGATCTGCGGCGGGCCGTACGACACCATGTCGATGCGCTTCACGAGCTCCTTGGTGAACGCATAGATGTTCGCCGAACACCGGATCTTCGGTCCAGCACAGCTCGCCGCGTCTACCACCAAATGCTTACCCCACGTGTTCATTAGATATATATGAAAAACCTCTGATTAAATGTAAATGAGTGTATGGGACGTGTCTCTGGGCATCATTCTGTTACTCGTAATATTATACACGCTGCCCACCAAAGAATATTTCAATGTCTCATTGCCGAAGCAGCTAGGCGGGTTTGAGATACTGGATTTTGTGTTTCACCATTTGCGTCTGTTTGGGTTTGAGATATACTCCATCACGCCCTTCACATGCCCTCCCGATCGATCGGATTTGGACGCCGGACTGTGCTACGTGCCGTGTCGTGACGGGTTTAGAGGCGTGGGGCCGGTGTGCTGGGCAAAAAGCGAAGGCATCGGTATCGGCACTGTAGTGGGTCTTGAACCGTGCCCTGACGGGTGGGCGAACGACGGGCTGATTTGCCGCGAACCCATTTCGTGTAAGAGCATAGGCGACTGCTTTTCTGGACGAGGGTGTGGGTGCAGCGGCGGCAATCTTCGAGGACGCTTGAACAACGGCGGAATTTGTCCGGGTCCCGGAGGCGACCAGTACAAGGACAAAGTGGACGGGTTGTGCTACAAGCAGTGCCCAAAGCACTTGCCCGTTCATATAGCCGGTATGCCATACTTGTGCTACAAGGGAGGGCCGCTATCGTACGGTCGCGGTGTGGGCAGCGTTCCGTCACTTGCACGGATACTCAAAAAGTACCCAATTTTGTAAAAAGTTCCGAGGATAAGGTAACATGTCCACGCCTGACCCTGCAGCACCCACTCGCGGAGACCCGCCCGGGGTACGTGCCCGAGCTCTGTCTGCGTCATCTGGCGATACACAGCCGGCTGTTTTTGAACCGTCTCCCGAAGACGACCTTAATCCAGCTGCTCGTCTGGATTTTGGAGACGAAGACGTCAGTTCGGTGTTTGTCGACCCAGAGGTTGCGCCACAGATAGTCGACGGGTTTTACGACTATACGATGACGCTAAAACCGGAAATTGCTGAAGAGCTGTCGAATGACTTGGACGCAACCTTGGCCGCTATGAATCGCATACTAGTCACTAGGTTTGGCATGTCAAGTGAAGGCGTGTTCTATCAGGATGGGTCGGTTGAGGGTGAGGACGAGGATGTTCAGCGTGATGATGGGGAGTACATAATGAATTTCAAGTCCGAGTCAGATCCTGCTAAAATGGTGGGTATCCGCATACCAGTAGGGGGCGGTGTCTCCAATATGTTTATACGCATTAGCACGGCGTTCACAGAAGAAGAAGCCAGCGGTACAATTCTGTACGACATTGACAATGTCATGTCCATTTTGATATCGGACCTGTCGTCTCCCTTACAGGACAACATCGACCCAATGATGTTGAGTGGACGAAACGACGAAAACTTGACCTTTTACGAACGACTTGCGCCAATATTTTCACTGGAAGGCCCGTCTGCGAAACCACTCCCCATAAACAACACGGTCTACGACCAAGAAGCGAGCGACTACGTGATGCTGCAAGATTTTGTGTTGCCGGGTAACAAACTCGTATTTTTATTGAACGGGAAACAGATCGGAATCAGCTACGCTCCATTTATTAAAAATATACAGGAAGGTAATTCTATTTTCTACGAATGTAGTCAGGTATTCGCCTTTAATCAGGGTGCAGGTCAAATGGGTACCTTTGAGCCATATGAAATTTTCGCGCAACCCTACATTGAACTCGCGTTAACGTCGCGGGTATACATCACCCGAGAGGACTTCAATAAACTGCTGAGCGTCCCAATTCATCCTTACTGGGAAATCAAGGACGCTGGACGCACACTCAATGCTACCGCTTCTCGTTCGTCTGTCATACAGGGAGGTCCTGTCCAGAGCATGTTACACTGTCAGGACGGATCTGATTTGAAGGTGTACACGATTGAAGCGTACATGCCCACAAAAGACGAGGAGGAAGAGGAGGAGGAATGCGAGATACCCCAGATCGTAACTCTTCAAATTGGCGAAGAGCGGATACAGGTTGATATTTCTCTGAATAACACCGCGCTTGGTGCGAAAACGTGGCTTGCCAATGAGAGATCCATCGACGTAAGGACGATCCAGTTCCAGTTCAGGGGTAATGTGCTGTACCCTGAAAGTCCCCTGGTACCAGGCACAGTCGTCTTGGTCAACATTGTGGACCCGGACCTTGAAGATGCACGTATCAAACGCATGCGGGAACAAGACCGGCTTCGGGCACTGCGAGGTGCTCGTCGCACTTATCGTCGCAACAAGCGGAGACGCACAAATAAAAACTAGCCAAATAGTATAAAATGCTGACGAAACTCGTGCTGATGGCCGCCCTCTTTGTTGTCCTGACGCCTGGTGTCGTTCTGCGTCTGCCCCCGGGCGGGTCACAGCTGGTTGTGGCCGTGACGCACGCGGTTGTGTTTGTGCTCGTGCTGACGCTGCTTAAGAAGTCTGGGCTGCTGGGATCTCGCAAGTAAGTTAAACCGACTGTATGAACTCCCACTTCAAGTAGTCGCAAATCTTTTTCCAAATTTCGTCATGGGCAATCAGACGGTCTCGTGATTTGAGCAGAGGGAAGTACACTTTATATTCGTCGAGCTCTAGCAGCTCGAAAAACTTGTACAGAATGTACGAATACGACAGAAAATTAGTTCTATCATTGGGGCAGTACAGCAGAAACGGCGCTTGAATTTCTTGAAACATGGCTCGGATCTTCTCCTCAATTTCAGGCGTAATTGTGGGAGGCGGATTGCCGTTCAACCTAGACAGAATGTGGGTTGCGTGCTCGTAGTACTTGGATCTATTAAGCTTCTTTAAAAGCTCACGCATGTCTTTCTCCGTCAACTCGGCCACATTTTGAATGCGGCGCTTCTTTATTTCACACACCACCTCGTGCATGACCTCCTCGGGTATGATCGTCGACTCCTTTGCTTGAAATTGATTCAGAATCTCGTTCAAGTGATTGATTTTCTTGTATGCGTAATTGTTCCGCTCTTTTGGCGGGTCCCTGAAACTCGGAAAGTCCGAGACAACCATCATATACTGTTCGGAGCCACACACGGGACACACTAAAACGCCCTCCTCGCTGTTCTCTTCGCGAGCAACGTTACACGTCTCGCACTGCTCAGACGTGTCGGTGTTTGTCGGCTGAGCTGTGTGCAGCTTCATGCGACACGCATACTGCTCAAACAATTCTTTCTTTGAGATACCTGTCTCACCAGTGGCCGTTTGGTTGAGGTACCTTAAAAAGGTGTTCTGGTCCATGGCGCTCCCGACATGCGCAATCTTTTCAGACGTCCCGTAGTACTTCAACATGATGTCGGCATTTTTCAAGTAGTAAGATTCAACTGGGTTCCGTTCATCTAGAATGGCCTGAATGGTGTTCAGTTCTTCGTCAAGCTTGGACGCTCTCAAGATGTCTTCTATGCTCGAAGATGCGCATACCGACGTGAGCTCATCGGCGATCGCACACTTTCGGCTTTCTAGTTCGGCGGTGTTTGTGCTTTTTAACGAACCCATCATCGACTGATGGACTGAATCTAGCGTACCGCTCACCATTTCTTGTGACTTTGACTTAGATGACGTATCTCTGGATTTTTTTGTGCGAAACATATTTTCCATTTGGTTCTTCTCATTCTACACATTTAAATAGCGTTTTACTTGCTGGTGAAACGTTGGGTTTGTGAGCGCAGACGGCCGCTGCGTTAATATGCTGTCCACCACATCTGCGTACCTGTAGCCGAGACGTTTACACGCGTACAGTAGCGCTAGAAAGCCGCTCCGGTTGATGCCGCACTGACAGTGGACGTATATGGTCTTACATGTCGGGTCTTGGAGGAATTTATTGACCGTCTTCTCAAAGAAATCGTACCAATCCAGAATGTTCGCGTCAAGTGCGTCCACTGCCGCAATGCACACGTACCTCCCTGGGAAAGCGTATCGGAACCATTTGGGACTGTCTTCTTGGAACGCACAATTGACGACGTGTGTTATCTCGTGTTTCTTTACGAAATCTACATCAAGGAATATTCCCGCCCCGAACAGAATGCGCGGGTGAATGTAAGCCGGCTCGTCATTCTGCCACCCTCTCGACCTGCGGCGGTACGTCTCCATACCATTACCTTACTCTGTATTTGAAAACGGATTTTGATAGACGTGTACTGTAGAAGGACATACGATGGAGTACATGTGCGTCCACAACACGGAGTTTCACGTTGCTAGGATTACGAGGAGGAGGAAGGTCATCGCAGAAGCTAGGAACACTATCGGCACGCGCAGTCGTGGCTCTGGGTGGGATGATCAAAGTCTACATGCGGAACGTGCAGTAGTGAAACGTCTGGGCGACATTTCACTACTGAACGGTTGTACGCTGGAAGTCGTTCGGCTCAGCAAACACGGCCTCGTGAAAAATTCGGAGCCGTGTCACAACTGTAAGACGTTCCTTCATAAATGTATGCGCGAATACGGGCTGCGAAAGGTGATTTATTCGTCAGACAATGAAAACGAATTTTCGCGGACCGTTATGGCATAACTGACAAAGATGAAGTGTCATTTCTGTGAACTCGAATACGCGACTCTCAAGCTGGACAAGATCAAAAAAATTTACTACTGCGCGGATTGTGAAAAATACTACCGTTGCTCAAACTGTAGCCGGTTACGCAAGTCGTCGACACAAAGTGTTTGTAAAAAGCCGTGTTAGATCAGCACTGACAGAAGTGTCCCCAGAACATACGCGATCGCGACGGCAATTGCGCCTAAAATACCAGCTCCCATGTAACTCACGCCCCCGCTGCTGGTGTACGTGTTGGGGATGTACTGCAAAAACAGCGACCGAGGTACCGGCAGCGAGATAATGACAGCGCCCAAAAAGAAAGCAAAGTAAACCATCAAATTTTTGAATGTGCGGCGGATGTAGGAGAAGGTCGCGTCTTGATTGTACAGCTTCGCGGCCGGCTGCTGCTGCCCGCCGCCGCCCATCGTAATGAACGGATCGCCGCCGCCAGTCACAATGGGCGCAAACGTCGTCGACTGTGGCAGGGACGGATTTTGAACGGGACCGCTGCCAAGTAAATCTGACAAATTCGTAGCGCCTTCCATTTTATTTAGTGTCCGAGATTTCACACTCTACATCTTCCGCGTGGAATTCGTAGCACTTGTCGCCGTGACGAACCGGTTTACCTTCAATGTCCGTGACCGGTAACCCGAGCGTCACATTGTGCGTGAACGGCTTGTGGAACAGCAGCACGGCAATGCCCAGTCCAATTACGAACGACAAGAATTTGACGCTGCTGTCGTTGTGTAGTAGTTTTGCGATCTGGATCATTTGTGTTCTGACGACATTAAAGAACCGGCGCTGTCAGAACATGGAACGCGACGTGTCCTGAACTTGACGCATCCCATAGGTGTGTGGTACACGCTATTTGAGAACGGCGTCGGCAACTGGGCGTCTTTACGGGGCGGCGGCACAAACACTGCGCTCAGCAATAATCCCACGAGAACGCCTACGAATAACCAAATGAGTGAAACGAGCATTTATCCTAGCCATGTTGAAATTAATTACACGGTTTGCATATCTTTTCGTATTGAAGGGGGTCCCACCAAGCGGGTTTGTAGACAGAATTGATGCGTCGTACAGTGGATGACGCGTCTGTGAAGTACATGCGTCCTTGCGCGTCAAACCACATGCTGACAGGGGCTGCTTGTATCTGAAGGGGATGACCGCCTTCATTGTAACTTGATCCTCCGCCAACAACGGTTTGAATAATGCCGTCTGGACTTACCATGCGTATCCTTCCGTTCCCTGTGTCGCATATGTACACGTTGCCAAACGCGTCCGGGAACACTGATGACGGGGTGTTTAGTTTCGCGGCAGTCGCAGGTCCTCCGTCGCCACTATCGCCCGAAACATTAGAAGTCCCTGCAAATGTAGTATACTGTCCGTTTTTATACCTCCTCACACAGTGATTAAAATCGTTGCTCACGACATTAGGTTCCCTTACGATGTATATACTCCCATCTGGTCCCACTGACGCGTACCTTGGGTATGCGAAGTTTCGGTAGACATTTGAAGCATCCCCAGCATCATAAATAGTTGATTCCCATGCACCACTAGTAATGTTAAATACTGATACTGTTCCAGGATATACCGACCCAGCTGCCGCGACATATCCTCTGTAGTTCGCAACGTATAATTTGTTATTTGATATCCACAACGAATACGGGTCTTGTAATGAAGACGGTCCTGGAGGTGGTATATTCCCGATGATACCTGTGAAGGTGACAATTTTGCCATCGCCATCCCATGTGTTTGAAATATATAATTTATCGTTTTTATCGATAGTGATTCCAATGGGTCCGTTGATACCAGAGTCCTGCGCAAAGAGGGGCAGTGGTAGCGTCGATATTTTTCCAGCCGTGTCGATTTTCCGAACGCGCCGATTATCCGTGTCGGTAATAAATATATTTCCAGTTGAGTCGGTACATACAGCTTGCGGCTTATTCAATGTCGCTTGTGTCGCTGGGCCTCCGTCTCCGGTGTATCCTTGCGCACCGGGCAATCCTGCTATCGTAACGACTGACGGCACCATATTGGTGTCGCATGTGAGCGACAAAGCTGGACGGTATGTTACTACGTTGCCAGGATACTGAACTTTACTGTTCCGGTTATCCGTCAGCGCCCGAATTTTGTTAGTGTGTGACGATGCGCTGGGCATTTACTTCTTCGTGGGAAAGCGTAATTTACGACGCACCGGAACAGGTGGCTGAACAGCCGATCCCTTCAGTTCTTCAAAACGCGACCGAGTTTGTTCGATGGGTAAATCCTTGTACACCATCTCGAGCTTCAACTTGAGGTAGCTGTCCATATTGTGTTAACGGGACATTTCGCACAGCGTTGTTCCACGTACGTGGCTCGAATTTGATTTTTTGTGTTTCGACTGGAGGTGCTGTTCCGTAGCTGGCGTACAAGAAATACGCAAACGATCCGACAACCAGTACCAAGAGCGATACGTTGAACCACCATGCGAAAATCCCATCGCGCACATGTTTCACCCAAATCAAGTTGTTTTCAATCCTTGACGAAACGTCTTGCGCAAGATGATTGAGCATGTTATTTCTGAATATGAAATATGCCTGAGAATAATAAGCGAATGGCATTCAGGTACGGACTTCCGTTGGCTATTGGGAGCGCTGGGGCACTCTTTGTAGCGTCTATGTTCGAAGACCCAGCACCTAAACCTGAAGAGGCAGTTGTGTCTGGATTGGGTCTCGGTACTGGCGTCGGCACTGGCGTCGCTAATCCGTTGGGCGATGCCACACAAACGACAGTGTCTCCCACTACGACTACGAATGTAGAAGGGTCTGATAACACCGTGAACCCAAACATAAACATCAGCGGACCTCAAATTTCACTTGTACCGTCTTGGCTTGGAGGCCCGCCCGCTCCTACAGCGCCTCTCGCCGCGCCAGCTCCTCCACCATTCCTCACTGGGCCAGTCGTGCCTCAGCCAGGCGTGCCTCCGCCAAACGTCACTGTGCCTCCGCCAGTTCGCGACTTGCCAATATTCCCTGATGTGCCGAAGGATGTCCCGATCATGCCACCACAATCACCTGCGCCACTAGTCCTTCCGGATGTCCCGAAGGATGTGCCGATCATGCCACCAGTAGTGCTTCCGGATGTGCCGAAGGATGCTGTGCCTCCGCCAGCAGTGCTTCCGGATGTGCCAAAAGACATTCCCGTAATTCCAAAGCCACCAACGATACCCGTTACGCCGGTAGACGAAGTGGAATTGTTTGGAAAACTGGGAACGCCTTCGACCCCGATCACGCCGCCAGAGCCCGAAAGTGTGGAGGTGTTTGGCCAGCCGCGGACGCCGTTCACGCCTGCGCCCGACATTAACCGCCGTCGCGAGTTCACTCCGCCAGGCCCAGTCGCTCCGACAGAGCCAGAGGGTGTGGAGGTGTTTGGCCAGCCGCGGACGCCGTTCACGCCTGCGCCCGACATTAACCGCCGGCGCGAGTTCACTCCGCCAGGCCCAGTCGCTCCGACAGAGCCAGAGGGTGTGGAGGTGTTTGGCCAACCGCGGACGCCGTTCACGCCTGCGCCCGACATTAACCGCCGCCGTGAGTTCACTCCGCCAGGTCCAGTCGCTCCGACAGGCCCAGTCGAGCCAGAAGGTGTGGAGGTGTTTGGCCAACCGCGGACGCCGTTCACGCCTGCGCCCGACGTTAACCGCCGGCGCGAGTTCACTCCGCCAGGTCCAGTTGGGCCATCCGTAAGTGGCCGTCTGGGAGAATTCACGCCGCCAGGCCCAGTCGAGCCCGAAGGTGTGGATGTAATTGGCAGACAGCGCACGCCGTTCACGCCGGCACCCGTGGATAACCGCCGGCGCGACTTTACTCCGCCAGGCCCAGTCGACCGAGTTTCGCCGGTTGAGCCACCGCTAGCACGCGATGGGTATGACCAGATCTTTGAAGATGTAAACCGAGCGACCGATGTTGAACCGCCGCCAGCACCGAAGCCAGATGAGTATGCCCAGCTGTTCGAAGATGTAAACCGAGCGACCGATGTTGAACCTACACGAACTATGTTCGATCCAGTTGATCAACCTATTCGCCGATACAGCTACAGATTTGTTGGAAACCAGCGGGTGGCAATTCCGAGATAAGTTTGTCGAGATATGAATTTGAGTTTCCATGGGTACAAACTGTCACGCCATCGCTCCGATGTGCCAGAATCAGACGAATACATTCGTACTGGTCTCGTCGCGACAAGGTCTTGAAACAGATGTGAACAGGCACGTCTTTGTACGAAATGCGCTGTTTGAACACGTCCATTGTTAGTACGACGTGAGCTTGTGTGTATAAGGATTAGATTTGAAAGCGGAAAGCATACCCGGATCGTTTCGCTGCACGATCGCGTCCTCCTGTAGGGGCTGATTGAAGCGGTATGACCCCATCTGGTCTGCTTGAGTGCTGAGCGCAACCTGCGGAACGTTGAAGCGAGTAGCTCCAGCCAGAATGGGATCCATGTCGAACTTCGTTTGCGTGGAGTACTGCTCGGCCCCGACAGACACACCCATTCCGGACAACCCAGCAGGACCCGCACGCCCTTCAGCGGTGAGTCGCATAAACTCCTGGTACGGCTCCGTGAACGCTCGGATGTAGGACACAAACGTCGTAACCGCGCCACCTGCCGGATTGTTGTGGTGGACCGACGTGCTTTCGCGGGCCTGCTCCTTCATGGGCTGGTCGGCATAAATGCGCGGCGCCGTCTGCACACCCACCGCCGTGTTAGCACGGTCCATGCCGTACAGCACGAACCGATCGGGTTTGTTCTTCTTGACGTCTGCCTGAACACCTGGCTGCGTCACGATGTTGGCTCCCGGAATGACTGGAGGCGAGTAGCTGAGCTTCTCCTGTCCGACGACACGCAACTCGTCAGTCGTCTTGGGCAGCTCGAACTCGCGCATCTTGTCCTGCTGAAACCCTCCCTTGGGGATGTTCGTGTAGCCATCGTTCACGCCCGGACCCACCTGTACCTGCTCGACTGGGAAGACATTGTTCATGCGCTGACCGGTCACCATGCGCGACTGCATGAAATCGGTCTCCGCGGCGGCTCCGTAAGGGTTTCCGGTCGCCGGCTTGGCATCGAAAAACGACTTCACTTCACGTTTCTGGAAGTACTCTTTGCCTGCGCCCGTGTGGTTGTCCAGCGTGCCGTTGGTGGCGCCAGAGTACATGCTCTGCGTCAACCGAGCTCCGAAGTACGGGACTTCGTTGCTGTGCCCCTTGCTCGCGTTCTTTGCGGGGTCATCCTCATCCACCGGATCGGGGACGTAATCTTGGCCGGCAACTCCTTTTATTGTCTTGCGAGGCGGAAGCTCAAAATGTTCCTTCTGTTGCGTGGCCAGCACGTATCCGAGTGTTCCGAGACCCGCCAGCAAGGCAAGTTCGATCATTTGTATTCAGGACTGTACTTTTTTCATACAAGCATACCCCACATCGACCATCCGTTGCGATTGAACGGGTCGACTCTGATTTTACCCTGGTCCGCCTTCAGCTTCTTCAGCAACTCAGGATTGACGTCTCCCGAGTCAATTGGAATGGGGTACTTGCGATTGTTACAGTTGGGCTTTGTGCCGTAGCAGTTCACGCCAAACTTTGTTTGTGGATCAAAGTATCCCCCGTTGATGCCTGGGCGTCCACACCGTACGCGCTTCTTCACATCAGTTTCCTGCTGGTACTTTTTCCAGCTGTCCTGCTGTGTCGGGAACAGCGCCATTCCGCCAACAGACCAGCCGTAGCCGCACCACTCTGCGCCCTTACCGAATGCCTCAGCTACCTGCTCGTACGTCGACAGCTCTGCGTTGTACACGGCACACACTGCGGGCGCCTCTTCGTACGTGTAATTCCCCTTGATGAAAAACACTTCATTCATCGTGCTTGGAATGCTTCCGCTGATTTTTCCGAACAGCTGCTCTGCGCCCACCGGCACCACCTCCAAGTCCATGTTGAACGGCAGGACTTTATAGTTAAACAGCTCTGCGACGTACAGTCCGATCGCAACGAGTGCTAGGATCACACCCACAGCCATCATGCTCTGTGTCACGACGTACACAGCTATGCTGGATACGAGGATCCCTGCCAGAAATATCGTGGAATAGTCCATTGTTATTCATCGAGACGATAATAAATCAACATGCGCATTTGCGATGAGATTGGAAACTGCTTTGCGCTGTGCTTGTTCACGTTCATGTCGTCGAACGTGTACCACGGAGAACCTGGCGGCATGTCACGGCCGTACGTCCACCAGTGTGCGCCGTTGTAGCACACGACGCTCGACAACGCATAGCGGCGCTTGTTCAGCACCAGAATGCTGGAGTAGTCGATCGTAACGTTCGTTAGAGGCGCATGGAACATCATGTACTTTGGGAACGACCCGATGAGTTGTTGACGCAGCCCACCAGTATGCTTACAGTCCTCACACTTCCATTCGTTGATTTCATACGGCTCTACCGTCTTCCCAATACAGGTTGCGAGCGGCACGTGCTGGCCGGCGTCCACCGAATCAAGCGGGAACTCGATGACGGAATCGTGCGTCACCGACTTCTTCTTACAGTTCACACACTCAATTGAGTGCGCGATTTTGAAGCGGAACATCTCGTCCATGAACGGCATTTTATCGCACATGTACTGGAACAACTCGTGGCTGTCCCCGACGTCGATACCGGCAGGCATTGTGTCTGTGCGCACGGCCTCGAAGAAATCTTTGAGACCGTGGACACCCTTTGTTTTCCAAATATTCAACAGAGTGCTGTCGATCACGCTGTCCTTATCCGTTGTGTTTGAATTGTAGCGCTCCTGCACGTCTGGGCAGCGAAAGAACGCTTGGAGGGCCGCATTGACCCAGCAACTTCCACGGTAGTTGTGGAGTCCGAACATCATTGTTATTTGAACGCAACTTATCTTTAACTGTGGAACGCCTTGAAATCGGTCAGGTACGGCTCAGGCGGTCCGACCGGTGCGAAGGAGCCCGTGAATTCAGCGGCAGTCGTGTTCGATGTGAGCACGTTGCCGTAGAAGGTGTTGTCGCTGGCAGTGCTGCTGTCGAACTTTCCATTGTCATTGTCGTATGTCTTACGGCGTCGGTACTTGGGGCCGTACATGCTCGGGTAGTCCCCCTCTGATTTTGGTCCTTCAACGGGCTGCTGGCAAACCCCAGTTTCGTCATGTCTGGGGCACTTGCGTTCCTCCATGTGTTCGCGAGGAGGCGGAGAGGAACGTATTATCCACGACGTTAGAAGTATAATCGCTAGGTACGCAAAGACGATAGCTGAATTCATTGTTTAATGAAAGGTAAAAAGATACAGTGTCTGATTCAGATCAGCCACGATCGTGTCACGAATGTTAAACAGATCCGTGTCAGTCTTCTTCAGTTTCTTTGTTAAATCGGTCGTCAGCCAATGAATTGCTTCCTGGATCATCTTAGTAGCTTCCTTGTCGGAGTGATTGCGCAGGTGAATCGAACTCGTCTTCCCACTCAGCTTCGGGCGACCGTACTTTCCAACATAGACCTCCACAAACTGGTCAATGTTGACGTCCAGCTTTGTGACAAGATCATTCGTTGCGACGTGACGAGGGTAGTTCAGCGTCTGCCAGTGGTACAGTTTCACTTGGTCTCGCAATGTCATCATTAAGTGAACTATTTCAGATGACATTTACTTTCTCTGGGGTAAAGATTTGTCAACATCTGCAGGGCCGCTCTTGAACAGCCCGTCAATCACAGCTTTGTTTGTAGGGGCAACGCCCTCCCATGCTCCGCTCATCGCATCGTACCGAGTTTGTAAATCAGGGCGCTGCGGCGTTAAATCAGAAAAACCAACCTTGCCTTTGGCGTCAGACGTCGCCGGGTACTTTGCGACGGCATCAGAATGCGCCGGAATTCCATAGTCGGTATTTGCGTTCAAGTATCCGCTCCAACTCGATGTATCCATTTATCTCATGGCGTGAAACTGTTTCCACTTGTTAAGAAACGCATCGTACGACCCGGTTTGTGTGATTTTCAAAGCCGGGCAGTTGAATATCGTCATATCGACGCGCGCTGGGTCGGGCAAGTACATCAAACGCCGCATGTGATCTAGGCAGACGTAACCGTGGGTTATCTGTGGGAGTTCACATATGTTGTCTAAATTGGAGAGTTCGATTCGCGTGAGTGTTTGCGGTATATCTGGGATGCGCGATATCAGTGGCAAATGTGCCAATTGAAGGTGCTCTAAATTCGGAGGCAGTTCTGGCAGCACAGATAATACGTCGTTCTTGTAAATTTCCAATCGTTTCAAGCCACGCGGCAGTCCTTCAATGCGGGCAATAGATGTATTATATATCTGTACGAAGTCGACTGTATCTGGAATGTGCGGCATATTATCCACGTCACATATACGCATATACATTTTGTTACTATATCCCGTCAGGCCGGTTATAAAATCCATTTTCATTAACAAACATGAAGGAGCTGAAAAGTCCGGAGGACGTCAAGAAGATCTTGAAGTCCGCTAAACCTGTGGCTCTGTTTCTGTACATGGAGACGTGCCCACACTGCATGGTCATGCACAAGCCGTGGGAGGAGCTTGAGAAGGAGGGCGGCGGTGTGGAGTTTGCGAAGGTGGAGAGCGAACACGTTCCGTCAGAGCTTGGGATCAGTGGGTACCCTCATTTTATGATGATCAAAGGCGGCACACAAGTCGCGTCGGCCGACGGCGAGATGAGCAAGGGCGATTTGAAGTCAAAGTTACTTGGAGGCGTCAAGGGGGGTCGTACCCTTCGGCGCACACGTCGAGGTCGCAAGGTTGCGCATCGCTCCTCGCGCGTTCACGTATCCTTCCGAAAGAAGCTTGCCTCCGCGCGCCGGAGCCGCAGATGAGACGTCCGGCTCGTCGTAGCCCTTCGCCAGCCACGACAAGAACGCGTCCTGATCGTTTGGCACCTTTGCGGACTGCAGCGTGTAGAACCTGCGCTGTGCGTCTGTCTGGTCAAAGATGTCCGACGTGTCCATGTAGATGTTGCGCGTCTGTGCAAACGCTTGGTTGATTGCCTTGCGGACACGCTTGTCGGTGATCGGCGCTGCGTCGGGGCGGTTAGGGTTGTCGTGGATTTCAGTCAGCTGGACGTTCATGAACGGGTTGTCAACTGTCGGCATCGTGAAATTCTCGCGCGTCAGCTCCTTTGACGCTGAGCGAGACGGACGCGACGGCCCAAACACTGATCCCAAGTCAAGGAACGCCTCCAACGTCTTCCCGTTCGGAAAGAGTTTGTGTAGAATGATGGTCGCAAACGCCACGACCGGTATGGCAGCCAAGTACGTCTGGGAGCCAGTGGCGACAAACAACAGTATCGACGCGTACACGGCGAACCGCAGCGACGCGTTCAATCCCTCAGCGGTTGACATTGATTGTAGCGGTACAAAGCTCATCCAGTCCTCGTACAGGACGGCCGGATCTTGGAACCATAGCTGTTCGGACATATTATTCTAAGGCTTCGTTTTTTCCTGCTGTTTCCTCTGAAGCCGAGCCAACATACGCTGACGACGTGCCTCTGGCGAGTTGGACATCATCACCGTACTCGGCACGTCCGCCCGTCGACCGCCGAGCGCCTCGGTGAACATGTTCCCAAACAAGCCCTGAACCTTGGCCTTAACGCCCTCAATGTCACTGTGAAGCTGGTGCTGCGTGAACTCGCCGCGTTCCAGCTTCTGCTTCAACGCGCGCTGTACCGTCTCGATACACTTCTTCATGACTGGGTTGTCGGGGTTCCGAACCATCTCAACCAACTTCGTCGGGTCGTCCAGCCGAATGTCGAGCGCCCCAATGTCGATTGACTCAATGATGTTCAAAAACACCTTTGCGCTCCGAAGGTTTGTCACGTAGTCAATGAGCTCTTCAACGTGTCCCTTGGTGGTGTCGTCGTTCAACAGACGGTCCACTTCGTCGTTGGTCTGGCCGGAAGCGGACCATACAGATTTAACAGTGTTCATGATCGTCCCCAGTTTCTGCTTGATGTCGCCGTGGAAGAACGATGCCATGATACACATCAGCAGATGCTTCCATATGGCGTCCGACGCCACTTCGGACAGGTTCACTCCAAACAGCACACGAGGTGAATCGAAAAATGCGGCATCCTTCTGTACGATTTTCATAATCTCGGGGTAGAACGCCTCAATCTCACCGATTGCCGCATCTAAATCCAGGGGCGCAGACACGGCAAGGTATGTGTGAAACTCCTGAAACGTCTGTGTCGGATCCATTTAGTGTTTGATTGTAATCTTTGCCTGAAAGTTATTGCGTTACGCGGCCGCACGATTTCCGCCGCGCGACGCCATCTGCGACCGCTCCGACGAACTCAGGCACACGCAGCCAGTGTCGGTGTTGAACGCCGACGGGCAGCAGCTGGGCGACGTCTTTGTGTCGGCCAAGAACATGATGTTGGAGTTTTCACCAGCAGGAGACGTGCCGGCCGGCGCAGCTTCCGTCGACGCCCATCCGCTCACACCGGGCATGTTCACCTGGTCATACGGGCCCATGCCCGGACCAGAGATTGACGAGAACTCCTTCTGCACAAAGCCCTCCTTTGCCTTCGGAGGCGCGAGTGTCATGAAATAACGCGCGAGAAGTGCGGCGACAAGGACACCTAAGAATAAAGCGGCCACCAGCGATGTCTTTTGCATTTGTGTGTAATGTGCTATTTTTTCCTTCCTTGTAAAATGGATTTCGGCAGGGATACACCTTCAACATGTATCAGGCATGGAATACCACACACTGTCGCTGGCAGAATTGAAAACGGTCGCGCGCGACCACCGTCCGCGGATCAAGCAGTACTACATAAAATCAAAGTGCGAGCTCATTCAACTGCTAACGATGACACAGCTTCCCGAGGCAATCAGGGTTGAGAAAATGAAGATCGGAGAACTTCGCGATGAGGCAAAGAAGCAAAAGATACCTGGAGCGTGGAAACTTCGCCGCGGCCAATTGATCGAGCTGCTATATCCGAGCCCGCACAAGGACAACCAGAATGATGATCATACACAGAAACATAATGACCCACAGACACGTGAACGCGAGGATGTACGGGTAGATATAAGAAACGACCTTTGCTAAGATCGGCTTCAAAACATTCATTTCAATGTACAACTGAAACTCGGGCGACGAGAAAAATGCCATTGGATCAGCCAATGGATGCTTTTCCATGTTTTTTGTCTTGGTTTGGATATAAACCGTAAGATGAAAACCTCGCAGAGCACTCGTCTAGCATTAGTCCTCGGAGGCGTGGTTGTGGTCGCTTACTTGATCAGCAGTTATTCGTCCGGTAAATCTGTGGTGGGCGAGGGCCTAGAGCAGGTGGCCACCGGATCCACTGCGCCTCTCGCCGACGGCGGCCCGTCCGCCGCGTCGGGATACAGCGCGGGAGGCAACGCCCAGCCCGCCGAGTCCATGCAGGGGCGCCACCCCACGTCTGCAGCCAAGTACACCGAGACCACCCTGACGTCCGGCGAGCTGCTCCCTAAGGGCCAGATCGGCGCCTCGTGGGCTGCGGTGAACCCTGCGGGGATGGGCGACATCAAGGGCCAGAACTTCCTCGATGCCGGCTACCACACCAACACCGCGATTGCGGGCGTCTCGCAGACCAACCGCAACGCGTCGTGGGACGTGCGCTCCGAGCAGCCCAACCCCCAGACGTCGGTTGGTCCCTTCCTGAACACGACGATTGAGAGCAACCCCTTCAAGCGTGGTCTGGACGCGTAAAAATGGATCTGAACGGGTCACGAATTAGAACCGGCACAACTCAACATGGCAACCCACCACTTCATTCGCGCAAAGGAGCTCGGCTTCAACTCGTTCACGGCAGGCGTTCGCCACAAGGTGCGCGACGACATCCCCAAGGCGTTGATGACCGCAGACCGCATCAAGCTCGGCGACATGGTCACCATCGTCATGAACAACGGCACTATCGTGAAAGGCGACATGACGTACATTCACTACCCTCAGGGAGAGTTCATGAGTGTCACGGATACGACGAAGATGCCTGATGCGTTTCCCATTGAGCACTGGGACGCGATCCAAACAGAGAAAATTGGAATGCCCTCCGGATTACGGGTGAGCATCCCCACAACTACTATTGGTAATATCACGATTAATGGACGCGAGTGGGAGCTCTACTCTCACGACTCGACCATTCGTGTTTGGTACGTCAATGAGTGTCTCGCAAACGGCAAGGCGGTAATTCGTCGCATCCCGACGGAAGGAAATCGCATCGGTATCTTCGTCTAAAAACCCAAAAAACCCAAAAAACAAAACCTTTTTCAATGTAATGATACCTGCCGCGGCCATCGTTGGTACAGGTCTTGCGATCGCGTATGCCGCAAGCAACGGCGGTCCAGCCAATCTCGTGAGTGTGCGATCTACCCGCACAAATCAGATGTACGAAGTCCAAAACTTACCGGACAAGCAGGATGCGTGTGAGTTGATGGCGAACGTACACGACAAGCTGAACAAGCTGATGACACGCTACAAATCAGACCCCAACACGGCCGCAGACCAGCGTGTGCGCGTGATGATTGAGCGCTTCCGTCCCGAAAACATATGTGAAGGCGACGTCCACAGCGACACCACGTCGTACTCTGAAAACAAGGGCGAGCGCATCGTCATTTGTTTGCGCGACAAGCAGAAGCCGTACCCTCTCGTGGATGAAAACACGGTGATGTTTGTTGTTCTTCACGAAATAGCGCACTTGATGACAACGACAATTGGACACACCCCCGAGTTCTGGGCGAATTTCCGGCGCATTCTGAAAGATGGGATCGGTGCCGGAATTTATCAGGAGACGAATTATGCTCGCAATCCAGTCAAGTACTGTGGCATGACGATTACAGACACGCCGCTGTAGATAATTACGCGCTTCTTAATAATATGTTGCGGGCGCAGGTCGTTGACGCAACTACGAACCAGCGGGCAAACATTGAATTCTTTGAAGATGACACCATCGAAACAGTGCGTCAACGCATCGGTGTTGCCGCCGATACACATCCTGACCGGATGTTTATCTTGATCAAACGTTCCCGTCCCAAGGACTTTTTCACGTCAGATCCTCGGAACTGGGAATCGCTGTTTTTACGGTTATCGTACACCTCAAAATCCCTACTAAAAGAAGCATTTGAGCTCTACCAATCACGGTACCGCACACCGACCGCGGCCATTCAATTCGAGCCAGTCGGAAAGGACGAGTGGATGTCTGTTCCAACAACATACGCATCGCTGCACGCCCCCGATACTCAATTCAACGAGTACACGGTTTTCGGAGTTCCAGATCATCGGTCATTCGTGCTGCCCTTCGATTACACCAACGTTCCAAATATCGGGAAGATCCCGACGGGCGAGTACCCGATCCCCCAACAAAATACACTCTTCAGTTCCATGTACACCGAGCCCGTATTTGAGTTGATGTATGTGAAACACGAAGGGTCAATGGATCAAACGAGCGTGTACTTTCCGTTCCTGCGCACAACTAGCCCTCAGCGTGTCTCCGACGAAGCCATTGGATCATTGAACAAGGCGACTGCCAAGTTAAAGCGCATTCAGTCCCTGAACGCCCCGATGCCCTCCGACATGAGTTTAGTGCGCACTCGGTTCCGCGTGCCGTGGGTGAACACCGACTTTGGTGATGCTGTCCAAACACGGTTTGAGCAGATGATGTACGGCCAAACTGTCTCGCCAGATGTTCCGTACATTGGACTGTTCACTGGCACAGATGAAATAGCGCGTCACAAGTTCTTCACCGAGGATGTGAAGCCGTACTTGAATGTGGCCCTATGGAAGTCGTGGTACAACACAACAAAACCATACCGCAATCGTCCAACTCTGCTGTTGTATCGTGGAAAATCCCACCATTCCTTTGACAGGATTGCGATTACGTCCGTAGACATGATCGTGACTGCTTACCGGTCGGAGAAAGACATGAAGCCGTTCAGTAAGGTAGATGAGTTGGTTGAAAGCACTCGGGTTGAACTGGAGAAGTGGTTCATGAGCTTCGACGCAGTCGTGCCGTTCATCGACACCCAAGACATCCAGCCGGTCCGATGGACGCTGGAAGAGACTAGTGCGCTGTTGAAATACGATAAAAAGATTGAAGAGTACGATCTGCGTCGGTTCCCCGCGTTTGCGTCGATTTTTGACATAGCAGACCGCGAGACGTCCACCTTCCGTCTACTGCGAGCCGATATTCCAGTGGGAAACACGGACGCCAAACTGATTCAGCTGTTGCGCCAGCGTCCGGACATCAGCGTGAATGAGCTGCAGGATGAAATGGACATTCCGTTGGAACAGGCGCAGATAATTCATGAAGACGTCAGCAAGATATTCAAAGGGTTTCCTACAATTCGCATCGGGTCAAACACCAGCCTCTTGTCGGCCACAACTAACCTGACCCAGACAATCTTATACGCCAACATTCTACGCTATGTCCTCGGCGCTGAGGACAACAATGAAGACGTCAACTCCATTGGAGGAAAACGCATGGAACGAGTACACAAATCCATCGGACGGCCTACCATGGGAGGCGGGGACGCTGAGGAGGACGAGTATGCCGATTTATGGGACGCAGAACCAGACCCGGCGCCGTTACCCCCCGATCTAGCGAAGAAAGAAGAACCTGAGACCGAATTGATTGAACCTGAGCCTGAGCCTGAGCCTGAACCCAAGCTGAAAACATACCGAAAGGGTAAGCATCTTCACAATTATTTCGCTGAACGACTGCGTGAGTTTGATCCTGTTACGTTCACCTCCGATAAGTCCGACTACCCCAAGAAGTGTGAACAGGATTACCAGCCCATCATTCTCAGTCAACTTGACTTGGACGAGATGAACGAAGCGTACGACCCGCGTCAATGGGATAAAAACCGACGTCTCGAAATCGACGGACCCGACGGGACCGGTTACGTCATATGCCCCGAGTACTGGTGCATGTACGATGAAATTCCGTTACAGGAAGGTCAGTTGGTTGACGAGTCGGACGGATTTTTGCGCTGTCCCATGTGCAAAGGAAAAGTTCAGAAGGCAAAAGGCGACGACCCGCGTGATTTTCCAGTCATTTCACGAGACAAGGCCCGCATCTTCCCCGGATACATCAATAAATACAAATCTCCTGGGAACGGAAAACCGATGCCGTGTTGCTACAAGATCGCCGAAACGATGGGCGATAAAGCGGTTGAGGACAGGTACTACATCTTAGGAGAAACCAAAGACCGTATTCCGCCAAAGCGCATCGCGTTCTTGCCTCGCGCTATTATGCAGAGCATTCACATTCCGTACGAGTACGATAAACTGCAAGGAAAGAAACGAATTCTGGACGGCGATCATGGGTTTTTTCGCATCGGCGCTGGAGCGCAGCCGTCCAAAGTTCTGCCCGAATTTCTGGGAATGAAAGCCGTTCCGAGACCGCGCGATGTGCCCGAACGCACGCTTAAATGCTCCTTCGTGAGCACGTGGGCAAACTTGTCCGACGAGCCGTTCGAGACAACCTTGGAACCTCACTTGAAACGCATCGTAGCCGGGATTGACGACGCGTTCATGAACGGCCGCCTAACACCCATTCAGGACTTGGAGTATGCGTGTATCATGCTGGAGTGTGACGTGTTCCGGCTTCGAATGGACACACAGACAGTCGAATGCATGTTTTTCAACAGAGCAATTTACGAGCGGAAACGTGCGATCATAGCGCTTCAAATAAATCCAGACGACCCGAACATTGACGTTTTATGCCATGTGACGCGCAAACCCAAGGGCTTTCAATTCCAAGCGAGTTTGTATTCTCGCAAGGAGTATACCAGCCCCTTCAGTAAAGAAACCAGTTCTGAGCTCGAAAAACTGCGCAACGCAGCGTGCTCAACCGCTGTGCCGTCATTCAACGACGGCCTCACTGTCATGCGCGAACTCGTGGGAGACGCACAAATGTCGATCGTTCTAGACCCATACGGCCGCGCACAGGCATTCTATATTCCCGACAAGGTCTTGCTGCCAATTCTACCATCTCCAATGTCGCTCACGGACACCAATATTCCCACTGTGCCTGGGTTTGACGCGGTCAGGGCTCCGACGTACGATGAGGCACGAGCGTACCTCGATATTGCAAAGCGGGTTTCGCCCGGATTTGAATGGAAAGAGGATGTTACCAACTCCCGTCAAGAACGTGTCGAGTTGATGCTGGCGAGCGGTTTGCGTGTACCCGTCCAGCCACAAAAAGCTGATCGGCTGAATGTGTTGGAGGTTACGGAGACGATCAAAGACATAGGTGAATCGGAACTGGCGTTTGGACCTGCTGACCCTGTTGTTCGGCAAACGTACGAGGACATATCGTACAGCTCCGAGGTGTTTGATTTCCTGCTGTTCAGTTTGTCCAAGGACCTGAAGGACAAGTACCCCGAACTAAAACGTGCGCTACAGAACCACAATCCAAAGCGTCCAGACATAGAGGGTCCGCTGGCGGAGTGGTTCAATTCCAACGTGTACCAGTCGAACCTACAGAGACCCGACGAGTTTCTGTCAAAAATCCGCACGCCATGTGGCCAGTTCAAGAACGCCGAGAGCTGTAAAGGAAACGTGTGTGGCTGGAACGGCAACGTGTGCCGCATCGAAGTCCGCAAGTCCCTGAAAAAGGAACAGCTGTTCACAAGGTTGCTGTCAACCCTGGTAACAAACGCTAAAATGCGCGGCATTGTGCTGGATGGACGCAGCACGCCCTTCTTTAGCACGATTTTGTACTTGGAAATGCCCAATGAATTGATAATTACGGACACCGAAGTGTCGCAGTACCAGTAACGCCTCATAACTATTTCCGTTTAATAATCCCGATTTAATTCGATATCTAATGTAAACATGAATTACTGTGTCGCTGTTATAAATATTGGTAATCCATTCTATGCAAATGATTCTAAAATGGTATTAGAAGATTATTTCAATACCCATAAAATACCTCATCATTTTATAGAATCAATGCCAACTCATATTGATACTCGTTCAGCACATCCAGCATGGATGAAATTGTTAGTATACAATATTTTAGAACAATACAACTACGAATACATTATATGCTGGGATCTTGATTTACTTCCGCGAAATAAATACATTAATGTGATACCTGCCTTTGATATGACTAAAATATGTATGGTAAATGATGTAAATGGCGGAATATTACCCGTTGAGCGTAGATACCGACCTACTTTCAGATACAACGCTGGATTGATTGGAATTCCAAAAATATATAAAACATTTATAGAAGATATTTTTTATAAATACGCGCCGGGAACTTTTCCAGATATGGAACAGTATTATTTGAACGATGAACTTGTTTATCAATCTATAGATGTATGTGAATTACCTGATCATATGAATGCGTTTTATGGCCGGGCTAATTACGAAGATGCACTTCTTCAGCATTATACAAATGCATGTAATGCAAAGAATATGATTTCAGGTCACAGAAATAAATATTTTGATCTGAAAGAGTATAACACTCGAAATGAGATGATACATGATATTCTTAAACCAGGTGGAAATTATGCTGAAGTCGGTGTGCTTGGTGGTGATTTTTCGAAGATAATATATAACCTCCGTCCAAATAAGCTTGTTCTAATAGATTTATTTGAAGGAACATGCTCGTCCGGGGACGTAGATGGTAACGATTATGTAACACATAATATGGATGAACTATATAATCATGTAACATCCTTTTTTAAAAACATTGAGAGTGTAAATATTGTTAAAGGGTATTCCCATAACGTATTGCCTACATTTGAGGACAATTATTTTGACATGATATATCTAGATTCAGATCATTCATATGACAACGTTTTACGTGATTTAGAAATTTCATTTAACAAGGTAAAAAATGGTGGTTGGATTATGGGACATGATTATGAAATAAATAAAAATAAAACACCTAACAATTACATATTTGGTGTGAAAGATGCTGTAACCGAATTTTGTAAGAAATATAATCAAAGAGTATCTGTAAAAGCTATGGATGGATGTGTGTCATTTGGCATACATTTAAATAAGTGATTGCGATATAAATAAATAATCATTATGTTGACCATCCCAACCTAAATTAGTCATTTTAGAAAAATTAGACACATTCTCAATAAACAAATACTGTTTAGAATTCATAAATTTAATCAATGTTTTTATATTGTCAGGGTTAAATTCAATTAAAATATATGAAAACGAAGTTTTATTCCAGTCAATCCCATTTAAAACATCTAATTCATATACAAATGCATGTAATGCAAAGAATATGATTTCAGGTCACAGAAATAAATATTTTGATCTGAAAGAGTAATGTTAAAATTGATTTGGCACATAGGTTTAAAACGGATCCGAAAGCGGCCACTTTATGTTCGAGTATAGCCCCAAAATGTCAACTCCCATTCGCGAATTCCTCAAGGCGTACCAGATTGCGGACACGACAGTGTACGCCATCCCGCCAGACGCATTCGGTAAGCTGGACATCAAGACATGGAAGTACAACCGTCCGCCGTCCGATGAGCGCGTCGCCGAGATCCGAAAGTGGAACGATCAGTTCCGCAGGATGGACGGCGTGCTGAACCTCGCATACATCCCTCATGAAGGGTTGGTGTGCTTTGAAGGCAACCATCGCCGAATGGCGGTACAAGATCTGAAGATCACGGTCCTCGCAGACATTCTGTGGGATGTGACTGACGAGATCGTGATGCACGAGTTTCGGCGGATCAACAAGTCGGTCTCTGTGCCCGACCTGTATGTGGCGGAGACAGAGGCGTCGTTAAAACTGGAAATTGAAACGGCGGTCAACGCCTTTCGCAAGAAGTACCCGACGCACGAAACTACGAGCGCAAGACCTCAGCGCCCGAACTTCAATCGCGACGTGTTGACTGATCAGATCACGCGCATTCAGGCCGAGACGGGCATTACGGTCAAGGAGCTCGTGGCGAGGATGGAAGAGCTGAACGAGACGTACAGTGAGCAAAACACGTCAAAGTTAAGTCAGAAGATTATCGATAAGTGCGAGACCTCCGGGCTGTGGTTATTCGCATGGAACAGTTCGTTGTCCCCAAAGGACTTTCAAGCAAACGGTCCGTGAACGTCGCCGTGTAGGCGGCAGTCGCCGCTCTTGCCCTTGACCGATCCAGGGGGGCACGGGTGATCCGTACGAGTGTCGGGGTTGCTGAAGCTTTCTAGCGCGGGACGCAGGTACTTGTAACTCAACCAGTTCAGGACTGCGAAAAACACACCTAAAACAAGCGCTTTCTCAGGCAAACTTCCCGGTAAGTCGAAGTGCACGCCGGGGACGAGCAGTATAAACAACAGAGCTTTCAGCAACAGGTTCACCCACATTTACATTTTACGCGGTTTTTTCCTTGACCATGGACGGATCGTATGTCGCCTGTCCCACCGGCAAACAATCACCGCTCTCAGTCAGCTTGTACCCGTTCGGGCACGTCGGACCGTAGTTTCCAAACCGTTCACGCGCGCCCCAGTAGACCTTCATGACCAGCGACGCCGTGATCGAGAACAGGATCGCGTGAACCACCAGCACCGTGATCGTGCTCCCGCCCTTGGGGATGCGCGTCACGACCCCAGGAACAAACGCGGCAAATAGCAGGATACTGATGATTGTACTGCCGATCTCCATTTATCTCTACGCCATATTTTGCTTCGCACACTGGCCGCATCCGCCCTTTGGCGGGGCAGCGACTTGGATCTTTGAGTAGTTGGAAGCCACAAACATTCCTATCGCGACGATCGTCAGCGCAATCCAAATCCACATTTACATTTCTGTGCGACAATCGTTTTCATTCAACGGCCGAATAAGAAGGAATGGGAATTCCTTTTTATTTCGTCTCACTAATTCGATCCCATCGTGGCATCACCCGTCCTGTCAAGCAGCGCATGGACGTGGATGTGCTTGGTGTGGACTTCAACTGTTTAATTCACAGATACATCGATGACGCCAACCCAGTTCAGTCAGTGGTAGACGCGTTTGCCCACATTCTGGAGGCATACTGCCGCCCTAAACATTTGCTGATTGCGATGGACGGTCTCGTACCGTACGCCAAGATGGTACAGCAGCGCTACAGACGCATGCGCGCAAAGGAGGGAGAAGAGGGCGTGTTTGACCGCAACCAAATTTCTCCGGGAACGCCGTACATGAAGGAGCTCGAGCAGGCACTTGTTGCGCGCTTCCCACACGCTGTCATCAGCGGAACACAAGAGCCGGGCGAGGGCGAACATAAGCTGTTCACGATGCTGCGGCGCATTCCGCGCTCTGAACGGAAGGATGTGTGCATATACGGCCTTGACGCCGATCTGATTCTCATTTGTCTCCAGCACGCGGACGAGGCAGGCACCATGTCGTTATTGCGCGAAAGCGGCGAGTTCAACGACCCGAAACTCGATACGGCCGAATTTTCAACGCTTCTCATCTCAACGCTGCGAACCATCGTTCCCCTGCCGATAGACCAGTATGTCGCACTCAGCATCCTGTGCTTTGGAAACGACTTCATGCCCGCACTCGGGATGTTTTCGCTGCGGGAAGACGGGTACCAACGCGCACTGGACGTGTACGAGGACGCCGGAAGCCCAGATCTGTTGACATACGACGGTCGTGACGTGTTTCTAGACACGGCGGAACGCAAAGAGTTTCAAACATTTCAGGAGCGCATCAAGATCCGTCGGCGCCCAGAGGAACGCGCCATCTTTGGAAAAACCGGCGAGCAGTTCGAGCGACAATACTGTCTTCACGTACTAGACGGCGTCACCGACACGAGACCGGTCGTTGACGCATTCTGGATCACGTTTTTTTGGACTCTCGAATATTTCCGAACAAATGTACCTGTTAACTGGGACTGGGTGTACCCGTACCCCGATGCGCCTCTGATCCGCAGTATGTTGAAGTACAACGGCGAACAGCCCGCGACGCCGTCCGATCTCAATTTTGGCATCACCCAGCAGCTTCAGTTCATTCTTCCGGCCAAATCGTGTCGCATCGCAAAGAAACTGGTTAAGTTTCCAGATGAAATTCACACTGAAACTCGTAATCCGTGGATGAAACGGCATGACTGGGAGATGAAACCGCGCATTTCTCTGCCGTGGCATCCTACCCAGTCCTTAACCGAAACCGTCCGCCTTGAAGACCTACGCGCATCCCTGGCGAAGTCGAAATAGTGGACAACGACCCACCAGTCATTATCTGACGCGTACTGGGCGACTCGTTAATGTAGTCCAATACGTCTGCGTCCATGCGAAATGTTGCAGTTCCGTCGTCGGGCAGTTTATTCCAGTAGTCGTTCATGATCTTGCGCATTTCGCGTACTGACGCAATCTTCATCATGTTATCGCCGCTCAGTTCCCTGCCGTAGTTACGTCCCAGGTAGTCCAAGTACTTCGTGCGATACGTCAGTGCACTCGTGATCTGTGTGTTGTCTTTGAAGCGCTGAATACACGCGCTCACACTATCCGGCTGCGGCTTGTTCAGTCGGCGATTGACCGTGTTGTGTGCGCGACACACAAACATGAAGAAATCAAACCGACTGTTCAGCCATTCTGGATGTGATTTCGCGTAGTTCTCAAAAATCACCTTGAAGTGCTGGTAGCAATGCGGACACGTGATCGTGTCTCGGAACATTTCCATGAAGCGCTTGACGATTACTTTATCTGTCGGAGTTGGGTGTTCTGGGTACAGGAACGACACTGAATGAAGTGTCATCCATCCGAGCGGTCCCCATAAACTCGTCATTGTTACTAATCCAAGGAAATGAAACCGGCAATAACGCCGCCTTCCAGAATGTGACGCATGAGTGACGGAGGCGCACCGCCTTTACTTTTCACGAGACCATGCTTCTCAACTATCTGCTTAACCTTGTCGTTACTCATGCTCTTGATTTTGCGACGAACGGTCTTGCGATGTTTCTTGGCACCCTTTTCAGTCAGAATTTGAATGGTTTGGCGCTTGGCGGTCTTTTTTATGGGCGGCGCTTTTGCTGGATCACCAACGGGTTTGATTTTCAAGATCCCTTTCGGGAACGTTTTGGTGGTGCGTGCGGTTTTACGTCTGGACGCACCCTTTTCAACCGGCGGCGTCTCGCCAACTTTATTGATTGTTACCTTGTCCATTTGAAAAACGAATCAGATTAGATTTACGGATATGGGAGGCATTACAAGATACCATGGAGTGGAACGCAATTCGATCATATTTCAATGCCCGCGGCGTCTCTCGGTTGGTGGAGCACCAGATCGAGTCGTTCGAAGATTTCATTCGCAACAAGCTCCCCCTGATCGTATCGTCCACCGCGCCAATTGTGGTGTGGCACGAGCAGGATGACACCACCAAAAAGTACAAATACGAGTTCCGTCTGTCATTCGAGAACATCACATACATGAAACCCCGCATCCAAGAGGCGACCGGCCGTGTCAAGCCCATGTTCCCGCAGGAAGCGCGTGTGCGCAACTTCACGTACGCGGCCCAGATGTTCTGCGACGTACGGTTCGTGGCGCGCTCCTACAAAGGCGAGACGCTGAGCGAGTACGACGAGTCCGTGCGTGTGTTTTCGGGCGTGTCGTTAGGCAAGATTCCAGTGATGCTCGGATCGTCGCTGTGTATCCTGAACGACTACCCACTGACCCGCGAAGAGCTCGGCGAGTGCCCCAACGACCCGCTCGGCTACTTCATAATTCACGGAAGCGAGCGCACAATCCTGTGTCAGGAGAAGGTCGCCGACAACCGCATCATGGTGTTCTTCAACAAGAAGACGGCGTCCAAGTACTGCTTCTCGGTTGAGATCAAATCTCTCCACGAATCGTTCACGACCCCACCCAAGAAGCTGGAAGTGCGCATCTCCACAAAATTCAACGGGCTCGGGTACCCGCTCATGATGTGCGTGCCGCGCTTTCGCGAAGACGTGCCTGCCATGGTCTTCTTTCGTGCGCTGGGAGTGGAGACCGACGAGGACATCGCCAACTTGATCGGACAAGAGTACGCCGAAACTCTGGCCGCATCCTTCAAAGAGTGCTCGGACGTGAACGTGTACACGCGCGACGACGCCATCCAGTTCCTCGCGGCGCATCTGCAGTACGTCACGTCGCACGAAGACAAGTGCGCATACGTCCGCACCCTGCTGGAGACCGAGTACCTGCCACATGTGCGCTTCGGAGGCGACACGTCTGACAGCAAGACCCTGGAAGCCCGCAAATGTATTCTGACGTCGGCCATGATTCGCCGGCTGATCATGACTGAACAGGGCCGCATTCCAATCGATGACCGCGACGCGTACACCAACAAACGTGTAGTGACTACTGGGGCACTGCTGACGCATCTCTTCCGTCAGCTGTTTCAGAAGGTGTGTAAAGACATCCGCGGCAAGTTCGTACACGAAGTGAACAACGACAGTTGGAAAAAGGGCGACACAATCCATCCTCTGGACGTGCTGAACGTGAACAATCTGTACAAGATCCTGAAAGTATCGACGATTGAAGGGAAGCTCAAGCAGGCACTGGCGACCGGCAATTTCACAGTCCAAGGACTGGGGACGTCCAGCTCCACGTCACTTTCTAATGCCACAAAGGTGGGCGTGTCCCAAGTCCTGAACCGTCTGTCGTACCTCGCAACTGTCAGCCACTTGCGCCGTATCCAGACACCAGTTGAAAAGAGCGGCAAGTTGCTGGCGCCGCGCAAGTTACACGGCACCAGCTGGGGGTACATGTGTCCCGTCGAAACGCCGGAGGGCCACTCGGTCGGTATCGTGAAGGCAATGTCCATGCTCACATCCGTGACGCACCACACGCCTAGCGAAGTGGTGCTGAAGATCCTGCGTGAACTCGACTGCATTCAGTGGATCGAAAAGCCCGTCGCGTACAAGGGAACCTCCATCACACTCAACGGCGTGATTGTGGCGTTCACGAATGATCCAGTTAAAGTCCGCGACGTCCTGCGCACCGCCAAGGGCCAGTTCCGGCTCCACCCACACACTGGCATCTCATGGAACGTGTTACACCATGCGATCACGATTGAATCTGACGGCGGCCGTGTTGTGCGTCCCCTGTTCCGCGTGAAAGAGGGCGCGATGATGCCGCATCCAGCGTCGGATGTGTGGAACGACTGGGTCCAGTCCTGCATGGAGTACATTGACCCGAACGAGAGCGAGACGGTCCGTGTCGCGATGGTTCCGGCAGATATCACGAAGCTACACACGCACTGCGAGATCCACCCGACAATGATACTGGGACACATGGCGTCCAGTATCCCCATGAGCGACCACAACCAGTCGCCGCGAAACACGTACCAATCCGCCATGGGCAAACAGGCCATCGGGATATTTGCGCGCAACTACGCCAAGCGACTGGACAAGAACGCGTACATCTTCTGTTCCCCTGCGCGTCCGTTCGTGGAGACGCGCACGATGAGTGTGCTGAAGACACACGAGATGCCGTTCGGAATGAACGCCATTGTGGCGATCGGCATTTATGGCGGCTACAACCAAGAGGATTCCGTCATTTTGAACAAGTCGGCGGTCGATCGTGGACTGTTCAGGACGCTGTACTACACCATGTACAAGGACGAAGAGCACCGAAATGTGACGAGCGGAAAGGAAGAGAAGTTCGTGAAACCGCGTCGCGAGATAACGCGCGGCTTCAAGACGTCGTCGTACCATGCGATCCAAGACAACGGTCTTCCGGCAGTGAACGCCATTATTGGCGAGAACGATGTGGTGATTGGAAAGGTGACGAATTTGAAGCAGGACCCGAGTGGGTACGCTTACCGCGACGCTTCCACGACACATAAGAACGCCGAGACGTGTCGCGTGGACGGTGTGTGGCAAGACAAGAACTCGGACGGCTACCCGTTCGTGAAGGTGCGTGTGGTCAGTGAACGCGTCCCCGAGATCGGCGACAAGTTCAGTTCGCGCCACGGCCAGAAAGGAACATGCGGCATCATGCTGAACGAGGAGGACATGCCGTACTCTGCTTCCGGTCTGCGTCCCGACCTGATCATGAACCCGCACGCCGTTCCATCACGCATGACGATCGCACAGCTGATGGAGTGTATGTTCGGCAAGGTGTGTTCCATGAAAGGCACACTGGGCGACGGAACGCCATACTCGCACCTGTCGCACAAAGATCTGCGCAATCACTTGGTTGATTTGGGGATGCATCCGTACGGCAACGAGATGCTGTACAATGGCCAGACGGGCGAGATGATGGCAGCCGAGATCTTCATGGGTCCGACGTTCTACCAGCGTTTGAAGCACATGGTGAAGGATAAGACGCATTGCCTGACAGATGATCACGACGTCCTTACGACGAATGGATGGAAACCAATCGCGGAAGTTCGGCTGGATGATAAAGTTGCGACGCTACAGGACGAGAAACTTGTGTACGAGCACCCAATCCGCACATATGAATACGATTACCAAGGAGATATGTATGAAATTCAGACACAACAACTAAGTTTGAAGACGACTATGAACCACCGCATGTGGGCTGCGACCTGTCATACTCGCAAGCTGGAATGGCGCTACGGATTTCACGAGGCGCGTGATATTATTGGAAAGCATGTTAAGTATCAGAAAGATGCGGAATGGGATGTTCTGCCTTACCAGTTTGTATTGCCGGCATACGAAGATGCTCCGGATATGGCCGTTGACATGGAAGCATGGCTAACGTTTATGGGAATTTGGATTGGCGACGGATGGTGCACAACATCAAAGGTATCAATTGCCGCAAATAAGCCTCGTGTCAAAAATGCGCTGGAAGCATGTCTTCCGAAACTAAACATCGCCTACAAATATTACCCAGATTCGTGTAAGCTGGATATTTCAAATCGTCAACTTCGACAGTATATGCGTCCACTCAGCGTTGGTGCTACAAACAAGTATTTGCCAGATTGGGTTTGGCAGTTGAATCAGGCCCAGACCAGACAGCTTATCTCGGGGCTCATGCTAAGCGACGGACACATGCGACAAGCATCCATGTTGTATTCTACAGCGTCAACGCGACTGGCAGACGATATCCAGAGATTAGTGCTCCACGCAGGGTGGTCGGCAAATAAGCGCATTCATACTCCGGCCGGAACACCGTACTCGATTGAAGGGCATTCTGGAGTTACGACGCAAGATTTGTGGCTACTGTGTATCATCAAGTCAAAGAACCGTCCAGCAGTTAACCATTCGCATGTGCGCAATCAGAATGGGCAGTCGGAGAGAATTGTAGAGTTCGATGGAAAGGTGTACTGTCTAGAAGTACCTGGCAACGTCTTCTACGTACGCCGCAACGGCCTTCCGGTATGGACCGGTAATTCTCGCGCACGTGGTCCGATCGTGTCGCTGACCCGTCAGCCGTGTGAAGGGCGGTCGCGCGATGGCGGGCTGCGTGTCGGTGAGATGGAGCGCGACTGTATGTTGTCGCACGGAGCCGCGATGTTCACCAAGGAACGCCTGATGGATGTGTCCGATCCATTCCCAGCAGGGTTCTGTAAGTCGTGCGGTACACTGGCGGTTGTAAACGAGAAGGAGAACATGTACCACTGTGGCGCATGTGGAAGTCAGACGCAGTTCGAGATGAAGACAATTCCGTATGCCGTCAAGCTGTGGGCCCAAGAGCTGGAGGCGATGCACATTGTGCCGCGTATGGTGTTTGAGTAGCAAGTGTTTACATCACATAATGCCATCATATAAAATTGTTATATCCAAGTTCAACGAACCGTTGGATTGGTTAGATATTCTAGATCGTGATAATGTTATAGTATATAATAAATCTGAAGAAACAAACCCCGAATATATTCCACTTAAGAATATCGGAAGAGAAGCAGATACTTTTTTGTATTATATCATTCAGAATTATGATAATCTTCCAGATTATGTGATATTTCTCCAAGGAGACCCATTTTCACACATGCAATATACACAATATACGCTTGAAAATAGTATCATAGATATTCTGAAAACTTGTCCATCTGATGTAGTCACTTTTAATTACGAATGTAATCAACCAAATAGCGTTTATCCTGGGCTTTTATTAGACGAATATTTTAAGTATATATTTGATAATCCCGTACCTACGTATTATAAATTTTATCCAGGTTGTCAATACATCGTTCCTAAACACCGTATCAAAGGATATCCAAAGCACGTATATCAACGGCTACGGTTTATGTTACAAAATAATAACATGAATAATTATACTGCGCATTTTGGCAGTAACCAATTTGACAAGTGGTCTATTAACCCATGGACATTTGAACGGCTAGCTTACTATTTATTTACAAATACACCAATTACAAAAACATTTGGATGTACATGTTTTGAGTAAGTCGTTTTAACGAGTCTAATGACATAATAAAAAAAATGAAAATACTAGTTTTAATCATATCGAGTCCATACAATGAACGGTTTATCAAGTTGAAAGAACATTGGAAGACATTTATGAATTCAGATTCTGACATAGATTGTTATTTTTTAGAATGTGACCCTAAAACTAATCAACCGTATGTTTGTGATAACACATTTTATACAAACGGCGATGAAACACATTCGAATATATTTAAGAAAACCATTGATAGTATAAGTTTTTTTGATCCCAACAAATATGACTATATCGTAAGAACAAATCTCTCTTCGGTATATATATTTTCTGAATTGAAACACCACGTTTCGACACTCAAAACACATGATGTGTATACAGGTGTTATTGGAACACACGACTCAATAAAGTTTGTTTCGGGATCTGGAATGATTATGACCCCAGATGTTGCAAACATATTGACACGTATTAAAGATTCCGATCATGACATTGATGCTGCAGATGATGTTATGATTGGATACATACTAAACAAGTATGGAATACAACCATCACTGTCTCCAAGATTAGATATCGGCAGCATTAATACAGTGATGGAATACAAGACTGACCAAACATTGTTTAAAGAGCATGTACATTACCGTTTAAAGTGCACGTCTTCAGTCTATGACGAACTATACATTCGTACCGAAGTTATGAAACTAAAAACCGTTACTCCTATTTTAGTTAAATTCCCAACACGTAGAATAGAGTTATGCGCATCAACCATTCAGAAATACATTTCTATGGCATCTAATATCAATAATATCCGCTTTATTGTGTCAATTGATAACGACCAATCCGAGCATGTTTCGTATCTGGAGTCAATACATCCGAGCATAAGCGTGTTTGTAGGAGAAGCGAAAGGAAAGGTCCACGCAATTAATCGCGACATGCCGCCATCATCATCGTTCAGTATTATACTGTTGGCATCGGATGATATGATACCCGTGGTTAAAGGATATGATGAAATTATTATAGATAGTATGAAACAGTTTTATCCAGATACAGATGGCGTATTATTCTTTAATGACGGATTTCAAGAAAACAGGCTTAACACCCTCGTTATATGTGGTTCTAAATATTACGACAGGTTTGGATATATATATAATCCTGAATATAAATCGTTGTTTTGTGACAATGAATTTACCGATGTATCTCAGCGTCTTAAAAAACAGACATATCTACATCAAGTTATAATTAGGCACGAACATCCGTATAATTTACATCTAGATAACGACATGCTTTACAAGATAAATGATAGTTTCACTGACTACGACAGAGCCGTGTATCACCGGCGTCGCAGCACTTACCAAATAAGCATATTGATATGTACATTGCCGGAACGAAGAGTTCAACTTGAAGAGTTATTAAAGGATCTTGAAACGTTAAAAAATAATTCAATTCTTAACATTGAGATATTAACGGATGATCGTACAGATGTTACTACGGGTGAAAAACGCAATAGCCTACTTAAGAGAGCAAATGGAATATACTCTGCGTTTGTAGACGACGATGACAAACTTACAGTAGAATATTTTAATGTGATAGAAGCTGCTATTAAATCCGGTACTTATGATTGCATAAGCTTGAACGGTCGTTATTACGAACATGGTATTTTTAAAGGCCCGTTTCATCATTCTTTAAATTACAGTAGATGGTTTGATGATGACTACGGGTATTACCGTCCTCCAAACCATCTGAATCCGATTAATACTCAAATATGTAAACAGATATTGTATAAAGACATAACATATAAAGAAGATATTGATTTCTCAACTCGTCTGTTTGAGAGCGGTCTGCTAAGATCAGAATACACGCATGATAAATGTCAATATTTATATTACTCGGTACCGAAAACAGATTACGTGTCAAATCCTAAAATAGTAAAGCGTGCTAGTGTTCGTAAAACGGTGTTTTCGTTTAGTTTTTTTGGAAAAGTTAACAGGTATCTACATGGACTAATAGAAAACTGTAAAAATATAAACAAATTGTACCCTGACGCATGGGTTTATATATATGCATCTCGTGATTTTGATGTCAACATATTGTTGAAAGCTGTTAAACCATATAAAAATATTAGAATATGTTGGATTGATAAATTTGAAGAGACACTGGTTCAGTACATGTGCCATCGGTTTTTTGCTATTGATGATGACGATGTAGATGTTATGTTTTCACGAGACTGTGATTCTGAGATCAATGAACGCGATCAGTACTGTATTAATCATTTCATGAAATCATCTAAAAAGTTTCAAATTATACGTGACAATGTAGGTCATTGTAAACTAATATGTGGAGGTATGTGGGGTGCTAAAAAAGGGGCATTACAATTCAAAATTCGAGACAAATTCAATACTTATAATTTTTCACACAAGACAGATGAAAATTTTCTAGGAGATTGTATTTATCAACATATTAAAAATGATTGCGAGGTATTTGATGAGTTTTTCAATTTTACTGGTGAAAATCCCCAAAAAATACCTATAGACCTTCCATTATTTCAAGGCGTCAGGGACTTCGTAGGCAATCAAGTGTATTTCATGACGCAACTCGGAACAGTCATTACATATACAGATAACCCATCATTAATTCCACGTTTTGTTGATCGGTGGAATAGTGTATACCCGAATATAGATATTGTTGTTGTTTTCATATCAGACAGTGTTCCGACACATATAACTTCTTATTCGAAATACATTCAACTAGAACCGGCGTGTACAAACCCAGAATATACATGTGCACTTAAAGCATCTACTGTGAAACGATATGAAGGCGTTTTAATAACTGATATATCAAATGTTCATAACATTAATATATTAAATTACATTTGTAACATAAGTGAGAATTCAGTTGTTGGATTGCCAAACAATTCATACATTACGCTACCTCACACTTGGAAAAATATTTTAAACGATTTTGTTCAACCCCGAGAGCCAGACCTGCGTACAATAAATGTAATTAATTTATCAGAAAATGCAATAAATTCAACTATACAATATGATCGTAAAGGATTTTGTTCAATGATAAATATGATAATTGATATTTGTGTTGAACATTATCTTGCGAATAATAACTATGATGTACTTATAAAAGACAATCAAGTCCTCAGTTTATTTAATACAATATATACTATTCCCAAATCAATGCGCGATTATATAAAAATAGATAAAGTGGAGTGGGCGATAAACAAAATACTTAATAATACCGCATGTAATGAAGTTGTTAAATTTAATGCTCATACCATAGCAAATATAGAGAATTTACAACTTAAAAATAAAATATTTAATAATATTTTGCAGATTAAAAGTGAAAATATAACGATGTTTGAAAATATCAGAACACAATTAAATATTAATAATAATACACTGGGTGTTCATATTAGAGGAACTGATAAAGTTGTTGAATTACCAGCAATCGATATTAATAATGTATTTGATAAGATAGATTATATGTTAACATTATATGATATATCTAATATATTTATATCAACGGATGATATGAAATATCTTAATCCACTTATTTGTAGATACGGGTCTCGTATTTGTTATAATAACGTTATTAGAAGTAATAATTCCGAACCTATTCACTTTGATTATACTGCAAGAAATCAGTTAAACTCTGAAGTATTATCTGATACATATATATTATCAAAATGTAAATATTTCATATATTGTTTTTCTAATGTTAGTCTATTAGCATTAACGATGGGTGTGAATAATTTTGAAAAAATTATGTGTATATCGGTTTAAACATGTAAAATTATTAGTTATAAACAACAAATGTCTTCGTATGTTGACAATAGATTTCTGCAACATTTAGATGATAATATAACAACCATTTTCGAGGTTGGTGCTAGATACGGAGATGAAACTTTACAATTATCTGAAATTTTTAATAATGCACAAATTTATTCATTTGAATGTAATCCAAACACTATAAATATATGTAAACAAAAGCTAGATAATAAAAAGAATATAGTATTTATACCTTACGGATTAGGTGATAAAAACGAAAAACTGCCATTTTATTCATATATGCTCGATAATAATGACGGTTGTAGTTCTCTACTTAAACGAATTGATTTTACAGCATCACAAAAAGAAACTGGAATCATAAACATAAAAAAATTATCAGAATTTGTTTCCGAAAATCAAATTAATAATATAGATTTATTATGTATGGATGTTCAAGGATATGAGTTAAACATTTTAAAAGGATCCGGAGAATTTATTAAGAATATAAAATTCGTAATCATGGAGCAGCCTAAGGATATTATAAGCGAACAATATTTACCTAAAGGTCTTCATTCTACATATATAAATGCGCCATCATCTAAAGAAATAAGGGATTTTATGATACAAAATAATTTTATTGAAATCGCAAGAATTCAAGAAAATCAGCTTGAAGATAATGTAATGTATAAAAATATGAATATGCATTCAAAAGAATTTAAAATATCAAATGTTTTTGATTCATACCGCAATCTAAAACATGATTTTAGAGATGCACTCTGCAAAAAGACAGTGTTTTCGTTTAGCTTTTACGGAGATGTCAAGCGGTATATGTATGGTCTGAGTGAAAATTGTAAAAAGATTAACAGTTTATATCCAGATCATTGGATATATGTGTACGTTGGGAATGACTTCGATCATTCTATCTTAGAAAAAATTCAATATACGCAAAACCTTAAGATTATCAATACGAATGTAAGTGGTCATATAAACAGACTATATCGGTTTTTTGCTATTGATGACGAAGACGTAGACGTTATGTTTTCACGAGACTGCGATTCTGATATCAATGAACGCGATCAGTACTCCATTGATATGTTTTTGAAATCGGACAAACTATTTCAAATCATACGAGACCATCCTGAGCATAATATTGAAATGCTTGCGGGTATGTGGGGTGCTAAAAAAGGAATAGACTTTAAAATAAAGGATAAATTTTTATGCAACAAACATGCTTACAGTGGATTACCATTTGATGATCAAACATTTTTAAGAAATGAAGTTTATCCTTATATTAAAAATAACGCACTTGTATTCGATGAATTTAATAATTATAGATTTAGCCATGAAACAGCTCTAAAAATACCTATAGAGTTACCACTCACAGATGAAGGAACTCGAAACCATATTGGACGCGCTGTTCATTTCAAAATGACATTAGGAACTGTAGTGGTTGCAACTGATTTAAATCCGCTGTATTTAGACTGCATTCCCATCTTTATTCAATCCTGGACTACGTTGTTTCCAGAGGTTGATATTGTAATAGTATTGATAGCAAATGAAATTCCATCGCACTTAAAGGTATTTGAAAAATACATACGTATTCACCCGCCACTACCTGGAATGCACACAGCCTTTCAAGCACAGTGTATTCGCCTATTATATCCTCAAACCATTACACGCCATGAAGGCGTATTGATTACAGATATGGATATGATTCCAATGAACCGCGACTATTACGAACGTGCCATATCTGACAAATCGGATTATGCTTTTATTGCATATCGCGACTGTATGTTGCCATATGAAATTCCGATGTGTTATAATATAGCGATACCTCCCATTTGGAAGGCCGTGTTTAAAGGCGAAACACTCGAAACATTTTACAAACGAGTTAAACACTATGATGGAAATCATGGCGGAAAGGGTTGGGATGCTGATCAACTTATTTTAATTGAAAAGTTTAATGCTTACAATGGTGCGAAGCTTATCTTAAATGATAGAATTACAAACTACAACCGCCTTGATCGATATGACTTAAGAACCGGCAATATGAATCTAGATGGACTGAAAACTAATATTATGAACAAACTATATACTGACAATCATATATTACGACCATATTCTCAATATAAGTCCATGAACCAGTATATTGTGAATTCACTAACTGGGACTCCTAACTCAACTACAAAATTAATTTCCGGAAGGTATTTTGCAGAACACTGCGACTGGATTGTTGACCCACGCTATCCGGATTTAAAAAACTTCAATTATATTAAAGCAAAATCAGTAGACTGGGTATTTATTAACGGTGACCATTTAGATATGTTTTGTAACTCTATTTTAGACAATAAAAAGAAGTTTGTTATTATAATACATAACACAGATCGTGCATTCGGATTACCGGAGCTTCGAAAACTTCTTCCACTAGCGCATCATATTTATGCAGTAAATACATCATTATATCCATCAATACATCATCCTAAACTGACAACGATACCTCTTGGATTTTCAGATAGTACTTTGGATTTCTTAAAAACATTCAATCCTCCAAATTCAGACAGTCAAAGAGATATTGAAATATATATGAATTTTACATTAGGAAGTCCTGGTGAGCATAGATATAATGTTAGATTGGAATGCAAAAATCAAACTCAACATATTCCTGGAGTAGTTCAAGTATCAAATAGAACGACTGAAGAATATTTTTCTGATTTATGTCGTTCAAAATTTGTACTATGTCCAGAAGGAAGTGGTATTGACAGTCACCGGGTGTACGAGGCAATTTTATGCGGAGCTACTCCTGTTGTATTACGCAATGGATTATCACCTTTGTACGAGAAATTACCAATATGCATCGTTAACAGTTGGACAGATATGTATACGCAGATTAATACAAAGGATATAGATTTTGATATACATGCGTTTTTGAATAATGTAAGACCGCCACTTATAGAAGCATGTCTATCAGCTCCTAGAATAGCGTTTGTAAATTTTGCGACACCTTCAGAGAATACAGATTATGTTAAAGAACAACATCGACTGGTAGAAACTGTACGTAAATTTGGATATAATATGTATACGTATAATTCATTCGAGTATATCGATAGTCCAACACAAGAACAATCGCCATATGCATTCAAGCTGCATGCCATTGAGAAAGTTCGTCACATGGGTCACGACATTGTTATTTGGGTCGATAGTACAGTCAGATTAATTAGACCAATCGATTCATTGATACCTAAAATACAGGCAGTAGGCGTATATCTGCCCACCGATGGATTAAGAACTGGTAACTGGGTGAATGATAAGACATTGAATTATTTTAACATGACGAGAGATCATGCTATGGAAATGTACAGCATTCATGCGGCAGTGATGGCATTTGATTTCAGAACTCAGCCTGCATGCAACTTTATTGATGAAATGTTTAAGTGTGAGAAGGCCGGGTTGTTCAAAGGAAACTGGAATAACAACAATTTTACCGAAAGCAATGATCCTAGATGCAGAGGTCATCGGCATGATCAGTCGTGTGCAGATTTAGTATCTAGAAAACTAAATATAGCTCATCAGCCATGTGTTCTTACAGATGATACACGCGCAGATAGATATTTTACAGCTTGGAATCATATTTAAACACTAATTGTTATTCACAATAAATGACAACATATGAAGATTATCGACACATGTTGATCAACAAACCAGAAAGACAATGGCATCAAGATCCAAATGTCTTACACGACAAAGTTTATTCAACTGATAGTCCCATTTTTAGTATTGTAATGCCCATACACGATCAAGAAAATATAATAGAACGCGTGTTAAACAATATTTTAGCAAATACTGTTGGATATTATGAAATTATTTTAATATTGGATGGATGTGAAGACAATACAAAAAATATTGTCTTGGCATGGACAAATCAAACATTCCCTTCTACAATAACGCGCATTCGTATCATTGAAAATGTACACGGTATCTTTGAAGCATCGTGCGATAACCAGGGGTTTGTAATGTCAAACGGTAAGTATATAGTTGAAATTCAAGCAGATATGCAAATTATGACATTTGGATATAATATTATACTCGCGACTCCTTTAGAAATATATGACGATATTATAGCTATCTCGGGGAGATGTTGTCATGGTATTAACGACAAGAGTCATTACATAGCAGATGGTAAAATAGGAGATAAGATTGATAATATGCATTCTATGAATTTCGCATACTTCAATAAAGTAACACTATCGCACTCTGTGAATAGAGGGCCTTTAGTATTGAAAAGGTCTATGTTACATGAATTAGGATATTTAGATGAAGATCATTATCCTCTCGAAGCAAGTGATCATGATCTTTTTATGAGAGCATGGAACGATCGTGCATGGAGATGTGGATTTGTTCCAGTTGAGTTTTACAATCCTCAAAGCTGGGGATCTACCCGAAAAGTTCGCAATGATGACAAAACGAAATACTTAAATATGCGAGAATCAAAAATAAAATATGGGTATTTCGGTCAACATTCTACCACATTCAAATATCCTGATGCTGAAATAAGACAAATGGAATGGAATGATATTGCACGTGTACGTGATATTATCACTAAAACTACATCGCCTTGACAAGTAAAGGATATTCGATTGGAGATCCTATAGGTAATTCAAATTACGATATAATGTTCACCAGTAAATATTAACTTTAATTATACGTCATACCTGTTACACACTTTTTGGATAAAAACGAATAGTTATCTGCTATAACTAATTGGTATTAAAGATGTCCCTTGAAATTGTGTTTGGCCCGATGTTTTCGGGAAAGTCCAGTCATGCGATGGCGTTTGTGCGTCGTCAGCGCGCGATCGGTAAATCTGTAATCGTCATCAAGCCGGATATCGATAACAGGTACTCGCAGGACAGTGTGCTCGTGACGCACAACAAAGAGCAAATTCCGTGTAAAGTATGGCCTACCGATCGTCCACTGACGCCGGTAGATAGTATTATCGAGAATGAGTTTATTGTGATTGAAGAGGCCCAGTTCTTCAAAGGTCTGTATTCGTTTGTTCAGTACGTTTTGAAAGCATATAATCGCAACATTCTGCTGGTTGGTTTGGACGGCGACGCGTCGCAGCAAAAATTCGGAGAGTTGTTGGACTGTATTCCATACGCCACCTCTGTGACAAAACTATGTGCCCTCTGTTCGGAGTGCAAAGACGGTACGCTTGCGCCGTACACGAAAAAGATCGGAAACGTAGAAGCTCAAGTCGACGTCGGTGGTAACGAAAAGTACGTGCCTGTCTGTATAAATCACTTAAACACGTAGTGATTTAATATACAAATGTATTCAAATAAGTTCTACAATCAATATGCTAGAGATGTCTTCTCACAAAACGGGGAAGATGGAATTATCGAAGAACTGTTCAAAAGACTTAATATAAATTCGGGATATGTATGTGAGTTTGGAGCATGGGATGGGAAACACCTTTCTAATACATTCAATCTAATTCAAAAGGGGTTTAAAGGTGTTTTTATAGAAGGAGATAAGGACAAGTTTCCAGATTTACTCACAACTTGTAAGAGTTATCCTAATATTACACCAATAAACTCATACGTAGAATGTGAGGGGTCAAATACTCTTGATAACTTACTTAAAACAACCGATATTCCTTTTGATTTTGAACTATTATCGATTGATATAGATTCCTTTGATTATCAGGTATGGAATAGTTTGAAGCTTTATAGACCCAAGATCGTTGTTATAGAGATAATTTCAGGTGTAAGCACAAGCAATGAAGACTATGTATATCAAGCTGGAAAATATCAAGGAACTGGATTTAGACCGATGTTTAACCTAGGCATTAAAAAAGGTTATAAATTCGTTTGTCATACTGGAAACATGATTTTTGTTAGAAACGATCTATTTGATAAGCTTGATATTCACTACGATAATGAACTAGAAAACTTTAGAACTCAATGGCTTGATTGGGCCGGTATTGCTTACTAGTAATTTATATCTTTGCCCATGAAAAATACGTTGCTGTCTGACATGGTTTCAACGAGCATAGAATAGAATTGTGCAAAATGGGTTATCATTTACGTGTTTAACAACGTCATGAATTTGGCTAAATGTGTCGATTGTATAAGGAATGACGCTTGCAAAGAGTGAAGCAAACCTATCAACATCCTTGTTGGTCCACCACGGTTGGTGAAATGACAATAGAATGGGCACGTCTCGTTCCCTACAAAATTGTATGAGGTCGTGAATGATGAACTCTTCACCACCTTCTATATCACATTTTATGAACCCAACCTCGTCAAGAAAAGGAACCTCTGACAGTGCAATAGTTTTGATGGTGTAGTCAAGTGGGGAGCTCATATGATCCTTTAGCTGCGACGTTGATTCGTTTAATATGCTTCCGGAGCCAAATTGATTTGGGCCAAAGTACATTTCCTTTCCAGAAACGCAATGTATCGGTTGTTTGACTATCACAGCATTTTTAACATTGGAAGACTGTAGATTTGCTTCCAGAGATCTTACAGATTCTTGGTCGCCTTCAATGCATATCACCTTTGAAAAGTTGCGAGAAAGCCAGATTGCAGTAGTCCCAATCCATGCGCCAATATCCAGCGCCGCTTTATCGTGACGTTTTACTCGGTCAAAAGCCCGAAAAGTTTCCTCTTCCCAGCCAGGAAATGCCGATTGAAACCCTCTCTCAATCGCTGCAAATTTGTAGTCAACTCCGGCTTTTGTGAATGTGTAAACAGGTTTTGGTCGTCTGAATGAAAGCATTTATCTAACCATCCGATAATTATAAACCAAAAACTTACATATTTAGTTTCTGTACAAACAATTGCCCATAATTAGAAGTTAAGGGAGTGCTTAACTTGTCCTTGTATTCGCTTAAAAATTTATCAATTCCGACAACTGTTTGGGGCCAATTACCGCTGTAATCATCAAAAATCAAAAATCCCCCATTTTTAACCTTTTCAAATGACATCACGCCATCGCGATACACAAATTCGGTCTGATGATTGCCGTCAATGAAAATTATGTCAAAGTAATTATCTGGAAATGTGGGTACGATATTGTCTGAAAAGTCGCGATATATTTTGAACTTATGTGCTTGTCTGCTGCTTTGTATTTTCCCCATTGCTCTCTGATAAAGCGTTTGTATTCGACCCTTGTATTCAGGATACTCATCGTACTCTGTCCATGGGTCTACACAGTGAATTACCGATTCGGGATGAACGCAGTACGATTTTAAAACGTCAATGACATTTGTAGCTTCACATACGCCAATTTCCAGGTACTGTATTGGGCCGCTCGGAATAGGTATAAATGGAGTCCATTTCATGCCTGGATTGTCACGCAGATACTGGTACGGGTCTTTTGGTCGTCGGAATGAAAGCATTTATCTAACTAATGGATAAATTAGCACCAGCGATAGCGCATCGTGTACAACCGCACCCCAGTAAGCACTGTACCACGTCGATTTCAACCCAAACACCATGAACAAAATCAATACTATGGAACGTAAGAAGGTGTTGAGGATCGGGTTCGCGGTCGGCAACAACCATACGTTCATTTATTCTATGAAAACTTTTTCTCGTAGTATAGCATAAACACAATATGGGTGGTGGTCTTATGCAGCTCGTGTCGTATGGTGCGCAGGACATTTACATCTCGGGCAACCCCCAGATCACCTTTTGGAAGGTGCTGTACAAGCGCCATACCAACTTCGCCGTGGAGTCCATTGAAGTCACCTTCAACGGCCAGGCCGATTTCAACAAGCGCGTGACGGCTGTGATTAACCGCAACGCCGATCTCATGTACAAGACGTACGTTCAGGTTGTGCTGCCCCAGATTGACCTGAGTGCGGGGACAGCCGGTACATTCAATAGCAGCCATACGGAACAGGGCTTCCGCTGGCTCTCATACATCGGCCACCGCCTCATCAAGCAGGTTGAGGTCGAGATTGGCGGCCAGCGCATTGATCGCCAGTACGGCGACTGGATGCAGATCTGGACCCAGCTCTCCACGGAGGCGGGTACGGTGTCTGCGCTGGACCACATCATTGGCCAGACGCACGATCTTACGCTGATGAAGCGCTCAACGGGCATTGGTCTGGATGCGGTGTGCTCGTCGTCGGAGACGACCATCTCGTGCGTACCTCGCCGCGGCACCCCCGCCAAGACGCTGTACATTCCTCTCCAGTTCTGGTTCTGCCGCAACCCTGGTCTGGCGATCCCTCTGATTGCCCTCCAGTACCACGAGGTGCGCATCAACGTCGACTTCGAGACGTGGCAGAACTGCACGTACGCGGAGCAGACTCCTGGGTTCCCTTGGGCCGCGCCTACGCAGTCCCTCGCCGCCGCGTCGCTGTACGTTGACTACGTGTACCTCGACACGGAGGAGCGCCGCCGCTTCGCCCAGCAGAGCCACGAGTACCTCATCGAGCAGGTGCAGTACACTGGCGCGGAGAGCATCACCAGCTCTTCCAACAAGATCCAGCTGAACTTCAATCACCCCGTGAAGGAGCTCTTCTGGGTCGTGCAGCGCGATTCGTTTGTGGACTGCTCGAATCCGAGCTGGGTTGCCTCGGTTGGTGGTCCCCAGCCGTTCAACTACTCCGACGACTTCTCCACGGAGGGTCTGATCATGTCTCTACTGTCCGGTGCGGCGAACGCGGGCGGCGCGGCCACGGGTGGAAATGGCCCCTACGCTGGGGCTGTGGGTGTTAGTGGAGGCGTAACTGGTGCTGCGGTCGTACTGGGTCCTGCCAATGTATCAGCAGTGGGATCGATTGTGGGTGCTGACACTTACGATGTAGCCGGTACCGCCGAGTTTGAGACTGGTGTGAACTACCTGCTCGCCAAGGTGATCCTCGACTCGGGTGTGCGCTGCGAGGGCAAGAACCCCGTGGAGGTCGCCAAGATCCAGCTCAACGGCCAGGACCGGTTCACTGAGCGTGAGGGCGCCTACTTCGACAAGGTGCAGCCCTTCCAGCACCACAGCCGCACGCCTTCGGTGGGTATCAACACGTACTCGTTCGCGCTGCGCCCCGAGGAGCACCAGCCGTCCGGCACGTGCAACTTCTCGCGGATCGACAAGGCGACGCTCCAGTTGTCCGTGTCCGTGAACACGGTGTCCGGTCCTCGTACGGCCCAGGTGCGCGTGTACGCGCTGAACTACAACGTGCTCCGCGTGATGAGCGGCATGGGTGGCCTCGCGTACAGCAACTAAGCAGGTTTAGTATAAAAATCAAAAATCAAAAGAGGGGAAACCCCAAAATTGAGCGCTCAAACAAGCATTCAATTTTGTGATATATACTGAAAACCTTTTGCCTCTAAATCCAAGAAGTAGATATGTTGTTTTGTTTGTAAAATTCAATCTCTTCTGATGGAATACTGTTCTTCCATCCAATTACCCATGGACGATGAACACATGTAAAGTCCCCAGCTATACGTATACTATCCCCTTCATACTCTTTGTTTATTAAACAAAAAGTTGTATCAATGTCAGCTTTATATAATTCATAACTCCTATGAGGTATACGATTTGTCCAAAATTGCGATTCCCACTCGATAACGGTTTGTCCACAATACAATATATCTAAGCAAATATTGTTCGATATATCTAACGCAAAACCAACCTTTCCACTTTTATATTTTTCAGCGATATCATCGAGTATATTAATAAAATTTTTTGGTAAGTTCTTATTAAATGCGAGGTCTGGGTCTGTTATAATATATCGTTTATAATTCAAGTTCTCTAATACTTCTATGATAGAATGACCATAATTTTCATGAAAGCGATGCACGTGTACATTTCCCTCAATTGATTTTAAATATTCTATCATGGGGGGGTACGTACTTTTATTATCTAAAATGTGAATTCTATCAGAGTTTATGTATTTCTGCAACTGTTCTACCATGTCTTTAACAAATGTATACTGATTATACGCAATTATAAAAACAGGTATCCTATCTACTATTGGTTTACGTGAGGTAAGTATCATTTTATTATTGTCTAATAATATAAAATGTTCATATGGTCTAAGAAATTTCACCCACCACCACCGCCACCGGTTACAAATGACTTCGATTGGACAAACGATTTAACCTTTTATGACTCAGATAATAAACTTGTTGATATCTCTAAATTTGAGCCCGCTGGAGATATTGTATTACATGACGAACATAATATATTAATTGACACATCGTTGGCGGAATATCCTGAACAGTGTTTATCCTATAAATACATAGATCCGTCATCGACAGTTCTTGAATTGGGCGCACGATACGGCAGCGTGTCATGTATCATTAACAAAAAGTTACACGATAAAACAAAACAAGTATCGGTAGAGCCGGACGCGTCCGTGTGGGCGGCCCTTGAAAGAAACATTCAAACTAACGGTTGTTCCGTCAACATACACAAAGGGTTTGTTTCAAAGGCGTCTCGTGAACTACTGCTGATGGGATACGCATCCCGAACGGTTCTGTCTAGCACTTCAAATAGTCTATCACTCAGTGTTGAAGACCTACAAACCAAATACGATCTTACATTTGACACGTTAGTCGCAGATTGTGAGGGATTTTTAGAGACATTCTTTGACGAACACCCCTTTATGTACGAGCAGTTACGCACTGTAATTTTTGAAGCAGATTTTCCTAATAAATGTAATTATCCGAAAATACGAACGCAATTAAAACAACATGGGTTTAGCGAAGTAATCCACGGATTTCAAAATGTTTATAAGAAGTAATGAACATTCACTATTATTTAATCCACGGGATTGATCCTGAGCGAAAGCCCTTCATGGAATATCAATTTCAAAGATTTGGTGTGCCTAAAGAAGATACGACTTGGATAACATATCCAAATAAACACGATCCGATGCCATATAATTTGAGCACAGATCCTCATTTAATGAAAGGTCTCCTGTCGTGCGGATACAAGCATTATCTAGCTCTGAAAGATATATGTGAAAAAGGATATGATTATGGTGTTATCATGGAAGATAACATTGAATTTCGCGGGAATGTTCCTGATGCAATTCAACGCTATTTAACAGATTTACCAGATGATTGGGATTGCTTATTTGATAGTGATTTCTTTGATATGAAATACTGTGGTGAAATTACAAATGACAAACGTGTTTATAAAATAGACGTAAATGAATATTCCGGCGGTACAAAAGGTGCTCATTTTTACTTGTTAACAAACGCATTCGCTAAAAGGTTATATGAATGTTATTTACCGTTTAATCATGCGCCAGATCATCATTATAATAGTATTTTTAAGAAGTTAACTCCCAATATATTTTGGGCCGAACCGCCAAATGTACATAAAATACTTCGACTATCTACATGGCTAGATAATACAAGATTTAATGCGAATAGTAATATACCAACTGATCGACCCAAATTTCCATGGATTATTCGAAAAACTGGGAAATAGGACAGTCAACTTCAACCCGAACCCAATCATCGTCAGAAAGATCACTAAATAAACCCAATCCGTTATCTATTTTTTCTTGAATTCTGATTTTGTTTGTAAACTCTTCCCCACTGAATTCTTTATGACAAAAATTTCGAAGCTTGTTCGCTATAAATTCTGCGTCTCCAAAATATGATAAATGCCAACCGCCATTTTCAATGATAGGTAAATTCTTTAACATTCGAATATGATGACAATTTTGATTATCTTTATATGCTGAGTATTTCAAAATTTTTGCATGTGTCCATTTACCCCTGTACTTACATGTAAAATTAAAATTATAGCAATCTTGAGATAACGTACATATATTTGAGGGAAGTTTGGTGTGTAAGATATCGCGGTTTGGAATCTCATCTAAATCTGAGACTATAATTAAATCGTCGTCGCTTAAATATATTTGTTGTATCCCTCTAGAAATACAAATTCGCTGATAGTTTTCACGGTCCATATGATAATCGGTAGTATCTTTTCGTTCCCTATCTTTTCGTTTCAGTTCCCATAACATACCTTTTCTAGGCGGCATTGTTCTAGGCGGCATTGGCATGTCGTCGACTACAACATGAACAATTTTATCTAAATACGGTTCAAATAAATGCTTGTTATCTTGAAAATATAGCGATTTAGGGTTACCAGCATGCGTGCGCGTGGCCTCTACCAATACAAAATGATCCACCGTATCATATAAATACTTCAGACGACACTTTAGCATTTTCAATTCATTGTAAAATGTAAAACAATCAATTATTTTCATTTTATAAATACGTATATACTATAATGGACGAACTGTCGTGTCGGTACGCAGGTTCGTTCGGGTTATTGAAATCAGCCACACACCGATCCCCGATTCCGATCTCGGACTTTGATGGGCTCGACCCGAACTGGTACAATAACCTTTATTCAGGGGCAATTTTACATGTGTGTCCGCAAGCACTTCCGACGTTCGTTCAAAAAGTGCTTCCGAATATTACAGTGCCGTTCAAACTGCTGACCAACAATTCAGACAAGACATTGCCTGACGACTTTTCATCTGACAGCGCTCAAATTCTCAACCATCCGTTGCTTATAAAGTGGTTTGCGCAGAACTGGGTGGGCCAGCACGAGAAAGTTGTGCGCATTCCGATCGGTCTGGACTACCATTCGCTCACGCCCAGTGGACGCAAGAAGTTCGCGTGGTCGCCTGCCGAAACGCACCGGTGGGGAGTGAAAAAGTACCCCATTGAACAAGAACAGTTTCTTGTCGCGTTGAAGCCGCGTCCGTTCTGGGAACGTCAACCGAAAGCGTACGCTAACTTTCAGTTTGTGATGTGGACGCGGTACGGAAAGGTTGACAGACAAGATGCTCTGAATACCATTCCGAAACAGTTGGTGTTTTACCAGCCGCAACATGCTAGTCGTGACGTGTGTTGGAAAAACATGGCCGAACACGCGTTCGTTCTGTCGCCGCACGGGAACGGTCTGGATTGTCATCGCACATGGGAAGCCCTTGCGCTGGGATGTATTCCCATTGTGAAATCGTCTGGCTTAGATCCGCTGTTTGAGAATTTGCCGGTATGGATTGTTCACGAGTGGAGCGAAGTCACACAGGAGGCAATGAATTGCGTCGTGAACTCGTTCAAGACGCAGTCGTTTCAGTATGAGAAGTTGAACTTGTCGTACTGGCAAAATTTATTGCGGTCTACATAAATGGACGGAGGAGCTCGCAAGACGCACAAGGCAATCGGATCGCGCGCCCAAGTCATGCACGGAACTGCGCACCACACTAAGGGAGGGTTGACTAAGAAGCATCTCAAGTATAACAAATACGGCCGCATTGTATCGCGCAAGAAGAGCTCTAAGATGGCGCGTAAGTAACTTTCACAGCCCGTTCGTAACAATACAAAATGCCGCAGGAGTACATTGTGGAGGCCAAGACGGTCCAGACGGGCGCGATCCGCACGCTGGTCGAGGCGCTCAAGTGTATTCTGGTGGAGATGAGTTTGTTGTTTGACAAGGACGGAATTCGCATGGTTGCGATGGACAACACGCGCACCGTGCTGGTTCATCTGCGTCTGTACGCCGACAAGTTCGAGCACTACGACTACAAGCACACTGCTGGAAAGTTTGTGATTGGCGTGAACACGGACCATCTGTACCGCATCATCAAGACAGCCACTAATGACGATACGGTTACGTTTTATGTGGACCAAGCCGATCCGAACACGCTCGGAATTCTGCTGGAAGACGGCGACAAGAAGCAGGTGACGCGGTACAAGCTCAACCTGCTAGATCGCGACGAGCCGGACATCCAGCTGCCCGACGTTGAGTTCGCGACACATATCACGATGCCGTCGCTGGATTTCCAGAAGATATGTCGCGACATGACCCTGCTGGGCGCCAAGACGGTGGAGATCCACAATGTCGGATCATCGCTGACCTTCAATTGTAAGGGTCACTTTGCGTCACGCACGACAGTGATGGGAGATGGCGAGAACGAGTTCAGCATCCAGAAGAAGGAAAGCGGCGAGATTGTGACAGGCAACTTTTCACTGCCGCATCTCGTTCTGTTTACCAAGTGTACGAACTTGTGTAACAACTTGGAGGTCCACATGAAGAACGATTACTTCATGATGATCCGCTACGTCGTTGCCAATCTAGGCGACGTCAAGCTGTGTCTCATGCCGTGCACGGTTTGATATGAATTACATAGTCCATATCATACCCCAATCTATCTTGTTTTTCGTATTCTCAAGCTTCTTTTTAAGTTGATCCACACTATACTCAAACACTGATGGACGATATGTATAAGAATCTTCCATTTGAAGATGAAATTTATCGTATCCTAGCATATGGAGGTGGTCAATGCACTCAAATGTTTTGTTATTCCATTCAGTTGCCCATTCAAAACATAGCATATTAATCTTTTTAGATAAAGATTTAATGACTATATTCTCAGCACCTTCTACATCTATCTTTAATATATTAGGAACACCATATGTATCTATAAGCTTGTCTATACTGATTGTCGGAACCGATATTTGATTATAAGGTGTTCCACAAAACCTAGACGAAGTATCCGATAACCATGCTTTGTCGACTGTAGATAATACATTAATAGTAGGACAATCGTAAAATGTAACATAATCTTCGGAACTATTTGTAACTGCAAAATTAAGGCACTTTATATTTTTATACTTATTGGTATTATTGCAAAGTGATTTAAATGTTAAAGGAGATGCTTCAACGCATATTATAGTATGGGAAGGATAATAATTTGACAAAGCATATCTCCCAATATTTGCTCCGATATCAAATATCAGCATTTTGTTTTAACCTCTCTCACTTCGTCTAAACCCACGTAGATGCTCCAATCAAACTGCGGCCGTACATGACCGACCTAGATGCCAATTCAAGACCCAAAAACATTACACCCATGGTGCTCAGCAACAGCGTGACCCCCATGCGTGTATCTTTCTGAACCGGAATTCCGAATCCGTTGAGTAAAATATCAATCATCAGTGGATGTTCCGTGCCCAGCAGTCGGCGTTCCAAGCTGGTCAGCACACACGTCTTCAGAAGCATGTGCTGGACCCATACGCTAAACACGAACCAAAAGACGACCGCTTGGAACCAGAACACGGGATAGAACGTGTGTGACACCACAATCAGCACAATCAGCGTATAAAAACCAAAAAGGTGGAGGGTGTAAATAATCTCGCCTAATATTTCGTCATTGTTAGTTATCCAGCTGTATGCGAAGCGTGCCCATGTTTCAAGAGCGTTCACAATTTGTTTCTTCATTATTAGTTACTTTGGACGTGATTTATGGGCCGTGTACGTGACGTCATCGCCGACCTTGAAACCTCTGATGTTGGGTGAAATGAGCGCCTTGTCACAGGCGACTGTGGTGGTGTTCCAAATTTTCAGGATTGAGAATGGTCCTTTGGGGGAGACGGTGATGCCTGCGACAGTTTCGCCGCGTTGTTTCAGCAGTTCGCCGGTAACGCAATGCGCCATCATGTCCACAAACGTGTCGTACACGTCAGACGCTTCCACCTTCTTTGACCACGACCCGCCAGACTCGTTCTCGGGCGAGTCCCATAGCGGTTTGAACCCCCGACGCATGAAGAAGAACATGCCCGATTCCCATGCTTCCTTTGGGATGGAATCGACGACAGTCCAAAACTGCTGCGGGGTGGTCATGTCCGCAACATTCACGTAGCTTTCCAAGGAGTAGTCCTTGTTCTCTGGGTCATGATACCACAACATCCAGGAGTACTGGAATCTTGTGGTCTCTATGGTCCCCATTATATTCATACAGACGCATTGTTCGTGTAGGTGGCACAACGAAAACGAATTCGTTTTTCACACAGTAACAACAGAGCATATTAGGAGATGGCGACACTTACGGTATCTCAAATCTATGCGGCTCGGACCTGTGTGAAACTGCCGCTGCCGGCGGTCGTGCAGGAAAACATCGCGAAACTGCGCATCAAACCTATGACGTTCAAGCCGTTCCACAAGGCGCATGCTCCGCGCCCGTTTCATGCGCGCAAGCAACCGATGGATAACTGGCGTGAAAAGATGCTGGTGGATATGGTCCGCCGCGTACGTGAGCGCGAAGACCCAGAGTACTCTGAAATCTTTGCGATCTTCAACAAGGTGACCTCGAGCAGCGTCGCGAAGCTGTCGAACGATGCGATCGGGTACATTGAGAAGCGCGACGATCAGTTCCGGCTGCGCATCGCGACACTGCTGTTCGACAAGGCCATCACCAACCACGGATTTGCGAGCGTGATGGCCGAGTGTGCCCGACACATCAGCGCAAAGATCGAGGACATGAAGGAGGACATTCAGACGCAGGTATCGATGTTCCCCACGCTGTACAACATCAACGAGACGCTGACCTTTCCACTGAGTTCGGACCCCGAGTACGCCACAAAGCTGATCGAGTGCTTCAAGCAGAAGGAAAAGCGACGCGGATACGCCAAGTTCATGATGGAGCTGTTTCTCCGCGGTTTGGTGACTGAAGATTGCGTCAAGAACGGCCTGAAAGACGTGATCGCTGAGCTGACCGACATTGCGTCGCAGCCCCGAACGGAACAGACGGAGGAGAACGTTGGACAGTTTGCGGTGTTTCTACTTGAAACCGCAAAACTTGCCACGAAACAGGCAAGCATTCGGTCGTTCATGAGCGCATCCATCGCCTCAATACTCAAGAATACGTACCCATCAATCAACATGAAGTCGCGCTTCAAGCTGGAAGACGCGTTCAAACTCGTTCAATAAGAGGCATGGATAAAGTAAATGGCCACCATCCCCCCAGCGAGCGTACTTCTCCGAGCCGCACAGGTTGCGATTGAACAGGACAAGCCCATATACCTAGATTATTACGGAGACAGCGTCACCAAGACGTGCTGTATCGGAGTACAGGACGGTGTCAAGTTTTTGGCCAAGACCAGTGACGAGTACACGTCATCCATCCAGAACGTGTACAAGTGCGAGACGTGCTACATCGTGCTGACAGAGAACTCGCTGTACATCGTCTCGGCAGACATCCCGATCAAGAAGATCGTTGCGCCATCTACGGAGACGCAGTAAATGTAAACAATGACAGAACTACTTTTTCCACCACCCCATTATGTGCTTTTTGAGCCCTTGAACGATGCCGAAACACTCAAGATGTGGACCGAGTACAAATCCACACATCCTGATTGCGAGTACGAGGTCGTGGACGCCGCAAAAACCAACTCCGTCGAAGCGTTCACGCCATGGTTTGAAACGTGGATGACGCGGAAATCCAGTGCGCGCGTGCGCATTCTGCTGGTTCTTCATTCTGAATTTTTGACGTTTGCGTGTCAGCAGGTCCTGCGCCGCCTGCTGGAACAGCGGTCTTACAAGTGTCGCGTGTGGTTCCACATTGAAGACCCGACCGGCTTACAGCACGCCATACAGAGCCGGTGTGTTGTAAAACGAATTCCAACGCATATTCACGCACCAAACATACAACATCTAGAATGAAGATCGTCATGTACACTGATGGGGGGTGCCTGCACAACGGTCGGGCAAACGCAAAGGCGAGTTGGGCGTACTACTTTCCAGAGCACCCGGAACTGTCGTCAGCTGAACGCGTGCCGTCCGACCAGCCCCAAACCAATAATCGGGGCGAACTGCTGGGTATTTTGAACGGCATTGAAAAGGCCATCGCATCGTTCACTGCGTCCGATGTGGATCTGTACGTGTACACTGACTCAGAGTACTCTAAAAACTGTATCACGAAGTGGATGCCGGGGTGGATGAAGAAGGGGTGGATGACGGCCGCAGGAACGCCAGTGCTGAACAAGGACCTGATCCAGCGCATCTCAAGCCAGCTCATGCAGTTTCAGTCGTACTGTATCAACCACGTGCGCGCACACACGGGCGGTGAGGACGAGTTCAGCAAACACAACCACACTGTGGATCGCATGGCCAGTGCTGCACTCGACGAAACGCCGGCGGAACTTGTGCCGACAGTCAAGAATGTGGAAGTCCAATCCATCACAGGGTGTCCGCTTCAAATGATGGGCCCGCCGGTGTCGGACACGACGCTTGTGAGCTGGTGTCGCACGAATTTGGACAAACTGGATGAAACCGCCGTCAAATCAGCACTGCTGAAGGCCTTGACTACGACCATGCGTAAAAACGGATATGATGTCGTCAAACAGAAAATGCACCGAGTAACGCAGTACCGTCTGACAGCACTTTCAAGAATTGTAGCAGACGTTCATAAAGAAGACGAAGAATGAGTGTCCGGATTTACCAATTCTCAAAGGTGACGTGTCCGCCGTGTAACGCCATCAAGCCGTCAATGATGGATTTGAAGGAGGAATTCAGTCATCTTCCGTGGGAGACGGTGGTGGTCGACACCGACACGCGAGGCCTTGCCGCACAGTTCAAAGTGACGAGCGTGCCTACCATGGTGACTGTTGCGCGCGACGCGAACGGGACCATCATTCACACCGAGCGCCACTCAGGCACAAACATCGCAGGGTACTACCGCATCGTTCGCAACTTAGGCCGCTTTCTTGTCTGATTTCTTGCCCAGTTTAGTTTGAAACAGGTACTTGGTGTCGGTGTTCCACACGATCATCCAACTCAGTGCGCCAAGCGCCAGTCCGAGACCAATTGCCGTTGCGTCGTTCGTCATCTTGCTTGCGAAGATCGTAGTTGACGGGTTACTAAAGGACTGTCCTAAAATCACCGCAAATCCTAGAACAGTCGCCATAACAGTGGTCGCCGTGTCGGTCCCCTGTACCCACACGTCGTACATTAGAAACGACACCATCGCTGACGTCGCGATCGATAGCGCAGGCAGGAACGCTGAGCCGCCGCGAAGTGCGTACTGGTACAAGTACCCGATCAGCGCAGCACCACCACCAACTACCGTGAGGATCGAATACTTGAACTCACGGTAGTACAAATCAACCATCGGCCCAAATCCCAGCAATGCGTACGGCACTATGAGACCGATCGTGCCGCCGTACTTTTTCACGCCTTGCGTCGCATCTGCCACTGACACTGGCGACGTGAACGCTGGCCCAGGGGGCGCCGGAGGGCGGGTCATGTAGAGCATGACACCAACCGCGAGTATCACGACTACACTGTACGATAAAGCATACCAAGACGCAGTGTCCATTTGAATTATATCATGTAAAAACAAATGAGCAGCGCACCGGTAACACCGGATCCTAAAGAGGAAGAGAAGCCGAAGGCGCCAAAAGTAATTGAAAAATCCTCAAGTGTATCGCAACCTACGACACTGGTGGATGTGATCAATATGCTTGTGTTTTTAATTATGGTGGGAGCCGGTGTTTATTACGGCTGGAAATTGGGGCTACAGTACGCTTTGAAATTTTGGATGGTTGTTCAAATGATTGGTCAGATGATACGCGAGTACATTGCGAAAGCTATCGCGGGATTGAGGTCGGCACGAGCAGCTCAGGCGACTGCGCGTCTGTCGCGGTAGTCCCACTCTGATGCGTCGCCCCACACGCTGTCTCGCGCTGCTTCGCGCGCCGCCTGTGCGCGCTTCTCTTCCTCTTCTACCTTCTGGTCGCGCGCAATCCTCTCTTCCAGCGTGAGCTCCTTCTTTAGCTTGGGCTCAACCGTCGTCCAGCCATTTTCCTCTTCTTTAGGCGCACCTGCTGCTGCCCAAATGCTGTCCTCCACACGGTCCTCCTCGCAATCCATGTCGTAGACGGCGTCTACGGGGCGCTTGCGATTCACAAATGCGCGCTGCTCGGCGACGCGCTTGTCGGCTTCTCGCTTCTCGACCGCGGCTTTAAACTCACGCTTCGCCGTCTCCTCCTCGGCATGCTCGTTCCAGTCAGATGCCAGCACTGCGAACGACGTCTTCCACGTGTTGTTCTGAACACGCGCGGTCCCGAGAGCGGGGAAATCGCTCGCAGTGGGGATCGCCTTGGAGCGGAGCGCGGGGGGCACATACTTGTTGGATGCCATATTGGTTACAGAGAATACTTTACTAAATATATTTATTTTTAAGATCCATTTTCAATGACCGTGAAAAACGAACCTAAACACATGACCCTGTGAGACACGTAAAGAATGACGCACGGTGTTGTCATTGCGCTTAACGGCACCGTCTCAGATGTTCAAATCCCAGCCAAGACAACCGACGTGCTCGAGTGGATTCGCAAGAAGTACAAGGTGGCAGGCATCCAGTTCCAAGGCAAGCTCCAAGATCCCATGAAGGAAGGCCGGTGGCTAAGTATCTTTGCTTCGACATCCGAAGACGACGAAAACACGCACATGCTCCCCAGCCCGTTCGACGAAGACACGTACACGAGTCAGATCATTGTGCTCGCAACTCAGAACGAAAATCAGGACACGTACGAGCCGGCAATTTCCAGCTACGTTGATTTGAAGCCAAGCGAGTACGAGGCGCTGTATCAGGAGTGGACGTTCGCTGTAGACGAAGAACCGGACGCGGTTGAAGAGGAATTCGAGGACGACAGCGACGAGACGTTAACGCAGTGTGATGATGAGGAAGAGGTTGCGCCGGTAGTGCGCCCGGCAAAGGCCGTCGTGCCTGTTAAAACCAAGAATGTGTTTGTCGACTGCGCCATTCGCGAGAAAGTCATCTCCAATTTCGCGACCCTGTTTGAGACACCCGAGCGTGCGTCCGAGTTCGAGCTACACGTGCTCAAAGCCGTAGTCGAGAGCGCCAAGAAGGAAAACATTGATGTGGACTGGGCAAACCGTGTGTTCTGGAACATGTACCGCGGTCGCGCAATGTCGCTGTACGAGAACTTGAAGGGTGCGTCAGGATACGTGCAAAACAACGAACGACTGATGGAACGTATCAACTCCGGCGAGTTGGATTTGAGCACTGTCGCCAACATGAGTGCGATTGATTTGTGTCCGTCGCGTTGGAAAGACGCGATCGATAAGATGCTCGCGATCGACAAGAAGCTTTACTCGAAGGAAAAGAACGCGTCCATCGTCATGTGGTGCTCTGCGTGTAAAAAGAAGACGAACTGCGACTACTACCAGCTCCAGACGCGTTCAGCAGACGAACCCATGACAACTTTCGTGTCTTGTTTGGAATGCGACAAGCGGTGGAAGTTTTAGAGAAATAATATAAATGTCAGAGTCGGACGATTTCGTGAACGTGACTTGGCACACCACGTTAGAGGACTACTTCGCAGCTACCGGCGAACGCGCCCAGTGTTTGGCTTGGTGCCACAAACGCGCAGAAGAACTGTACTCGCACCGCAGAACGTTCATTGATCTGCCCGTCATCGTGTTGTCGGGTGTGACTGGGTTTTGCAGCGTGGGTTCTCAGAATATTTTTGGTCCGAATAACCAGCAGCTGTCAAGCATCACGCTGGGCGCAGCGTCTTTGGTTGTGAGCATCTTGAACACAGTTGGATCGTATTTCGCGTGGGCAAAGCGTGCGGAAGGCCACCGAATTTCAAGCATCCAGTACTCGCGCCTGTACCGCATGTTGATGGTGGAAATGAACTTGCCGCGCGATGAGCGACGCACGCCGGCGGCGCTGTTGAAGGACGTCAAAGACCAGTACGACCGTCTACAAGAAATCAGCCCGCTGCTCCCACCGGAGATCGTGAACGTGTTCCGTAAGAAGTTTGACCAACAAACCGACATTAGTAAGCCCGAGGAGACCAACGGTCTTGAGAACATCAGCGTGTACCCAGTAGATCCTATGACGATCACAACTCCTTCTCAGAAACCGATTCATGTCCAACAAGCCGCCGCGTTTCAACTGCCGACGCCGAGACCAGGCCCGCCACCGCCAAAAGACAAACCTGCACCCAAAGACGAGACGTCTGTAGAGATTTTTACCACGGAATGATACAATGGGTATCAAGGATGTACTTGAAAGTAACAGCGTTCCATTACCTCCAGATTTCGATGAACGATTGAACCTTGTGATACTTGGACTGCGGAAAGATCCAAAGTTCGAGGACGCTTTGAAATCGTTCAAGAGCAAGACAGGTGGCGCGTTGAAACTGCCGACAAATATCCCGAACATCGATAACGAGGATTGGCTGGGACCCAACATCATCAACTTCATGGACGTGATCACATCGCCTGCCGCACGCGGAATGTTGAAAGGTCTGTTCATGGTGATATTTTTCGTGAGCTACTTGGAGTCCATCCCCGTGTTCGGCAACATATTGAGTTCAGCGCTGGACATCATGCTGTCAGCGAACAAAACCATCACCAAAGCGATTCAGAAGAACATGCCGCCACTTATTGGGCTCATCCCGATACCGTATGCCAGTTTGATTGGCCTCATCTTGGCGGCCATGTACGGCGCATTCGTGTGGCCGATGATTGCGATGGTGGCGTTCAGTCGGCAAGATTTCACAAGTGCGATCGAGTCGTTCATACGCGCAATCCCACCTCCATTCGGAGACACGATTGCAGATAGTTTTTTAGAAGCGAACCGTATGATTGCGCGCATCAACGCCAAACGCGTCAAGCTGGTCAACGACATCACGGGCGCGCTCTTGATGATAGCGGATCTAATTGACGCAGCGTCGGCTCGCATCAATTCCGGCATCGAACGCGTTAACTCGAACGTAAACGCCGTGAAATCTACAGTGACCAGTGCCACTGACAAAATCGGCACGCTGTCGAACCGTATCGTGGAGGCGGCAGACGTTGCTCTTCCTAGGAAAAAGATGGACCGTGTCGAGGAGCCAACGCCGGAGCCGAGAAAACCTCGTGCCGAGTTTGAGCCAACGCCTGTCGGGAGGGGGCGCAAACGACTTACAACTAAACGGCGTTCTAAACACAACAAATGGCCGACGAAACGAACCAGATCCGCGAGACGCTGAAGCAGTGGATTGCGCTCGACGACCAAGAACGTCAGCTGCGCGAGCAGATCAAGGGTATTAAGCAACAGAAGACAACCTTTTCAAACTCGATCTTGGAGTTCATGCGAAACAATGAGGTGGACAACTTCACCCTCGAAGGAAGTGGTATTGGCAGCATCAACCGCACGACTCGCACCAGCCGTCCGCCTCTGAAGCGGAACGTCCTGCGCACCCAGATGCTCCTACACTTTGCAGACCAGCCGCAAAAGGTAGGCGAGTTCCTCCGGTCAATTGAAGGTATTTCGGAGGGCGGCGACATGATGTCAGCCACGTCGGCAGTCCAGCGCGAATTACTTGTTCGGCGCTTGCCGCGCAAGTCGATGACTATTTTAGACGAATGACCTCATTAAAGAACGTCTCCAGTGCGATCTTAGACGAGATGTTCAATTTGTTCCAGATCTTCATCACATCATCTTTTGTTTTGAAGTGTGTGTCAAACAGCTCGCCGTAATAAGTTTGTCGCCACGCCTCCATGTTCAGCAACATCGTGGACTTGAATGGCGTGACGTCCAAATAGTAGATATCGCGTGTTTGAATTGGCTTTGACTTTGACTTGAACGGTTTTGCCTTGACAAACAACGACGGAGAAATAACGACGTTCATACACTCCTCCCGAAATTCACGCACTGCGGTGTTCAGCGACGAGCCGCCATCCTGCGGCTCCATCCCCCCCTTCACAATCCCGAACTTGGGCGATTTAGGTTCAACCCGAAATCTAATTTTCCCAAGATGTGTCTCTGCGTTTTGCTTTGGTGTATCAAACTGTACACGAACGCTCAACTGTTTGCTCAAATCGCGCGCAATTACCCGAAAGTGTTTCCGCATGTCAGTCACCGACGTGTTTGGTGGGAACGTGTGCGTTTCGAGCGGCACAACATCTGGGAGGATGTCGCGCAGAAAAGACGATTCTTTCCCAATGAAAAAGGAATACACGTCTTTCTCTTTGCTGTACACTACCACTGTCGCCATTACTCATTCAACATGAAAATCGCCTCCTTCGCCGCAAACTGTTCCGCCTGTTTCTTGGTGCTTGATATACCCTTACCTATGCACGCACCGTTCAAATCCTTCACACCCATCTCGTACAAGCCGTTTTCATTTGAAATGATGTAGTACGTCGGGGTCGAGTGGTACTTGGCCTGAAACATCTTTTGGAACTGCTCCTTGTAGTTCCGATTGTTCATCAACAGTTTCGGGATGTCGATCTGCTTCTCAATCAACCCGACAATAAAGCCGTACACTGTAGGGAAATCGTATGCCGTGTCAATCCACATGGCGCCAATGAACGCTTCCAGAATATCACCCAGCTTTTTGATGTTGGCGCGACCGGCACAAATGTCTTCGTTGTGCCGCGAAATGATGTAGAACACGTCCAGTCCAATGATCTGACTTAGTTTCCCGAGTGTTTCGTTGCACACAATTTCTTTTTTTAAATCAGTCAGGAACCCTTCATTCTCAAGCGGGAACCTTTCTAGCAAGTACGTGGACACTGACACGCCAAGAACGGAGTCGCCTAGATGTTCCATCCGCTCGTACGAGTCCTCAAACAACTCAAGGCAGTTCGGTGGGCGACACACAAGCTCTGTCGTTTCTCCTGTGGGCGTCGTGTACTCTTTGCGTTTCACGTATGACGAATGAACCATCGCAGTTTGGTACAGGTTCGCATTCTGAACCTTGAGACCCGGCACGATCCGTTCCACATCTTCTTTGGCAATCAGTCGATTTTTTGGATTGTATGGATTGTACATTTGTGATTGTCACGTGTCTAGTGTGTAATCTATTCGTTTTTCCGCTTCACACGCTCAAACGTGAACTCTTTACCTGGCGTTCGCTGTGTCTCGCAAATGTACTTGAAGCATCCGTCCGGTGTCGGAACCGGATTGCGTTGGAAATAGTCCGTGAGGTATGTCGCGAGATCCTTCTTGGAAAGCGACCACGGTTTCGTCCACGTGTCCGGTCTGCCGATGCGCACATACGAGTTGTCATCCTTCAGTTCCAGTTTGTCGATCCCACTCAGTTCTGGCCGCGCAAGGATGGTTGCCATCGTCAACTCAATGTCTTTGCGCTGTCCGCGCAGCGTTGCAACATCTCGGTTCAAGTCATTGAGGCGGTTGTCGATGTCCTTGTACGCGTACAGTGCGTTCTTGAGCTGCTCCATGGTATGACAGACACACAACGGCTTAAAGTTAAATCCGTTTTCTAAACAAGGATGTATTTCAATACGAATTCAATTCAGGCATTGCGTAAAACATACAATAAAGAACACCCGCGGGAGCCGCCAATTCAAGGGGGTGAAGATCCGGATAAGACGTGGTCAGAAATCCGGAGACGGCTACACGACAAGTGTAAGTCGGGCACACCTGAGTGTATTTTGACGTCGCTGTTGACGAAACCTCGCGCGCCGTTGGAGTGGAAGGTGAACCCTGAAGAATGGTTGTCCGGCGACGACATCGAAGCGCTCGAGACGCGCTACGAAGATCTGTTTCCCAGCTACAATTTCATAGGCACGTTTCCCATTGACTTTGACCTGAAATCGGATACCGGAAAGTGTCTCATCAGCACACTCTGCTCAATGGACATTCTCACGCTGGCCGCAGAAGGCAAATCCCAGTTCGGAATTGTCTTCAACACGGACGTGAGCAGCGGCCCGGGAGAGCACTGGGTTGCGATGTTCTGCGACGTGCGGCCCGAATTAGAGCACCCGCGCATGACGTATTTCGATTCGTACGCGCAGTCGCCCGAGAAGGAGCTCAAGACGATGATGAAACGTTGGAAAAAAGAGTGGGACGCGAGCGGTCTACATCCCAAACCCATGGTCCTGAGTTACAACAAGACGCGGCACCAGTACAAGGAGTCCGAGTGCGGCATGTACTGCCTGTACTTCCACTACTGCTGCCTCACAGGCATTCCGATGGACGAGCGCGTTCCGGACGACGTCGTGAACGGCATGCGAAAGCTGCTGTTCAAAGCATAAAATCTCGCGTAAAAATATACACACCATGGCGAACCACTGGCTCACGCACGTCAAGAAGACGATGAAGACGATGAAGTCGCGCGGCACGTACAAGAAGGGTATGGGCCTGAAGCAGGTGATCAAGGAGGCCAAGAAGACGTACAAGAAGGGCAAGAAGGGCGGCGCCGACGAGGAGGACAAGGTCGCGTTCCCGCCCATGCAGGTTCGTAAGGGCGCTCGTCGCACGCGCCGTGTCTCGCGTCGTTAAAAAAATCAAACTTCCTAACATATAAAGACAAATGGGTGGTGGTTTATTACAGCTCGTTGCCAGCGGCGCCCAAGACGTGTACCTGAGCAGCAATCCCCAGATCACGTTCTGGAAGGGGCTGTACAAGCGCCACACCAACTTCGCGATGGAGCCGTTCCGCCTGAACTTAACCGGCCAGCCCAACTGGGGAATGAAGCAGAGCGTCACGCTCGGTCGCCATGCGGACTTGGCGTACTCGACTTATCTTGAGGTTGTGTTGCCTGTGTACGAAATCGGTTCTACGAGCACGAAGGTCGACTGGAACAACGAGCAGGGCCGCCTCGGCTACAATTTAATTCGCTATGTCGAGCTTGAGGTGGGTGGTCAGCTCATTGACCGCCTGTACGGTGAGTTCTTGTACCTGTGGGACACGCTTACATCTGACGCAAACAAGAGCAAGCAGCTGTGGGACATGGTTGGGTTTGCCTCCACCAACCGAGCCGGAGCGGCTGGAAACCCTGGTCTCGAGCTCCCTGACTCGGCGTCGTGTAGCGCGGCCACGGGTCGTCAGGGACACCCCAACGTTCTGTACATCCCCCTCACATTCTTCTACACGCGCAATCCCGGATGCGCGCTACCTTTGATTTCCCTCCAGTACCACGAGACGAAGATCAACATCCAGTGGAACGAGAAGCAGTTCGTGTCGGCGGACTTCAGTACGTCTCGTATCTCAAAGCTGCCTGCGCCCGTGTCTGCCGCAGTGTACGTCGACTACATCTACATGGACGTCGAGGAGCGCCGCCGTATGGCTCAGGAGAGCCACGAGTACCTGATTGAGCAGGTACAGTTCAACGAAGACAAGGGTCTCTCCTCCGCGAGCAACCGCGTTGATCTCACGTTCAATCACCCTGTCAAGGAACTGATTTGGGTCGTCCAGCCCGAGCGCTTCACGAACTGTAAGGTTGCCGACAAGGCCAACGATGCCGCAGATACATATGGCGTTCCTCGCCCTGACAACAATCGTCTAGCGCCATTCACGTACACGTACGCCAGTCAAGCCGGCACTGCGGCTTCGGCACAAACTCCTGTACAGCCCATTTTCGAGCAGTGGATCCAGTTCAACGGCCAGGATCGTCTAGATAAGCGCTACGGCAACTACTACAACCGTGTACAGCCGTACCAGCATCACTCGGGCAGCATGGTCCCTGCCGGCTTTGATGTGAACGCGGTTAATACTGGGACTGGCAGCGGTACCCCATCGATTACTCCGACGAAGCAGGACGCGATTTACTGCTACAGCTTTGCGCTCAAGCCCGAGGAGCACCAGCCCTCTGGAACGTGTAACTTCAGCCGCATTGACACCGCCACCATCGTGATGAACATGTCTGGCGCGTATGTCGTGGACGAATCAACCGACAACAGCTGGAATGTCCGCGTGTACGCCATCAACTACAACGTGCTGCGCGTGATGAGCGGCATGGCGGGCCTCAGCTACTCGAACTAAATGTAATTATAATATAAATGTCCGCCGCCTCGCCCATTCCCCAGACAGCCGCGGCCGGAGGAGCGGCGACAGTTGCTCCGCCTGCCCTAAAGCAGCCCACTGAGTTAACCCCTCCGACGAAGCCGTCTTTGGAGCAACAAAGTGCCGTGGGGACGTACTGGGGAATTGGGCTGTTATCCCTTCTCCCGTCCATTCTATTCTCGCTCGGAGCAGCGAAGCTGTCGTATGACCGCTTTCGTTCCTTCGGTTGGGCGATTGTAGCATTCTTGTTCAGTGCATTTTATTACCCGTACTACGCGTACTTTGTCAGTGCTGGACCGCCTATGACTGCTCCGACGGGTCTGATTGGCGCGGCGCGTCGTGCGATGCGCTAATCAACGCATTTAGTTTATTTTTATTATCAAATAGTGTATTCTGATTAAATTCTTTAATCTTACTAACTAAGCCACAGTATGCTTCTTTTGACATATTAAGTTGCTCAATAATTTCAGAATATGCATGTTCAAATACGATTCCTGGAAACCCGTAGATATCTCTAGTTTTCTTATCAACAATCAATGGTTTTTCAAAAGACATTGCCAATGTGTACATTCCGGAAAATCTATCGTAGTTTGGAAATTTTCTTGATAAGATAAACTTACTTGATTTTATCATGTCAACTAAAGTTTCTGTATTGGTAGATCGATATAATCTGATATTGTTGTACTGTTCGAGACATGTATAGTCATCTTCTCCGGATACCACAAAATTAAATATGTAATTACTATTATTTACAAAAGTAATAAAATCATTATCTATGTACCTTTTAGAAAAATATCCAACAAAAGTGATTATATTTTCATAACTTTGTAAAGTAATTGGTTTATAGATAGGAAATATATAGGTTCCAGGTACTACGGGAGTGAGAGAAATAACCCTTTCAGAAGTGTCTTGATTCCCATCGAGATGTAGTATTGAAATTATTTTTGGGTTATACATGATACTATCGTTGGAAGTCAATTTAAAAATTGTATGATGTGAACTCATTACTTCCGAAACATCTGTATCATAAAAAACATTGATTATGTTTGGAAACAGCTTGCAAAAGAAATCAACATATCCATAACTATCAGATTTATGAATGTATAATGAAATTTCATATTCACGTAACAGTTCACACAATCCTCCTATACACTCTAAATGATGGCCACCCGAAACAATAGCTATGCGATCCAAGTTTGTGCCATACCTTTTCTGGCCAAACTCGGCACGTTGTTTGAATTTGTCAATACCCGATGTCTCCATGTTTGTAAGTTTAAATGATAAAAAGAATGCTGATTTAGACGTAAATTATTTTGAAAATTTTCTCATCCAAGACAAGCCCCGCAGATAAATCGAGGACACGCTTTTTACATGAGAACATATCCATCCGTCAATTGAAAACATGTCTCCAAACCAAACAACTATTCCATCATATGACGGATAGTATATATACGAATCAAACGCCATGTATCCAATAATAGCCGAATAAGAACCATGTGATAAAATAACATGTTTACATGTGCTTCCAAACTGTATAGTTTTAATTTCATCATATGATATAAGTTTTGCATTGGAATATATATTAAAAATTGAATTTATAATCGGGTGACTGGGTGAATCGCTTGATATGTATAGCGTATCGAATGAAAGTTTAGAAAGGGTATTTATATAGTAATTTGTACCTGGATTTTGCATAGCTGCATCGCCAAGCCGAATGTGTACAAAGCAGTCGTTGTTTCTTGCATAGCGTGAACTAAATGGGTTTTTATTTTTTATGTTATTTTTTTTATTTTGAATATATTTGTAAACTGCATTTGAACATTTTCTTGTTTGAAAATATTGAATCTCATTTTTTATGTTTTTTTGTATATTTGTATCCTCTTCTAAGACATTAAAAAAACAAAAGTCATCGGCAGTTATAATCATAGTATCTTTAAAACTTTTAGACCCTACATAAAGATCGATTCCTAATTCGGAAATACGGTTCATGTATTCGTCATATTCTATTTTTAAGTCGTGTTTTTCTGCTAGCATACTCATGCATGAATGAATAAATATTCTATTACCCAGACGTCCTACTCCCACCGATTTAGAGCATCCAAACATTTTGTTGATATAATATTAATTTAAATTACCACTCCATCTGAATATCTTCGACGCGACACACCCCGTCTGGACCTGACGTGTCGTCAATGACCTGATTGACGGCTTCAAGTTCGCTGTCAAACACCGACACTTCATCTTCAGCGCCATCTGGCAGCTTGGTTTCGTCCACCAGAATGTCAACAAACCCAGTTCCACACGGCGGTTTCTGCCCAAACATGATGTTGGCAGACACGCCCTTCATCGTGTCCAACTCGCCCGTCATTGCGGCATTGAAGAGGATCTTTGACGTCTCTTCGAACGACGACCGCGCGAGCACGCCCGCCTCGCTCTTGCCCATACCGAACCGGTCAGCGCTGAGAATGTACCCCGGGAACGTCATCGTGTCAATCAGCGTGATCATGTGGTGGTAGTTGACGTACTCGCTGGTGAACACCTCCATGAACTCCTCGTACATCGCAACACGCACCGCCTCAATCCCAAACACCTCTAGGATCTCGTGAATGTCGTTCGAGAAAGACCGCAACGGGTCCACATCCGGAAGCGTGGCCAGATCAAGCAAGTTCGTGCCTTCCACATCCAGCACGTACTGCTTCAGTGGCGTGTACCCTCCAATCGTTCCGTCGTAAGTAAGTTCGCGGTTCACTTCGCGCAAGTACACGCGCCCAACGCCGTCCACACCGGTAAGCACGGTGTCCAGCAGCTTCTCCTCCACGAACCGCAACGACAATGCGTTCTTCGCGACGTCAGGTTGGAACGTGATGCGCATGATCAGTTTACCGGGGACATTCGTGTCGCTGTGGATGCACTCGTACGTCCGCAGGAACTTGTTCTCTTCAATCTTGGTCCGGATCTTGTCCATGTCCAGAATTCCACGCGCCACCATCTCCATGCGGTCCAGCTCCAGCCGAATGATCCATGGCGACACGGCGTCGCCACACGTGACCTTGAAGTCTTCGTACGACTTGAGAATGTCAATGTCCTCTTTGATTGCCGTGCCGGAAGACAGCGGGTTCGGGTCGTAGTACATGCGCAGCGACTTGACGATGTCGCGCAGTGTCGTCTTCTGAATTTCTTTCATCTTCGCGATGGCTCGATCCTGCGACACCGCGACGTCCTTCGTCAAGTACACGACGTTGCCTGGATTTTTCGGGTTGTGGCTGGCGCTCAGCAGCTCGTTGATGCGCGGCACGCCCTGTGTCGCGTTGGCCTTGACCGTGCCGGCAGAATGGAAAGTGTTCAGGGTGAGCTGGGTCGTGGGTTCGCCGATGGACTGGGCCGCCAGAGGACCTACCATCTCCCCCGAATGGACGCGCGACTTGATGTACTTGAAGCGTATCTCCTGAAGCAGCTCGTCAAACATGTCCTTGCTCATGCGCATCTTCATGATGGACTGCTTTGGCGCAAAGTAGTACCGCAGCAGAATGTGGAAGACCTTGTTGTGCTTCAGCCACCCTTCGGCACACATCGCATTGAGTTGGGAGACGACGTGCGTCGGTTCCAGGTCTGTCTTGGTGGCGTACTCGTTGGTGTACTTCTTAGCCAAGCGGCGCAGGTTGACGGGGGCAAGGAGCCGTGACGTTTTCGTGTAGCGCAGAACGTTGTGAATGAGGAAATCGCGGTCAGCAAGGATTTGCTGGACCATATCGTCGTCTGTCGCATCCAGCCCAGCCTTCAGTACAGGCGACACGTCGCTGGCAGAGAGCGCGAACTCCTTGTAGACCTGCTCCATCGTCATGTTCGGCAGCTCACACGCCTGCGACTCGACGCAGATGCTGTCGATGCCGTCACCGCCGTACTGGAACTGAACGACATCTCCCGTGGCGTTGCGCACCGTGCCGTCGTATTCAACGTGCAGATCTTCCATGGTCTTCACGAGCTTGCGCTGGATGTAGCCCGAGTCAGCAGTTTTCACGGCCGTGTCAATCAGGCCTTCACGTCCACCCATCGCGTGGAAGAAGAACTCCGCAGGACGCAATCCGGTAATGAAACTGTTCTCCACAAACCCGTGCGACTCCATGCCGTGATCGTACTTTGTGAAGTGCGGCAACGTACGGTCTTGGAGCGTGTAGTGAATGCGTCGACCGGCAATGAACTGCTGGCCCAACATACCCATCATCTGCGCAATGTTCAGATCGGAGCCCTTAGAACCAGATTCCACCATCTCTTTCATGCGATTGTTCGGCGCAAGCGTCTTCATTGCCGCCTTGGAGATGTTGGACGACACCTCTTTCAGTACATTCATCACACGGTTCTCCAACTCCTCGCCGTCTGGCCGTCCCGTCTCGTTGAGAAACGTTCCCTTGTGGACGCTGGACAGGATGTCGGCCACCGCCTTCCGTCCCTTCGACAGCTCGTCTTGGACACTCGCGTCCCATTCATTCCCGCCGATCAAATCTGACGTTCCCACCGAGAAGCCAGAGAACATGTTGTAGCGCGTGACGATGTTCTGAATTTCGTTGATGAACTGGCCGCAGCGCTGGGGACCAAAGTCGTTGTAGATCACGTGAAGAATACCGTCTGTCGCGTCGTCGTTTGAGCCACTGAACGCCTTCTTCTTCAACAGCCCCTTCATGAGCCGACCGTTTTTGAGCTGGATGTTGCTGTCAAAGTCCATCAGCGGAAACACGGTCGAGATGATGTCCTTGCCGCTCACAAGTCCGTTGGAGCGCGAGTACGATCCGAGCGGACGTTTCATGCGCGACATGATGTTCATCGCAATGTGTTCTGGGACAGCCACGGCGTCTTGCGAGATGCGGTACACTCCGGTCAACGTGTCTTGGAAGATTTGAATGATGGGCGTGTTTGTGCGGGGCGAGATGATCTGGCGCAGCACCGATGCCAGAAGCTTCAGCTCTGTCGCAGCCGCGATGCTCTGCGGCACGTGCATGTTCATCTCGTCGCCGTCAAAGTCGGCATTGTAGGGACGCGTGGCGCTGACGTTCAGGCGGAAGGTGCTGTACGGAAGCACCTTGATGCGGTGGCACTCCATGGACGCCTTGTGAAGCGACGGCTGGCGGTTGAACAGCACCACATCGCCATCAATCAGGTGCCGGTGTACTACGTCGCCGGATTTGATGTTCAGTGTGTCGGGGTTAATGTACCGCAGCGACACTGTGCGCTTCTCGTCGTAGATGTACACTGACTTGGCGCCAGGGTACTTTGCGGGTCCGTTGCGGATGTAGGACATGAGGCGATCGCGATTGTACTGCGTGACAATCTCGGGGAACGTCAAGTTTGTTGCGATCTCTTCAGGCACACCAAGTTCGTCCACATCAATGTTTGCGTCGGGCGTGATGACGGAACGTGCGGAGAAATCCACACGCTTGCCCATCAGATTGCCGCGCACACGTCCGGCCTTGGCCCCCAGTCGGGCCTTCAGGGTCTTCAGCGGCCGACCAGATCGGCGCTCTTCAGCGTGCGGCAGCCCCTTGATGTCGTTGTCGACGTACGTCGCCACATTCAACTGAAGCAGCGCAGTGAACTTGTCAATGATGTCAGCCGAGTCGCCCTTGTCGATCTTGTCGCGCAAGTACTGGTTCTGGCGCACAATCACAACCAACTGACGCGTCAAGTCGTCTTCCATGCGCTGGTTGTCGTCTCCCACGACCGACGGACGCACCGTGAGCGGAGGCACTGCCAGCACCGTGCACACCATCCACTCGGGACGGCTGAACTTGGGGTTGAACCCGATGCGGACAACATCCTCGTCCTTCATGCGCTGGAAACAGCGCAGCACCATCTCGGGCTGAAGCTGGACCTTACGGTCGTCGCCCTCGCCGTCGCCGTCATAGAGCAGTCCAACCAGTGATGCGACAGTGTTTTCCGCCTTGACGACCGTGCGGATCATGGCGGTATTACAGTGAACGCACGTGTAGCCAGGTTTGCGCTTGGCCTTGTAGCTCACCGACGCGTTTTTGAATGCCTTGAACAGGTCCATTCCTTTCAGTGAGGGTGCGAATGTGGCTTCGGTTTCGGGGAGGTACAGGTTGGAGCAGTTGAGACACACCAAGCTGAGGATGTTCTGGAGCGTGTCGATGAACTGGTACAGGTACACGGGTCGTGCGAGACGGATGTGTCCGAAATGGCCTGGGCAAAGTAGGTTTGTTTGTTTACATGTCTGGCACGTCTTGCCATTCTCGATCACGCCAAACCGGGAATCAAACAGCCCACCAGATACAGGTTGACCAGCTTGATACGTCTTGTCAGTGCTAACCTCAACGACGCTGCGCGCGACAATGTCGTCGGGGTTGGCGATGCCGAACTGTACTCCAATAATGGTATCGCCCATTCTTATTATTACTATCTCTTCTGTCTATATTTATTAGTTTCGTTTTACGGGAAACCGACGATATCCATTGTTGCGCCCCAAAACTCGTCGTCTGTCACAATGTCTTTGATGAGCTCAGCCGAGAACTCCTGTTCTAAACGCGCCTCCCACTCCGTGAACTCTGGTCCGAGCCGTTGCTTGAACTTGGAAACAATGTCCTTGTTTTTGTCAGAGCGCTGTCGTTTCTTCAAGAGCGGCAGCAAATCTGTCGCGTCGTGGAAGATGCGGTGTGTGATTGTCTGGATCAGAAACCCGTTGTCGCTGTCGTCTTTCATGTTGCGCACGATAGAATACCACTTCTCCATTTGAAAACTCTCAATAAAAAGTAATGAAGCTCAAAACGATAAGACGGTCGCATAAACCCGAAAAGAAGTACGACGCCGTGTTTATCACCGACAAAGGACGCGAAAAGGTTGTCCGCTTCGGAGCGGCTGGGATGAGCCATTATACCAAGCACAAGGACAAGACCCGGAGAGCGCGATATTTGGCGCGCCATTCAGGCATGGGTGAGGATTGGAGCAAACCGGACACGCCCGGCGCTCTTTCAAAGTGGATTTTATGGGGACCGTCTACGTCATTTCGCAAGAACGTTCACACCTTTAAGCGCCGCTTCAACTTGTGAGTTCGGCGTCTGCGTCTAGACCCCAGCACTCTTGATTTAGGCGTCATCTTGAGCTGCGAGTACAGCTTTTGGTTCGCAGTTGGAAAGCGTGTTAGCAGGCCTTTACTGGCCAACATGTCTAATGCCTCTCGTTTTTGCGAACGAGCGCGGTTTCTGTCCATTGTTTAGTATAACGATTTAAACTGTACACACCTACATCAACCGGTGAGATGTCCGAGTGGTTAAGGAGGAGGTCTTAAGAACCTCTGCTTCATAGCGCGCGGGTTCGATCCCCGCTCTCACCAATGCGAAGATACTTTTTAGCATTCCAATTGAACAATTGAATATACGCAAAAGCTACGCTTCCAATCACGATGGGATACCACGGTTCCATTATGATTCGGGAGCAGTTTCTTCTTGTTCCGGCAACGCAACCTCCTGGGCTGGCTCTGGCTCTACTACCTGGGGCGCCTCTGCCTCGGGCTCTGGGATATGTGCGACTTGAACGTCTTCAACAGGCGGGGGTACACGAACCGCTTTGGCCTTCAACTGTCTGTTCCAGATGAACTGCATTCTTATTGAAAACGAATTAAATTTTCTGCTTAAATAAACCCAGTAAAAATGGACCAACCGAAGACGCGTCGCGAAAAGAAAAAAGACCAGCGCGAAAAAGGTGGCGGAAAATACTCGTCAAAGCATATCCGTCAGGTGGAGGCGCTAAAACGGAATTGAGAAGTCGGAAATAAAGCAGGAACCCCAAAGAATGCTCCACGAGTACGAGACACAGTTCATCAACGGCGTGAACCGGACTTACGAGATGCTGAAGGAACTGGATGAGGTCACGAACGACGAAGATTTCTGGAAGGTGTTCGGCGAAATCAAAACTGGGTTTCATGTACTAGATGATGCTGCAACCAAGTACTATGCAGAAATGAGGCTTGATGGCATTGAACGGCCTTATGAAAACTGTTCGCTCACATACGAAATTCTTCACGGAACTCAGGGTCTATACGATAAGTATTTGGCAATTCTAGATAAGATTGCAGAGGTCTCTGCTGGATCATGAAAAACGGATTTGTGCTGTCCACGATGGACAGGACAGCACAACCACAATATGTCCACTCGCAACCAGACCGCTCTCATCCGCGCCGCCGAGGCCCTCCAGAAGATGAAGTCGGAGGCCGGCCCCAAGCTGGCCTACATGAAGATGATGAAGGAACATGCCGAGAAGACGGCGTCGGCATCCGACGAGGCGAAGAATGAGACGATCAAGTTCTTCGAGACCAAGATCCGCGAGCTGGAGATTGATGCCATGGGGTCGCCGCGCTACTCGTACAACCTCCGCTACGCGATCGACTTTGGTCGCGAGGCCAACGGCGTGGACCCCGAGTTCGCCAACAAGCAGTTCGCGAGCACAGAGGAGATTGTCCACTTTATTGAAATGCTCATTCTCACGAACGACATGCTGTACATCAGCGACACCTACAAGATCCCGTCTCCTTCGGATATTGAGAATATGTTCAACCCCAACTCTAGGATCCAGTTCAACATCAGCCTCGACGACGATGATTATCAAGTCCCGCCATTCGAGGTGGTCCGCACCCGCATCAACTACTAAACCTAAACCTAAAAAACATCACGCCCAACTTTTTCAATTAGTCCGTTCTCAATCTCGGACCATATAGAGTCCGACCATTCAATTTTTGTCACACGATTACTGCCATCGGGGAAACACTCGTTCAAAATACCGAGTTTCCGGTTAGTTAGTTTCATGTAACACCGAAGTTGTATGATGTCATACTCGGGCGGAGATTTCCAAAATCTGCGTCTCGTTTTGGTTTCAATCACCGTATCTTCGCCTTGTAGACCATCGGTTCTGCCGGCAATTACAATGTTGCTTGAAGGGATGGCATACACGTAACACTTTGCGTTGCGACTGTGAATTGCTACGCCGGTAGAAACTTCAAGTTTATTAGTGGATTGTTCTTCAATTCGAGTTCCGCGCTCTTTTACAGCGAGACTCAGGGCATGTAGTACTACCGGAGAACTGTCTTTTTCTCCCTTTGCGCTTGTAATCTCTTTCACTTTACGTTCGTAGACCTTTATGTTCTCTTCCAGTTCGCTCTGGGTTTTACTCTGACACACGCGATCCGTCTCGTCTTTACACACGGATTGTATCTCCTCGATGAGTTCTAGGGCCGCCACATCTTCCTGAAGCAGCCCGTTGTCTATCAGCACTTCATCTAGCGCATCTTGCGGAGTTTTAAACGGGTTCTTACCGATCAACGACGCTACGTTTGACGCATTCACTTTAATGCGCGTCATCCTATAGTATATTAGCAAACTGGATTTAAACTCCGAAAAACGAAAACAAAAACATCAGGTCATATTCTTTCAATGAAAGATGGCTTCTCCGTTTGAAAATCCGCGAGAAGTCAACCCGTTTGAAAACATTAAAAGGGTTCCGGCGTACATACCACCTCCACAAGTTGTTGTGGTGGAACGCGTGGTTCAGCAGAAGAGCACAAGACATCGTTGGTTGGAAGTTCCCGGAGCGTGTTGCTTATCATACTTCTGTGGGCCGTGCTACATGTTCGCTCATCTGTGCTGTATCATCTGCCGACCGTGAAAAATGGATTTGAGAAGGCCACCATACCGTACTGGCAATCCTAACAACATGGGCAACGTTATCACCACTCGTCCTCAACGCGGCGGAGATGCTCGCGCCCGCGCGGCGGAACTCACTGCGCAATACGCCGCGCAACGTGCTGCTGCGATGCAGCAACCAGTCGTACCTAACCTGTCATACGACGAGTTAGTTGTGGTTGAGGCGAACCGGCGGATTCGGGCCGAGGAGCTGCGGTGCCAAGCGGAGGACCTTCGACAGAGTGCGCTCGCCGAGAAGATGCGTTTTGATGCTGACGTTGCAGAACGCATCGCCCTCCAGAAGAACCCCAACCATGTCACACGGGCGATGATTGCCGAGGCCGCACGAGAGAAAGCCCGTCTGGATAAGCTAGCCGCCGAAGAGCATCAAGCGAAAGTTGCTAATAACACCTTACCGACGACCCAGCAAATATTGATGTTGTTCGAGCAGAAAGATTTGGAGATGAAAGCAGATGCTGAAGCCAAGGCCAAAGCAGAAGTTGAATACTTCGAAAAAGCATGCGCTGAGGCACATGCGCGGTACGAAGCAGAAAAGGAACGGAGGAAATTATATCCGACGCCAGACGAACAATGGGAAGACAAGTTTCAGGAATATATGAAGACGACACTGCGACGGGGGCATGGTCGTAATTTATGGCGGCTGTCACACATATTTAATACCCGTTCGAAAGGATCACAGAAGCTCAGATCCGATATCAGACGCTTAGCTCAAGAGGGCAAAACACACATAGAGATTGCCGACCAGGTGAACCAGGTGAATGTAAAACCCAAAGATATAATTAATTTCTTTACACTCTTAGCTAATAACAACTTATAACACAAAACATAAAAACTTTAAGCCCAACTTTTTCCGTGAAAAATGGATCCGTGAGGGCCACATTATGGTACAGACAATCCCAAACAAAATGTCCTACTACGATTACGACGCTATTTGCCACCTGAACGAGCAGCGCGCCTACCAGCGCTACTACAACACGCCGCTGGAAGTTGACGGCATGTGGTTCGCAAGTCTCGCGGACTACCAAGATTTCCACCATTTGAAGATAGCCCGTCTTCAGAAGATGACAGTTGACTTGAAGGCCTTCATCCGGCAGATGGTCATTGAAAATGCCGTCGAGAAGTCGCTAGAACAGTTCCCGCCTCTCACCAAGCACTAACAACCATAAACCCTAAAAATCTAAACAAAAAACCTAAACAGTTTTTTTACGTCTTTCGATTTCTGCAAACACCGCCTCTTTGACTCCAAATGAAACGGTTTCATTGAAATGAATGTCTTCCGGACCGTCGATGAGCTCATATTCATCCGGATCAATCATATCTGCCCACTCGGCAATTGTGCGTGTTCGCGGCGGTGGCGGCGGGGCCTGCGGTGCCTGCGGTGCCTTCATGCTGTACCACGTCTCAAACTCGCCGCTTTTTGTTGGCATGAACCCTTCTGTTTTGAGAGACGCATCTTGGTAAAAATATCCGCCTTCCGGCAGCAATACTTCGTCCTCTTCGCCTTTCGGCCCTTTCGGAATGAACTTGTACACGTCCAAACTCGGAACGTCTCCTGCCACATGGATGGTGAACACGCAGCACCCCCCTTTGGAAAACTCGGTCATCGCAATCGTCTTGTTTTTCGACGTCGACAGAAACCCGCGGATACCGAGGCGATTAATCTTCGGCTCATTGTCCTGTCCGCGGTACAATGTCATCGCCCGTTTCGGTTGACTCAGAATGACCGGCAGCAGTGCTCTAACGCACTCTTGCGGCTTGGCAAAATCGTGGACGTACCGGTCTAAACATCTCTTGGCACGCTCATCCATTGTGTTATGTCAGTAAATTTGACTGCGCAATTCGGCGGGTGCGTTTATGGTCTCGCGATTTGGTGCGTCCACCTTTGGCGCGTCGGCACGTTATTCCGCGGTACGTCTTTTTTTCGCAGCCGCTCTGGTAGTACTTCAGGCGCTGGACGTACCCCCTGTAGCTGGGCATTGGCTTTTTGGCCAGCGACTTCAGCTGCCCGTACATCCACTTGGAGTACGATTTGCGCGACTCTAAAGCGGGGTCCTTGAATTTACCTTTCACGGGGTAGACAGTAGACAGTACATCCATAAATGTTCGCTGCGTCGCCATATCATCTTCTGTGGGACTATCTGGGTAATTCATCGCTACTGAAAATAGAAAGTCACGACCTAGTACATCCCCTAGTTTCATTGATTGGTATCTGCGCGATACCTCCTCAAATTCTGGGTCGGGTCCTGGGTCGATGACCGCCGGGTCGTCTTTACACTGCGTCCGCAGCTTGTTGTTGACCATGTTGTGAATCTCGTACAGCCACTTCGCAGGGTCGCCCTTCAACGGATGCTCCGTCACGAACTTGGTCGTGCTTTCGCGACAGAATTTACACGGTAACACGAGATGCATGATGTTCAGCAACGGCTCAGGATGGTCGGACCTGAACGAGATGTAATGAAACAATTGCCATCCGCTCGGACCCCAGTAGCGGGTATCGATGCCCATTATTCTAATCCAAGTATAAATGTCGTGCCCTCACAGATACTTGTTTGGTATCCCAGGGCAAGGGTTTCATTCATTACGGTTCGCCGGAATGGCTGTCGGGGATTGGCTCGGCACCGTGCTGTTGGCCTTGGCCACGGCATACGGCACAGGCACGTCGTTTCTGTATAATTTAGCGATATGGTTCGTTGTGGGAGAAATTATGCACTGGTATTTTGGATCGCAGACCGCTTTTTTGACAATCGCGGGAATTGAAACAAACTGCTAAAAAAAGTATCGTACCGAATATAAATCAAATGGAGGGTGGTGCTATGAGTTCTCGTCGTCTGTTAATTACGATCGCAGTTGCATTTGTTGTGGGCAGCGCACTGAAGGATTTCTTCACGGCGGTCACGACCGGCGTCGTGGCGCCCATCGTTGCGTCGCTGTTCCCCAGCGTCCAGCAGAGCGTGTCCGGCCTCACGATCCAGCTGGGCTCCGTGAAGGTGGAGGTTGGTGCGGTGATCAGCGCGACGGCCACGCTGTTCGTGTCGCTGCTGGTGGTCTCGATGGCGCTGCCGTACATCAAGGCCTATGCGCCCATTCGTGGCGCCGCTCGCACCGCGTAAATTTGTTGACACATGAATAAAGGATGGACTGGATCAGCTCCCAATACCAAAAAGCGAAGAGTGCCGTGTCTGACGCTGTTCAGCCCGCAGCCACGCCCGTACAGAGCGCGCTCCCGACTGTCGCCACAACCAACGGCTCGCAGTCGGCGCTGGGAACTGCCCCTGAAGGCGCTGGATACACCGCCACGGGGGCTCGTCGCCACAAGAAATCTCGTAAATCTACTCGTCGTAAGGTGCGCAAGACCCGCCGCCGCCGCGTTTAATCGTCTGACAACTTGAAGTTCGTCCAGCCGCCCTTCGGGTACGCTCCAAACTGCGCAATCAACCGCTTCTCCAACTCAATCGGCTGTATCGACATACACTCGTTAACGATCTTCCACTGCCTGAACAGCGCACGAACTGCTTCCTTGCGAACCTGTACAATCTCCTCACCTGCTCCCACGGGCACAATCTTGTCCTCAATGAACTTGGCAATTGCATCATTTTCATTGCGGTAGTCGCTCGTGTACTGCATCACTTTCGTTGGCGCATCAAGTTTGCGCAGTCCTTTACCCTCCTTCAACGTGTGTACTAGGAACGCCATGAACGGCGTCGCCCACTCCACCGTGTTCACCGAGAACTGAATAGCTTCGTTCAGAGGGAACTCGTTTGGCGCGACGGGTACCGGCACGAACTTGGACAGGAAGTTGATCACCATGAGACGTCGCCACGTACCGCCATCGGTGGTGTTGATCTTCGGCTTGTCGTTACACGCCAGATGAAACTTGGCCAGCACCTCGAACTCCATGCCCGATTTGAACAGATCGCGGGCGTACATCTTCTCCCCAGACGTGATCTCCTTCATCAGTCCAGTGTTCAGCGCGATCTTCTCGTCGGGTTCCTGCATCGTCACGAAGCGGCGGCCCTTGAGACGAATGACTTCCGGCGCGGCATTACCTGATCCTTTGCGCTGCTGCGTGAACAGCGAGATGGGTACCGTGCACGCGTAGTCGCCCATTGCCTTCGACATCAAGTTCATGATCATCGACTTGCCGTTGGACCCCGAGCCGGTCATGATGTGGAACTTCTGTGCGGGGTTGCCGCCAAACAGGTTTGTCGCCAGATGTTTCATGAAGTAATCGCGCACCTCGTCGTCGGGCAGCACCTGACAAATGAACGTCTCCACGTCGGGCCACGCAGGGTACTCCTCATACGATCGCTCAGCGTCGTAGTCGATGCCCGTCGAGAACGTGATGTAGTCCTCCGGCTTTCCGTCTCGAAATATGAACTTGTCCAGCTCCAACACGCCATTATTGAATGCGATCAGCTCCTTGTTAGAGTCGGATTTCTTGTTGAAGGCCTCGTCAAAGAACAGCTCACGGCATTCTCGCATGACATTGTTCTTGAACATCGTCTTCTTCAGTTGGAGGTACATCTTGTTGAGCCCCAGTCGTTGCGCCTCCATCTGGCAGTACTCGCACACTTTACAATCATCCTTGCCCTCGCCAGTGCACGTCGTGATCCCTCGGTTGTTCATTTCCTTCATGAGCACTGTCATCCGCTCAAAGAACATGCTCGCAATCTGCTTTGACAACTTAAGAAGCAGGTCCACGCCTTGGTCCGTCTCCTGCCACACGTGACCCATCCAGCGGTACCACACATTGTTTCGGAAATCGGAACACATGTAGTGCGCCTTGTACTTTGCGTGGATCACACACGCCACGTCGTGCTCGGTGCACGTGCTCGCGGCGAGCAGCACGAGTCGGTCCACGTTAACACGCTCAATGTCATCAAAGCCGGCTTGGTTGTCCTCGCGAGACCACGCAATCAACGACTTCTCGCCAAGTCGTCGGTCGCCGTCGTTGCTGTACGTGTACTTGTTCCACTGATTGATACACCCGAGCTCGTCGTACTTGTCGCTCTGTGCGCTGAAGTCAAGGAACACATCAAGCAGATCAGGATGGACATTGAATAGGAGCTGACCCACATTCAACCACCCGCGATCGCTGAACTTGTCGTCTGAACCGGACGTGTTGTAATTGTCGGCGCGGGATTTCTTGAGGTTCATGACGTGCGATTTCAGGTACTCGCGACGCTCGGCCGTGATGGGTTGTAGAATGCGCGCGGCAGGCGACGACGCTCGGGAACTGGGCTTGTCCAGCCGCTGGAACCCACGTCCACGTCGCTTTTCGGTCCCAGCGGCAACCTCTGACTTGTCGTTTGTTTCGCGCACACCAGCGTACATCTTGATCCCGTCCTCGCTCATGGGCGTCTCGGCTGAGTCCGGTTGGCGCATAGACAGTGCCTTCAGGAGACCCACCGAGATGGGCGGCACGTCGTGCGAGATGGTGAACTCTCCGTTCGCATACTTCATGATGTACTGCGTCTCGTACGGCCGCGTGACGTCGTCAATGTCGTTCTTGCGCGACTTGTACAGCGTCCAGTTGTTGGAGCGGTCCACCACACCCTTGTCGTACACCTTCTCCCAGTCGTCTTTCAGTGGAAGTCCCGAGAAGAACTCCTCCATGCGCTTGACGACCGAGCGACGCACGCTCTGCTCCACGAATTTGTGCGTGCACACGCCGGGCACGACGACGTGAATGCCGGACTTGGTGCGGTTACCTTTCTTTTCGTAGGTGGGTTTGCGCTTCTCCATGATGTGGACGTCAAACTGCGGCGGCAGGATGAGGTACGTCCCAACTGTCTCGAGGTACGCCTTGATGAACGACACCACCTGCTCCTCCGTGTGCTGGTGCTGGTCGATCTTGCCGTCGTAGACGAAATCCAAATCAATGCGCAACGGACCGATATTTGTGGGCTTTTCAGTGAGATATAGAAGGTTTGTCTGATTGTCCTTGACCCCCTCGACGTACAGATCGTAAAACTGATCTAATTTGTCTTCGGGGATCCAGTACTTACCGCCTTTCATGGACGTGTGCGTCGAGAGCCCGTCGCTCTTGTTCGCGTCGAGGAACGTACGTAGCGTCATATCTTGCGCCATTCGTGTGCTATCCGGAGACAACTTTTCATGGGAGTTTCCGTTTTGAACGCATGGATATTGAAAACGAATTTAGTCGTCAGTGTAATACAGAAGTGTAACAAGATGAAATTTTGCCCACAGTGCCGCAACATGCTCTACGGCATCGACGAGGAAGTGGTGGACGATGTCAAGACCGCCATCCTCTCGTGTCGCAAGAAGGAGTGCAACTACAAAGAGGCCATTGACGCTTCAAATCCGGTGGTGTACGAGCGCGCACTCAGAGGCGTGAACACTGCTGCGCTCGTGATGAACCCCTACCTGAAGTATGACCCGACACTGGAGCACCTGACAAACGTGACGTGTCCCAACACTGAGTGCGTGACGCACACCGACAAGTCAATTGAGCTGGACGTCGTTCCGGTTGAAATCGACAGCAAGAAGCTGCTGTGGATGTACCAGTGCGCCCACTGCAACCAGACGTGGACGCAATCTTCTCGCATGGTAGACAAGAATGCCTAAAAAATCAATGTCACGCAAGTTCTGCCAGTGTATCAAAAAAGTTAAAAAAACCATCGAACCCCGACCCGGAACCACAAAGGAAGGCGCGGCGATCGCAATATGTACAAAGACGCTTCTTTTTCCACGCGGACGCACGCTCAAAAAGATCAAGTGCGCAGTCAAAAACAAGCTGAGGACACAGAAACGAAAAACGGATTAGTCCGTTTCCTTTTAATTGCCATCAACGATGGATTGGGGAGCTGAAGTTGAACGCCTGCAAGAGGAGTACACTCGGCACTTGGATGATTTGATTCGCGACATGTGGCAAGCGCCGGACCTGATGCGAGAAATCGCAGAGTTCTACAACCTTCCAGAAGACATTGAACGTCATGTACTTTCGTATATTTTAGGATGACACGACCATGAGCAAGCTGCTAGACAGCGCGCTCCAGACCGGGTTGTTGTCGTAGTAAATTTGGAACGCCTCCATACACATCTCGAGCGCGTTCTCTTCCGTCATTGATTGAATTCTCAGCAGCTTGATCATGTTGTTCGCTTCGTAGTAGTAGTTGGCATCCTGCTCAAAGTCACGGTACCTCAGAGGGTTCACTTCGCGCATCGCCTTCTCAATTCGGTCAACGAGAGCAGTCATTTCAGTAGTTGCTCATCTCTCTGAGCGCCCATCTTAAATCCGTTTTAAACAGTCAACGCCTTCCAGCTCACAGGGAATTTTTCTTCCAGCAGCTTGCCGAGTTCTCGCGCGTACTTCTGGATTTCACGCTGTGCGTCCGGACTGGTGCGCAGCTTGAACAGACGCGCATAGGCCGCAAGTGAGCCCGTCTCGATGAACTCGGTGTACATGGACTGAGGCAGCACCGTGCGCGCAATCTCAGGCGCAACTCCGAGTTTAAGAAGCTCGTCGTACGCTTCCAGCGAGATACGTGTTGATGTGGCGTACAAATTCTTGGCCGTGTCCGCAAGTTCAACCGGCTCGTCCTTGCTGCCCTGCTTCACCTTCTCGTCCTTGGCGCGAAACTCGTCAGCGGTTGGGTCCCAGCACTCGGGAGTGTCGCTGACGTACCGACGACTGACTTCATTCCGGCTGAACCCGATTTGGTGGCGGTACCACTCGCGCGCCACAAAAATCGGCATCTTGATTCTGAACTGGATTTGGGGATGGAAGAACGGCGAGATGTGGTTGTGCTTTGCGAGATAATTGATGAGCTTCCCGTCTTGCTCCTTGAACTCGGTTGACTGCTTTGCAAACGACACTCGTGCGGCGTTCACGACCATCAGGTCATCGCCCATGACGTGAAGGAGTTCGATCATTGTGGTATATCTTGCCCAAACAATGTAAACGTGTTGTAAAACGGATATAAAAGAAAGCGACGTGTTAAGAACAACAATGGACCAACTCCGCTTCGATTCCAAGCTCATTCACCCTGAAGTGCAACCTGTATCGCGAGATGCCGTCGACACGTCCAATCGCATCACGCTGCCGTACTTCAGCAAGTACGAGTACACTGTGCTGCTGGGAATTCGCGCACAGCAGATCGCAGACGGAGCTAAGCCCCTCGTGAGCATGGACGGTCTCCAGACGTCACACCCGCATTTCGTGTGGAACCTCGCCGAAAAGGAGATCCACGAACGCAAGCTGCCCTACATAGTCCACCGTCGTCTTCCGAACGGAGTGTCGGAGCACTGGAGCGCTACAGAATTGAGCGTAATTTGGTGAACATACACAAATGAAAGTGGGCATTGGGATCGTCTGTATCGGCGACAAGTACCTAAAAGATTTTGAACAAACATTTAAACCTTCGGTCGTGTCGTATGCCCAGCGGCACGGATACGATCTTAAGATTTTTACGTCTTATTTAGATCCGGAACACACACATCCTGACGGTATTTCGTTCCAAAAATGTCTGGTTCCAGCAGCAATGGCCGAGTACGACGTGGCCCTCGTCATGGACGCTGATATTTGGATGTCTGCTGCCGCACCAGCGCTTCCGGATCCCAGCGATAAAATTGCAATTGTCAATGAAGCTGGCCAGTTTCCCAAAGAGCAGTATGACCTGATCGGGTTTGTGTCCAAGCCGACAGAGTACTACGCGCTAGCCGACTTTCAGCTGGAAACAGATAAGATTTTGAACACTGGTTTCTTCGTGTGTCGCCCGACACTTCACGCGCAGTTTTTGCGTGAAGTGTACGACAAGTACATTGGAAACGCGGCCAATCATCGGCGCAGATTTCATTACGAACAGGCCTGTATTGGCTACGAGTTACAAACGCATAACAGGTTTGTGCTTCTTGACAACACGTGGAACTCAATTTATTTGATGTACACTGCACTGCGTCTGCCGGTTCCGTCAGTGTACGGTCTTCACTTTGCTGGCATTGGCGGGTCTACGCGCGAAACCGAATTGCGGCGCTACTTAACCGCTCAGCTCCCGCAGCGTCTCCCCCGATGGGGGATACGTAAGTAGCGGAGTCACGTCCTTGGTCTGGTCCAGCATGTCCGGCGAGTGGTGAAGAATGTGACGATCAGCGACCTGTATGTCCACGCTCAATGACGGCTCAAAGCGCGCGTCGGCAGTCAGTTTGTCGACGTACAGCCGGCGCTGTGGGGTGGACGTGTACGTGCTCCACTCGCTGCCAAGGTACAGCAGCACGCCGGTCAGCACAACCGCCACAATCCGGTACCCTTCCGTCAGCGCAAACAGCACAGCTATAATCGCCAGAAGTAACGGAATGGGGTGGGCAAGTGTTTCCAGTGCCGCGAACCGCACATTATCCCACAGCAGTGTGGTTGAGAGCAATCCAATTGCTAGGGCGTACCGAACGTCGTTACTAAACATCTTCCTTACTATTGTTAGATAGAAAACGAAATATACACGGAAAAGATATTAGTAAGACAACAACAGAATGCTCATTCCAATTCGGTGCGTCACGTGTAACACGGTTATCGCGGGCAAGTACGAGCCGTATCTCGCCAAGGTGGACGAGTACCGCAAAGAAATGGGCCAGTCAAACGAGATTCAGTACCTGACGGCAACGACTGTTAAGACGGCGGAAGGCAAGGCGCTCGATGATCTGGGCGTGAAGCGCATGTGTTGCCGCCGCCACATCCTGACACAAGTGGACTTGGTGTAATAAATTCCGGTAAAGGATACAAATGTCCTATACGGAGTACCTAAATCGCAAAAAGGCGAGTGCGCCAGTCATACTGGACACGCGCCGCAAAGTAGACGCGTCTACATGGACGCGCCAAGAACGTCTAAAAGCCGCTGGGGCGACGTACACTCCTACAAAATCAGTGGTCGGGAACATTCGGGACATGGTGCCCGACTACCGCCGCGACAACAAAGCAACGAGCCCCGCTCTTTTTGTTACTTCGAACCTCGGTACCGGCGGCGCGGTTCCGAATGCGAGTGCGCGCACCGATTATATCGGCGGCCAGGCGTTGATGCGGGAACTTCGCAACCCGCCTCCCACTCAAAAGCTGGTGCTCAACAACACCTTAGGCGCCACGATGCCTCCCGAAATGACTGTGGTCAGCGGGTGTAACTGGGACTATACCACACGACCCAATCGCACATTCCCGCTCGGATCGTTTGAAAACAAGGCTGGCGCAACGTACCTTCCCAACCGCAGAAACCCCGAATTAGTTGCCTCGTTGAACGGCAGCGACTTCATTCGAGCCAACCCTCGGTTTCCGGAGAACGGTTGCGATGAGCCGCACGAAGCTGCCACTCTTCATCGCGGAATTCCGCAGTTCGTGGACAACACGATCTCGCTTACTGGCGTGTACGGCATCGGTATCGGCGGCGGCAACAAGCGCCAATCTGACGGCACGTACCGCACTTACACCACTGCAGTTGGAAACAATCGTGTCGGCGATTTCCTTCCTAATAACGGCTCGACGATCCAGTCATCCGCTGGAATTCCAGTCAGCCATACGCAATCTGTGGTTGTCAACGCTGGCCGCGTATGGGGTCGTCGTCCCACCAAGGGCGCGGGCGGTCTCGTGGTGCCGTCCATTAGCAGCGAGGACCACAAGTACAAGGTGGGTGGTCTTGTGCCGTCGAAGCACCTCAAGTACATTGAGAAGCATCATGGCAATGATATGAACGTCAACCCCCGCCGCGTGCCGACGGACTTCATTCCTCCTGCCAACGCACCGAAGCACCTGAAGATCAACGACCCGACCAACATCATTGTCAAATGAACTTACATAGTTGTCTTGTGATTTACACAAATGATTTGGGCATGTATTGGAATATCGCAGTACGCACGGTTCCGTATGCTGTTTCGCGAGACGCACGGCGACAGAGAGTGGATAGACCTGTCCGACATCGGGACCGACAGCATCGTCGAGCACTGCGACGCAATCCTAGCCCACCACGCCAAGCCGTGTGTGTTTTTGGGGTTCCTAGAGCCCGGATGGATGCTGGAGCACGTGGACCAAACTCGGCTGCGCGAACTGTTCCGTAAATGCCCCGTGGGGTTCGTGTGTCATTTCGAAGACAGTATCCCTTTCTCCTGGAAAAACGAAACCGACGTCCTCTATATTCCGGATACGCATACGAAACATGGATACCCCTACATTGTCTACGATGGTGGTGCTGTACACGACAAACCTGAAGTTCAACACGACGAAACTAGTTGAGTGTCTGCCCATCAACGACGTCATCATTCGTGCCGAGAAACGCGGCATTCTTCGCAAGGGCGAGAGCAAACGCGACCTGATCAAGCGGCGCAACGAAAAAGAAGTTCCCAAGAACATCACTGGCTTCGGCAACAACTCCATGACCCTCGTGATGATGAACGACGGTTACGGAACGCAAATCAAAAAAGAGATCACCATTAAAATCTTCCAGAACGGCGTGTTCCACCTGACCGGTGTTCTGGACGACAGCTACGACAAGGCGTCTATGGAGTACCTGCTGGACACTCTATGGACACATTGTAAGGACACGATTATCGACCCCAAAGACACGTACGAGATTCTGAACCGCCGCGTCGTGCTGATGAACTACACCACCAAACTGATTGATCAGACGCACGTTCCGCGTGAAGCACTGCACACGTCAATCCGAACCGCAAGGATTGACAACGTGACCAGCCACTACGATCCGGACGTGTACCCCGGTGTGAAAATCCACATTGGTCCTCAAAAGTGGGTGGCAAAAATCTTCAGGACAGGCAAGATCATTCTAACCGGCATCACGACAAAGGAGCAGTGCTCAGAATTCACGACGCAACTTACGGGTCTCCTTGCGCGCACGTTAAAAACGGATGAACGAACGTCTCACTGATATTACACGTATCCTGTGATGTCACTTCAACCGATCATTAAATGGAGCGGGGGTAAGAGAGATGAGATCAAACACTTCTTGAAATATATTCCAGAATATGATACCTACATTGAGCCGTTTGTGGGGGGAGGAGCCGTTTACTTTCACCTGAACCCTCGCAGCGCTGTGATATCAGATGTGCACCCCGACCTCATTGCGCTCTACAGCTGCATCCAGAAGGATATGGCTCCTGAAATACACGAGTTCATGGCCACTCACGCCAACGACGAGGATACTTACTACAGCGTACGCGACGAGTTCAAGCCGGAAACCGAGCTGGAAAAAGCGTGTAAGTTTTACTACGAGCGCAAGACGTGCTACCGAGGGATGCTGCGTTACAATAAAAAGGGCGGCTTCAACATCCCGTTTGGAAGATACAAGCGCATCAGCTACGACGAGTTGAAGGACGTCCGGTACATCGATCTGCTCAAACGCACCGTCGTATTGAACGAGACGTTTGAAGATGTGTTTGAGAAGTACAATTCAGAAGAGAATTTCATGTTTCTAGACCCGCCTTACGACAGCACGTTTACTGATTACGGATACTGCAAGTTCACGCGCGAGCATCACGTGCGTCTGGCAGAGTGCTTCAAGGCGACAAAGAACAAGTGCATGATGGTCATTGGAAAAACTGACTTCATCTCTGAGCTGTACACTGGATACGTTGTTGCGGAGTTTGATAAGAAATATGCATTCAAGCTGCACTCTGGACGCGTGGGCAATGAAATTAACACAAAACACCTGGTCATTTTAAACTACTCGGTTTTAGACAACACCCTCTCTAAGAACGCAGAGTAGGCTGCGTAATTCGTGCACTCCAACATGTTCAAGCCAAGCACCGTGCTGAGAAACTCGCTAATACCCATCAGAGAAACGTCAGTGTATTTTCGAACGTCGCACTTCGGAATGTCGGCAGTCACCAAGTACCGACACGAGACGAGGTAGGCGCTTACAGTGTGTCCCTTTGCCACAAGCTCGCGCTCGACGGCCTTTATTTTGTTCACCGTCGCCTTGCGTTTTTCAGTGTCGAGTCGGATGTTTGATTTTAGTTCCGCATATATCACGTGGTTTGTCGTTTTATTCAGAAACAGCAGATCCTTTTGGTGCTTCCCTTTTTCGTTACGAGGCGTCTCGTACAGCTCGTAAGATTTATTGCCGTAGTACACAATCGTCTTATTGATGATGGTCTCCAGTATCGTGCCCAGCCGGACACACTGCGACTGAGTGACGGGTCTGCTCAGCAGAAACGACAACGAGCTGGGGTCTCGACCATGCTTCTGTTTCGCTTTAATGCTTGCCAGGTACTTTATTACGTCTGGAGCGGTTAGCATTTCCATGTCTATACGTGGATCTACGCTTGGATACAGTGTATCCGTTTTTTCCGCCCTTCCGTTTTCGCGTATCTTTTCCATCTTCGTGCGTCCCCGTTCCAGGATACACCTCTTCGCCCACATTATGAAAGCGGTAACCGCTACGTCGCTGCGAGCCATACTTCTTCTTACGAGCGGCCTCGGCGGCCGCGTCAATCTTTGCCCAGTCAGGTCCATGATTCTTCTTGCTAAGGGCCGCATAGGCAGCACGGTCTTTAGAACGGGTTTGGGCGGGCATATTATCTGGTAGTGACATAAGTTTACACGCGATAAATTATAACTCAGATAAATGTCATCGCTAACATCCATTCAGATTCAAGCGCTGGTGCGCGACATGGACGCCAGTATGCGCCGCCACAAGGGCCTGAAGCGCACTAACCAAGTCAAGTACCGCGAAAAGATCTCCGAAGAGAACCAGCACCTGTACACTGTGTTTCCGACCATCTACGAGATGCACATGGAGGGCAAGCTGGACGAAACATTTTTCGAGATGCTGAAGCTGCGTCGTAAGGTCGAGACGGGAGAGATCACAGAGGACGACGCGTCAAAGGTCGTCGGTCAGAAGCTGTTTGACCGGTTCGTTGCGCCTGTCATCGGCGAAGCGCCTGCTGCGGCTCCAAAGCTGACGTACGACGAGTACTACAAACAATTTGAGACGTCAGAAAGTAAGGATGTCGGACCCAGCGAAGAGCGCGGGAGTTCATAGACCGATGTTCGGCGTTCCGTACGTCGGATGGTCGCCGCGTCCAGCTAAAAACGGTCAGCCAAACACGTGTACGACATGTATTCCGGCACGCAAATTCGGAGGCCTCGCGAGAAAGATCCCGCTGATTTGGGCCGGTCCGAAAACCAAGGAACAAATATTGGAAAAATGGGACCCTATTTCCAAACGCCTAGTGAAAGTCAAGTGCGAATGTGTGGTTGTACCAGTTAAAACATATGAATATATATACAACTACACAGATACAGAACCGGTAGGTCCGGGTCAAATTTATTTTTACGTGGTATTTCCAGGTTTTCCGAGCGCTCGTGTATCTTTATTTAAAATCAGGATCGCATTCGACGACATACCTCCAACAACTGCCGTACAAACCCTGAATGTACGCATTCAATTTGTAAAAGGAGACGGTTCCACATACAGCAGTGAAATTGCGATTGGGTATAACTACGATATAATCACTCAATTCGATATTTTAGGGACACTGGAAGATTTTACAGTAGATATACCGGCAATCAATACGCCTATATCGTTAAAGTTCACTGTTTCTTGAACTCGTCACGCAAATTCATGAGTAACTTTCCGAGCCGGTTTTCGCCTCGCCATTTGGACGGCACCTTGGCTTTTTCGGTGCTCAGCGACGTTCCGATCGCCCAGAACGTGTCGCGCGCATCCGCAAACCCAATCAGTTTATCGCCCGTTTCCAGCAGCTTCGTCTGAACTGCCGGATGCTGGACGAACTTCGCACGCACCCCGATGCGCATGAACTCTTGCTTCTTGGCGTCCCACACTTCCTGATTGAAATTCTGGACCTTCTTGCCCGCAGATTTGACCGCCTTGGCCGTCTTGGTTTTGATGATCTTCTTCAGCATGTCCGCATCCCCGAACTCCGTCGCCTTCATGGCTTGGTAATAGTGCTCCACGGTAGGGTACTGCGTCCCTTCAACCGTCACACTGTGCGGACTGGCATTGCTGAAATCACGGTACTCGTTCGCCGCCTCTTCCGAGCTCGAGAACAGAATGGGTTCGGGTTCTTCGTCCTTTTTCTTCCGCAACTTACGCTTCTTCGGTTCTTCTTCCACGACCGGAGCAGGAGCCGGCTCAGGCGCAGGAGCCGCCAGATCTAATTCAGGGATCTCGGCCGCTTGGAACGGTGCATCAGGTCCGAACTGTGGCGTCGTACTAGGTCCAAACTCTGGAGTGGTTGACACTTCTTCTATAAGCTTCAGCTCACGCTTTCGCGCCGACTGTTCTTCTTCGGTGCGTTTCCGGAAAGCAAATGTGCGGTTCAGAGACGAGAAGGTCCGCTCTTCTGGCGTCAACCGCGTGATGTCCAAGCTCCCAGACGCAAACGATCCGAACATCTTGGAAGACACCAGCTCAAATCCAAGCTCATCGAATATCGCAGCGATCTTCTCAAACGGCACGAGGTACTCTGTCGCAGGCTTCTCGAAACTCTCCAGCAACACTTCCACCGGCATCCCGAACTCAATCGTGCCGGTCTCAACGTACTTCTTGGTGTAATCGCCCGCCCATTTGGGCCCTATCTTGAAATGATGTGTCGTCTTGCCGGCCAGCAGGTTGTACACCTCCTGTCCGTCAGAGCACGTCCCGAAGAAAGTGGCGTTTCCTTTACACGCCTCCGCCACATTCTTGGCGAAATTCCGGAACGCCTCCTCTGTTTCGCAAGCGTAGTGCATCGCGAACTGGCACGAAACCGTGTCAAACGTGTTCACGCCATTGAACTGGTCAAGGTACGCGTTGCTTCCGGCCTGTTCGCCGCGCAAAATCGGCATGTACTTGTCCGCCTGCTGGAACAGCGGGTACGAGGTCATGTCGCCTTGAACGAACAGCACCGGAGGAAGAACGGCGTCAGGTTCCTCTTGTAGCAGCGAAACGTACCGCGCCGCCGCGCCACCCATGGGGGAGTTCAAGTTCGCGAGTGAGAAGTCCACACCCACAACCTTTGACGGCTTCAGGTTTCTCCACTTGGGCAGGTCTCCTCCCCGTCCAACCGCCAACTCCAGCAACAGATCGCTCTCGTGTAGGAACTCGCGGTACATGCTGTCCTTGATGCGCAAGTGGAAGGCGTACGCGTCCTTGAACGTCCGGTTTGGGCGCTGCACGTCCGAGCTGTAGTACATGTCTTCCAGCAGCTCATCGGTGCGCTTCGTCATCAGCGTCTCCGTCAACATGTCAATCGTCACGGGGTAGTGAATTGACCGCCAGATGTTGTCGGCAACCTTCACGTCGTTGCCGTACTGCTTCGCCTTCTGGACGCGGTACTGGTACGTCTTCTCGTAGCGCGTGCGCATGACGCTCCACCGTCTAGTGTCGGGGGTGTACGCACACTCCACGATCGTGTTGTCTTCCACAGCGTGTCCGTCTTCGTCTACAGGCACGTTCTTCTCGTTCAGCGGCACGAAAATGTGGTACGCATCCGGATCCATCGGCATGGACGGCTGAAATATCGACGGAATGCGGAACTCGCGCGCGAGCTGCGACATGTCGGCCGGCAACGCTTTTGGAATGTACTCCCTGTTCATGGTCTCGCGAGGGTATATCACGTAATCCTTAGGCGACCGAGACACGTACAGCTCACCCTGTCGCACGCGCGTGTTCATGACCGTGTCGTAAGTGTCCTCGCCTTTCAGTCGCAACAGGAAGTCGATGCTGTTCTGGGTGGGAGGTTTCCACTTGTACGCGTACAGCCACGCATCGCCAACCCGTTCGTTCATCGGCGCCACTCCGGAGCTGCGGGGCGTGAAGATGAGACCGTCCACTTGAAACCCGTGATTTGCGTTCCAGATGGTTTGAATGGCCTCCTGCATCGTTTCGCGCGTGCCCGCTACAAACTCTTTGGTCTCAATCGTGATCGCACCGCCAAATTGCTGGAACGAACTGGTCAGGTCGTCGATTAACAGCTTCGCACACCCGAGTCGCGACTTCAGGGGCTGGTCTGCCATATTGTCGTCGCTCGTGAGCAGTGGCAGCGACTTTGTGTCGCGTTTACGGAATTGGTACACGTCAAAGATACAGAACCGGTCTTGACCTGGAATGAACTCGCCGTCCACAAAATCCCCGCCGTGACTGTCATCCAATGCGGTGATGCCCGTCCAAACCACATTTCCGACCTTGTCGATCTTTATCACGCGACGGTCGCGTGGCGAGACGAACAGTCCCGCTCGTTCACCGTCCGCCTTGATCGTGACGGTGTAGTCGCCCGTCACGATGTTGTGTGGGGTTTCAGGGATGATGTGTTTCCGTGTGAGCGTGACGACGTCGTAAAACCGGTGGCCGGACGCCTTGAACTCTTGGCGGTACGCTTCCATGTCCGACGCAAGAAGCAGGAACTGGAACTTGGTTTCGTAGTACACGGCCAGCAGTTGGTGAATGAGCATCAGCATCTGGTTAGCGACCGCTTCATGGTGCAGCTTTGTCGTCTTGTCGATGAACTCGATCTCCAGCTCGTAAGTGAACGGCTGTTTCAGTAAATCGCGGACCGTCTTCACGCGCGGCTCCTTGGACTTCACCATCGACACGTCAACTCGGAACAGTCCCGACGAGGCGTAGAATGATTTGCGCGTGATCAGTCGCAGATGCGCCTTGGGGTCGTTTGGGTTGCGGTCGCTGTCCTTGGCCGACTGCTTTACCTCCTTGCGCAGCGTGAACTTGCCCCGAATTTCGTCCATGTCCAGCACATCCTTGCCGCCATACTGCTGCTTCTTTTCAATCGCGAGCGGAACCCCTCTGAAGCTGTTGGAGTAGCACATCTTTTGAATGTTTTGGACGCCGGTCACGACGATGCGTTGCTGGTCAGGGTATGACACAGTGAGGTACGGCTCCTCGTCAACCACCCGTTCGGACGTTCCTCTGCGTCCAAGCTCCGCCAAGATGCGTTCGGCAGCATTCTTTGTCTGAATTCGTCCAGCGAGAAGCTTACACTCCAGTTCAACTGTCGGATCAGCTTTCGCGATCCGTACAAACTCTGACAGTGCCAACTTCTTCTGTGAACCCACATCCATTATGATGCCTATTGTCTATTTCGCGGATTAAACTTGTTCGTTTTTCTTCTCGTATGAGGTATGGAAGATACTGGAGGATACCGGGAACTGCGCGACCAAGAGGTTCAGTGGCTGGAGGGCTTCAACCGAGGACTGTTTTACGGCACATCGATGGGCATGTTGATTGCCGGCATGATATTCTTAATCTACCATAACTTCGGGTGATGCTCACTGTATCATGCGCTCGTACGACTTGCGGACCTTGTTGTCCTCGCTCATGCGTGTGCGCTGGTCGTGTAAAAAAGTGATGTAGCTGTTGATCTCAGTCAAACACTCGTCGGACAGCGTGTCTGTGGAAATCAGCAACCCGTTCTGTGTTTTTGTGGAGTGCTCCGTGTACTTGCGAATGATGGAGAGCACCTGTGCGTGTTCGTGGACGTCCATCGTGTCCAGCTGGTCCTTCATCCATTCCTTCTTCATGCGAGTGAACGTGTTCATTTAAATTGTTAAAGTATCCGCGCGTTTAAGCTTTCTGCGCTTGGGAGCTTCAATCGGAGTCACGATGACGCGTCTGTCGCCGGACTGGTCTTCAGGCGGCGCGGTCTCCTCGACCGGCGCCACTTCCTCCGTCTGAACCGGCGCCTCCTTGGCCTTCAGCCGGCCGACGACGACAATCTCTTCGTCGCCCTGCTTGAATTTGGACCCGATCACTTCAAACTCCACCTCATCGCCCTCCTTGACCGCCTCAAACTCGTCCATGCCGATGTGTAGGTCACGCGGAAGCAGGATCTCGATTGGCGTGACTTTAGCGTGAATGCCAATCTTGCTTTTCAGTGTGACGGGCGCCTTGAACGTCTGTCCAACGTGCGGCAGACAAATGTCCGCTTGAAACGTGACGTCATAATCCACGCCGCCTCTCAGGTAGTTTGCGCGGCCCAGCGAGTAGTTTGTGATGACGATGCCTTCCTGCGACTTGTGGACGTACCCCTCAGAAGAACACCGGCCTTGATACTGCATTTTCAGCTGTGCCAAGAGCGATGCTTGAATATTTTTCTGGAGGGACTTGGAGTGGATGTTGACTTTTTTGCTCAAGACGCGGCGCTCAAACAACGGATCCATTGTATGATTATCTACTACAGTTTGATATTTTTAAATCGGTTTTACACGGCAGGTGCCGCAGCGGGTCGGTTCAACATCGGACTGATGACGTAGCTGTACACCAAGTACACCACGATCACGCCAACAATGATGGACCCGAACGCCGCAATAAACGCAACGAGCGACTTCCAAAATGCGCCTGCGTTAGGCGACATCTGCGGGAAGTAGTAGATGTAGGTCGTGTCCAGTATCTGCGAGATGATCGGCGACGATCCGGACGGGAACGGGAACTCGTCTACGCCCGCAGTCGTCGTCGTGATCTGTTCCCTCGCCAACCCTCGGGCCAGTCGGTCTTCTGACTCCTTCTTTATCGATTCCCCGCCACGCCCAGTGATGCGACCAAGAAAATCCTCCCAGCCGTCCGGGCCACGCTTTTTGATTGCTTCAAGTTCTCTCTCATAATAGCTGACATTTTGACTTGCGTAACGACTTTGGTTCATCAAGTGGTTGAGCGTAGGGTCGTTCTTCGCTAATTTCAACATATCCTTATCGAACTCCGCGCGACTGGGTGTCTTTTCCGCCTTCTCGTAGGCATCGGCGTACCCCCAAATGGCCTTAATAAGGACGTAATACGACGCCATAGCACGGTATTCCTTCTTCTTTTGGCCTTTCTTCTCGTCCAGCTTATCCCCAGCAAGCGCCGCGGCTCCAGTAGATTTGGCCTCGAGCTCCAAGATCTTGCTGACAAACGCGTCGTCAATTGCATTGATCGGGTGGTCCTCCAAGAACTTCAGAAAATCCTTCGCCTTGGACGTCAGCTTGATGTCCTGCGGCTTGCCGCCATTGATAGTTTCCTCTAGATACCTATTCACCGCTTTCTTGTCCTCGTCGGCAAGAACAGGCGCGCCCTTCAGGTGCTCGTAGTACGTCGGCGTCTGGTTACTGATGACGTACCACACGATCAAAAATCCAACTCCCAGAACGACGGCCGGCGACCGCATGTTAAACTTAGCCATATTACTCATTATCCAGAGTTTACTTTAAGCGTTTCAGTAAATCCTTGCGGTTGCCGTCCTCGTTCAGCACCTCCCACTGCTCTGGCGTCCACCATCTCAGTCCCTCCTTGCCTTCCAGCACGCTGCGACGAATTACCGCGCCCACAAACCCACACCGGTCTTCTTTAACCTTGACCGACTTTGGGGTCTCCGATCCTAGCCACTGTAAGAACAGCTTTACGATCGACGCGTCGTAATTCATGCACTTGCGCCCCCCGATGTTCTTGGACCGCTCCGCACGCTTCAACTCGTCTTTCGATTTGTCGTCCAGATTGAACCCGAGCGTGTCGCCTATGATGGTGCCGAAAAACTGGTCTTTCGACGCTACAAACGCGTCCTTCAAAGATTTGACCCACGCCTTGTACGCGTCCGCCTCCGCCCCGATCGGCACGCCGATGTTGGTCTTGGTCGCCACGTCGTACACCTTGCCGCTGCCCAGCACTGCAAACGTCTTGTCTCCCACTTGGAACTTGAGCGGCAGTGCGTACACAGGTGGGTTGTTCCAGTTCAGTGCCATAAAGTGGGCCACGCGCGCATCGCCCGACAGTTCGTGGTCCACATAGTACCACGTCTTGACTTCAGCAGGGAAGTCGGCCATGAACGCCGGCCACACGTACTTGCTCGTGTCCAGTGGCGCAGCGGCAGCTACCGGCTTGGGCGCTTCTTCGACCTTGGCCGGCTCATCTTCCAGCGACACCGACTTCTCAACCGGCGTTCCTAGCACGCGGTCCATGAGCGTGTCGTTTGCGCCGCGTCGGAACGCAAACATGCCCTTCTTGGTCTCGAGGTACCCGACGCGCTTGTGTTCATCGCGCAGCTTGAAGCCCGACTTGATGGCGTTCTCAACGAGGTACCGCACAAGCGCTTCGTCGAGCGGTTTCAGCTGCTCAAACACGTCCGTCTGTCTCCACACCGCCTTCTTGGAAAACATGTCGGTCAGCTTGTCGAGCACCTCGTCCTTCACGTCCAGTATGGTCGACAGCGGGCGCACGTGCTCGGGATCCGGGACGCTCTCCTCCGCGTCGCAAATCAGACCCTCCTCTTGAATGAACGTCGGCGCCGTCATCTGCTTCAGCTTCAGCGTGACAGACGTCCCGCCTTGCGACCGCACTTGCGGCACATCCAAGTTGGCCCATTCTTTTGGCAGCACGTTCACCGGTTTCTCGAGCGAACAGTCCATCGCCGACTCCATCAGAATTTGCTTGACCTTCGCAATGCGGATCGCTTTCGGTTCAACAATATCGCGGTATATCTTTTCGTCCAGCGACAATTTGCTGGGAGATTTACACACGTGAAGGTAGACCGTACAGTTCTGTTCCTCGAACGACAGGGCGGCGTGCGAGCACGTGCGCATACCGCGCCCAATCACCTGCTCGATCCGGCTCATGTTGAACCACGGGTCTAGAATGTGGATTTGACGCACAAATTTGAAGTCCACGCCTTCCGACACTTTAGGCGACGCCACGATCACGCGAATGTCTTCGCCGTCCACATTCTCTTTCCGCCGCAGCCGCGTGAGCGCGCGCTTGATTTCGACGTCACCCGTGTCTGACGTGAACAGCACATACTTCCCCTTCGATCCCTTGCGCACTTCTCCGCTGGTTTCAGCCATCAACGAGTTGCCAAACGCCGGCAGAAACCCGTGCTCTTCCAGGCACATCGCAAACAACTGTGCGCCCTGTTCCACTATGTTCGAGTACACGAACACCACACCCTTCCCACTCTCAATACAGCTCAGTATCGTCTTGAACTTGGCGCTGTACTCTCCGACATTTGACGGCGCCAAGAACTGTGTTTTGGTCTTGTACTTGAACTGATCGTCGGTCTTCTGGAACGTCTCCGAGAAGCTCTTACCGTCTGGAAGCACACATATCAGTCGCGGCTCACTGATCGCCTTCAGCGTCAGTGGCTCCACAATGTCTGCTTGGGTCTTGGACATGACGTTGGCGGTGAGTGTGAGCTGCGAGCGGGGCTCCACGACCATCTCTGCTGGGGGCGGAAGACGGAACGGGAACGTGAACGGGTTCTCGCCGCGGACGTACGAGACGTAGGTCTCGCACAGCGCACGAAATGCAGCTTCACGTTCCTCATTCAAGAACTGACCGGACGCCTGAAAGAAACTGCCGATCTTCAAGCTCTCGTTTGCGGGCTGTTTCTTCTCGTTCCACAAAAACATGTTGAAGTAGTCCACAATCTCGTCGTACTGGTCGTACATGGGCGTCGCAGTCAACAGCACCAGCGTCATACCCACCGCCTTTTTCACAATCAGTCGCAGTGCGTCACTGACGATCTTGGCGTCCGTGTCGGTTTCAGTTGTGGTTCGCAGATTGTGCGCCTCGTCCACAATGACCAACCGGTGATCGAACGTGTCGTGTATCCACACATCCAAGTCGCCCGGGGTTTTCGAGAGACGCTGCCGGTCAAGCTCGTTTCCAAACGAAGCGTACCCTTGAAACTCATAAAACTCCTTCAAAATTCGCCCGGTTGCCTTCTTGATTGCATCGCGACTCTCGGCCTCAGCGCTCCGGAGCGCTCGGGGCATGGACCGCTGTATGATGTCCAAGTACCTGCGGCCAGTACACTGCTTCGACAGCACTATGCCGTCCGGATCAATCGAGACACGGTCAATGTCAAAAATCTGGCCCTTGAAATTGTCCTGCACCGACGGATTTGCGATCACGAGCACGCGCTTGTCCTGAAACTCGGGACGCAGAATGTACTCCTCCGCGATCTGGATCGCAGTGCACGTCTTGCCGGTGCCCGTGCCGTGGACCATCAACAGTCCCTGTGTCGGCGCATCCGGACTCAACACGCGTCTCAGAAACCGCTGCTGCGGCTGGAGCTTGAAATCAAACGCGAGCGACGACTGACACGCTTCCTCCCGCATGCGTCTCAGCGTTGGTATGTCGGCCTTGGCAGGTAATGGCTGGACCTGCGTTTCGCTTAGTTCTGGGTACGTCAAGTTCACCATATTATTTCACCCCAAGTTTCAAATTACACGCTACACGCATATCTTAGCAAGAATGGAGCGTGGATTTTTGTTCGAAGACGTCGACTTCATCTTGAAGCGCGACTGGTTCGTCGACACCGAGAGTATAGTTGATCTGCTGTGGGAGCTGTCGGAGGAGGTGTACTGGCAAGTGGTGGAACATCGGCACGAGTACGCGCTGCGGATCAGAGAGCTGCTGGAGTCCAACACCATCCCGAGACCGTTGAAGGTCCGCGATTTCAGTGAAGTTCAATTCAATGCCGAACAAGACGCCATTCTCGCAGACCGCGAAACGTGGATGCGCGCCCATCGCAAGGCGTATGTCCCTCCGCCTCGTCCGCGCGAAGACGCCGACGACGAGCTGGATGCGGTCGCTTTGAAGCTCACAGCGCGGGTCTCAAACAAACACAAACGCATCTTAGAAAACGAATTGGCGTTCAAAAAATCGGTCGTAGACAGCATTGATCGGGCATGGACGGACCTAACGTGGCTAGATGCGCTTCATCGGGATGTCGGAAAAAGGTTCATACCATCGGCTTCAAATGCCGCTGCGAAATGACTTTCTGTGCGCTACACCGCATGCCAGAAGACCACGCGTGCGGCTTTGACTATCTCCGAACTGGAAAAGAACTGCTGCGTGCCCAAAACCCAAAGGTGGTTGGGGCAAAAATTGTAAGCTTCTAACATTAATGAACCTGTTTCACCTCGCGTCCGCTGTCGTGTGGGTGGACTTCCTCACGCTTGCCGTGCATAAATTCGTGTACAACATGGGCAATTCACTGGACGTGTGGTACGCTGAGTTCGGAATGACGGCCGTTCTTTCCGACTGCCTCGTCATCATCATCGGCATCTTGCTCGCACAAACATTCTTACCCTCCATTCCGCTAGTGTTTGCGGCAATCCTGGTCCAGCTCGTCCACGACGTGCTTTTTTACCTCCTAGTGATCCTTCCAGTTCCCGCAGGACAGAACCGGATAATTGATCTGTTCAAAGCGTACGCCACCGAAAACAGCTGGAAGATCCTGGCTTACGATGCCTTCATGATGGGGTCCACCGTTCTGTTGGGCCAGTACCTTGCTGGTCTCTCGCAAAAGAACGTGTCGCTTGTCGGGCTGATCGGAACGTACGCTCTCACGTACATTATTTATACGCGCTAACGATAAATGGGCGGGGGAATGTTCGGCACGCCGCTGTCTCTCAACCCAAAATGTTTAGTGTTCTCGGCGTTTGTGCTGGCTGTCTACTGGATGCCGCACCCTGTCGCATTTACGCACCGTGTTGTGATGGCGTTCTTCCTCGCAACACTGGCGTATGTTGTGCTCGCATGGTACGACGTGCTCTATGACTGCAACGACAAGTTCGGCCCCACAATGTTGGGGTGGCTCAGCATGCCGTTCAAGCCGCCGCACTACCGCGGACAGTACGATCAACTCCCTGTCAAATACAAAAAGTTGATTCGCAATGTGGATATTGCGGTTTTATTGGTTTTAGGTATTTTGTTTGTTATTCCTTTTGTTTTTACTCGTCGATGAACTCAGACAGGAACGCGTGGAGGCCGCTGTCGTTCCGGATGATCGACATCGTGTGAACGTCGCCGGCCAGGTCGACATATGTCATCTGAACGTGTCCGCGGGTCGAACGGGTTTCGCGACGGAAGAACACGTTGAGGATGCACCTGCCTCGGATCGCCTCCTGGCGAGGCAGGATGAGCATGAAATCGCGGTCGCCATGCTTCATGTAGTGTACGTACTCGCCACATTCCGCCACGTGGGTGTGGTACTCCATTTCAGTAGGGGCATCCGTGGTGATAACCGACAACGTATCATCCTCCTCCTCCTGCGGGATACGATCGTCCCAGTCGTCGAAGTACTCTTCCCACTCGTCGTAGCGATCGTCCCAAGCGTTGAAGCGCTTATCAAACTTGTCAATCTTGTCGGACAAGTTTGACATCGACATCCGTGTGTACAGGTAAGTGCTCACTCCGACCGTGAAGGTCATCACCGCCATTGCAAGTGAGAAGTTCTCCACGAACTCGTGAAACTGCATGCCGTCGGAGTGGTACATTTTAGGTCTGGTTGGTAGGTTGTTGTTGGTCACTTTCCTTGGCCGAGCCGGATCCATTTTCTAGCTTGGCCTCCAGCCGCTTCACACGTTCCGACAATCCTTCAATGCGTGTGACCAGTGCGTCCACGAACGCGTCCGTCATATAGACGACGCCGATGATGAGTGCGAGAATTGTTAGGAAATAGGTCTCCATTTGATGCTGGATCCGAATGGATCCGTCGCGCCCAATCCGTTTTATTCGCCACCAGGTATGCTGTTGTTGTCGTACACGCTGCTCCCAGTTGAGCGGCTCGTGTGTAGCAACGCCTCCTTCAGAATCACCAGCACTTCCCGCTCGTAGTGCTCGTGATTATGCTCAACCATGCCCTTCAGTTCCTTCAGTCGCGTCTCGTATGCCGCCATCCGGTCCGCCGTGTCGTCGCGTCCACACATGAGCGTGGCGGCAAACGTCGCACCCAGCGTGAACACCGCCGACCCGACGCTGATGTACCAGTCTATGTCGTTCAGTTCGCAAATCATATTGCTTGTAGCAGCACATTGGCATGTAAATTCATTTATAGGGATGTAACAGGAAGAATGCGTCCGAAACTCCCTCATCAAGTAGAGCAGAGCCTCCCTGAAGACATCGTCAGACACATCTACTCATTCGTTCCACACATCCGCAAACGCAAAACCCCCCACAGTCCGTCGTTACAGAAGGAACTGCAGCGCATTCAGTCGTACAACTTGAAAGGAAAAAGCCAAACGTACATGAAAGGACTTGGCAGTTTCTGTCTAGATTAAAACAACCAACATGAAGTTACGAATGCGATGAATGAGCGTTTGGCTCACGCACGGCAAGAACTGGATCCGCGCAAAATTGTAGTTCCTCGGCAGTTTCAGCACGATGTATGGAGGCCGATCCGGCTGCTTCAGTACACTCTCTATCCAGTTGTCGAGCCGCACAGGCCCAAGGTACACATCCAACTTTGCGGTCTTGTAGTACTCTGGTCCTCCCCACGGCGGGTCGACGTACAGCACATCTGTCTTCCATTTGAAGATCTTTGTAACGTCACCTTCGTGGACGCGCACGTTTGTTGCGCCGTACACGTCTAAGTTGTGCCGAAGGACGATTATGTTGTCGTGCTTCCACTCAACTGCCTCTACGTGCGCGAACTCCAAACTAAAGCGCAGCGTATCGCTCCCGACGCACGCTGTCGCATCCGTAATGTGCTTCTTGCCGATGCTCGGAATGGTTTGTTTCAGTATATTCATCATCTGTTCACCGTCCCGTCTCCGCGTGACGCTGTACAGGCCTTCAGGTGTCATCTGTAATCGAGTGTAGTCAACATTCGGCGCACGAGGAAATAGGTCCTCCATTATCCTATGTTTACCGCATGGTTAAAACGGCGTTACTGTTTTTATCACACAAATATACAATGCCTACACGTAAGACACGGAGGCGTCAACGAGGAGCCGGACCGTGGCGACAAGGAATGGATACGTGTGTAGTTAAACCAATTGTTGCCTGTCAGGGACCGCAGCCCGTTCTACCCAAAAACCCGAATGCTTACATCTCCCGCGTGACAGACCCAGATGACCGTGCCAAGTTTGTCGAAGATTTGTTGAAGAGTAAGTTCAAAAAGCTGATCGACGCAGACTGGGTGACGGCATATACGGTCGCATGTACTCCGGAATACAAGCCAAGCGACCTTGTTCCAGATGCGTCGTTCTACAGAAAATACCCTACGAATACGGGGTTGGCGTGTGAAAAGAAGATTTACCCCTTCAATCGAACCCCAGATGAACTCAAAGACGACGCTTTACGGAGACGCACCTCTGAACTGCGAAACTTGAACTATGAGGCGCACGATCAGGTGAACATGATTTCTGAGCGCGCAGGAGACGCGTTTGCTGACTTCAAAAATGGCGTGCCGATCCGAGAGGCGTTCTTGATGTTTCAAAACGCAATGTCTGCGGCGGTCGAGCTTGTACCTGATGCCGGTCCGTGGATCATACACACCGACCTACACCCAAACAACATCCTCCAGAGCAGCAAGAATACCGCTTCCGTCAAATTCATGCTACACGACTGGGGCAGGTCGTTGGTAATTGCGGATCCTACGACTCCGCAAGGAATAACTAGCGGTGTTGCGGCGTTCGTTAATGACGTTTATCCTCCGGCTAAATGGAAACAGATTCCAAGAGGATGGCAGATGCCTCCCGAGCTAGTCAAAGCTGTCGAGGAACTCAAATCTTTGAACGATGCTATAAATGCTAAAAATGCCGGTATCAGTCCGGAAAGTAATGTGGCACGGCTGCGCGTGTGGACAATATACATGGTGTTTAAGAACATACTCGCCGACTTCGCAGTTCCGGCTCGCGACACAGAAATTCATCCTCCAGCCACTATACCAGACAGTCAATTGATAAAGGGACGTGATATCACCATTTGGCGAGAAAAAGTTCTGGCTGATATTCTTATATACCTTACGCAGCACGCTGCCAGTCAGGCGTTGTTGATAGGGGCGATTAACTCAATCGCTACGAAACTACTTATGAAGCAAGGGGCTCGTACTATTAGGTATGTGTTGGATGCGCCATGAACGTCCACGACCCATCTTGTGAAGCGTGAGCAGTAAATCTGTGTGATCCGAACGTGTACACTCGCCCGTCAAACGTCAGCTGGTCCAAGTTCACGTAGCGAATGCCGAGTACTTCACGCAGGTACATTGATACGTCCACGCGAAATGTGTTGTCTTCCATGTCTTGTAACCACCTTACATATGCGACGCTGTATCCGTTTTACTTTCTACCCTTGTTGCTGCGAGAAGGCGTTGGCCATCGGGAGCGGACCTTGGATTTAGTTTTCGTCGCTGTGCGGCTCCGACTTGGAGGCGGAGAGTGACTGCGCGACTTGGTGGGCGTGCGGGTTGGGGTGGCTGACCGAGTGCGTGTACGGCTGCGCGATAGTGTGGGAGTTCGCGACGGTCTGGGAGGCATGCTTCGAGTGGCGCTTGGACTGGGCGAGGCGGTCTGAGAATGACTGGGCGTTCCCGTCATTGACGTGCTCGGTGTGTACGAATTGTAAGCGGGCGCCGGTAAAACCGTGATCGTATCGTAATTGGTAATACCCGTCACTGTCGCGGCCAATGCGAGAACGTGTAGGAGCTTCATTTGTCTTAGTATTCAGGTATTTGTCTGTAATCTTTTTCGTTTTCCATATCTTCCTGCCGGTCGAAAATGGATCTGTGTGGGCCACGGTGGGCCGGAGAGCAACAACACATCCATATGAAATAAGATGGACGCAGCGCTCGTCGCTATCGCAACGGCACTGGTGACTGCGGTCACCACTGCTTACATCGAGAACAACATCCGCGAACAGGAGGCCCACTTGAATGGCGGGGGATGGGGTCTGTACACGGACCCGTTTGACGAGCTTCCGGCTCTGCATCCGCCCCAGACGTTGGCAGCCCTCCGGTGCTTCCGCCTCCTGTACCATATCAACAAGGTGTGGGTCCACCTGACGGCGCCGATGCAGTCCGGCAAGACGGGTGTGATGTCTGCTCTTACCCGCATCGTCATGTTCCACAACCAACTCAATATCCGTCCCGACCGGATGTTCGTGTTCACGGGCATGAGCGACAACGATTGGCGCAAGCAAACCAAGAAGCGCTTCCCCATCCACATCCGCAACAACATCTACCACCGCAGCGGGGTTTCTAAGATATGCGCGGGTCTGCGTCGTCTCCGTGGAGACGGGCACCTCCAGAACGTCCTTCTCTTTATCGACGAGTCGCATATCGCAACTAAGAAGGACAACACGCCGCGCATGATCTACCAGACGCTCACTGAGCTGTGCCCTCGTGAGTTGTGGGCCGAGAACAACATCCGTATCGTCACTGTGAGTGCCACCGATCCCGCGAAGGTGATTACGATCAAGGAGAATTACGGTCCCCCGCACCAAGTCGTTCGTTTGGAGACTACTGAGGAGTACCAGTCCATCGAGTCGCTCGTGCGCGACGGTCGTATCCGCCCTATCGCTGGCAACGCACACACGCGTACGGCGATTGACCTGATGCGGCCGGTGATTGAGGGGTACGATCGGCCGCTCTACCACATCATCCGTGCCGCCCATGGCAAGTCAACTGAAACGCAAGACGCTCTGACGGCCGCATTTCCTCACGCATCGGTCATCACGTACGATGCGACCTCAAGAGCGGCGGCGAATGTGCGCGGTGAGGCCGAGTCCGCAGATCTTGCAGACATTAACGAGATCCTCAGGAAAGTGCCTGAGGTACACACCTTCATCGTGATCAAGAACGCTCTCTATGCCGCGACAACAATGGAGGACACACACATCGGTGTTCTGTACGATCGCCAGACGGACAACGACTCGGCCGTTCTGCAGGGCCTCGCTGGTCGCGCATGCGGTTACGCCAAGAGCGCGGACACTGTCGTGTTCACCATTCAAAATGCCATTGAACGCTATCTCAAGACCTGGCGGGCATTGTGTCTGAATGCTCCCGGATACACCGTCGCACTGGACAACGCCGAGGGGTACACTGCGCCGGCCAACGTGATGAACCTTGAGGTTGATGAGAACATCATTCGCGTGGACGAGACCGAACTGAACCCCTTGGTCGCTACAGACGAGGTGTTGGGCCCCCAACCGGTTCGCAATGTCGAGCCTCGTGCCAAGCTCGTTCGCGAACACCGAGTGGAGTTCTTTCCGGTGGGTGCAACGGACACTATTCGCGATGTCGTTGCCCGCGTAAAGGCGTGGACGCGTGTCACAGAAGGACTGGAGCCTGACGTGAAGAAGGTAAAATTCGACGGACGTACTGTGGCTGCAATCGAGTCGCATCGCGACGAGACTGGGCGTTACACTGCGCAAGGTCGTAAGGACTTTCGTGTGAGAACTTTGGCAGAGATTAGAGTGTTCCGAATTGGCCTGTCGGCCAAAACTCCCACACGCCTTCAGCCCTGCTACGATGGTGAGACCCTAGGTCTTGCGCTCCGCTACCTCACCGGAAACATGATACAACTATAGAAAACAAAACCCCCCAAAATAAAAACAAAACCCGTATCTTTTTCCCCCCGAAAATGGATTTGCGCGGGCCACTATTCACCACCGAGCAACAACGCCCCCAATACAAAATGTGGAGCCCCACGAAGGTCG